ATGACGCTCCTAAGGAAGACTCCGTCGTAATTGAAATTCAGATCATACCGGCTCACTCCCTATCTATTGGCCTAGAATGTAGCCGATAGCAGATTCCAATTCCGTCATGTCGATTCTATGTGCACGCGTGAGAAGCCACCGTCCTTGACGACAGAGACGATCTTGTCGAAGAACTCAGTGGGCAATGGCGCGTGGTGCATGACCCAGACGTTGAGGCCATGGTCCTTGCTCATCTCGTTCAGGATCTTTGTGATCTCGAAGATGCCCTCGCTGTCCACTGAGCGGTAGATCTCGTCGATGAACATCAGGTTGAGGTTCGGGAACCTCATCTTCATCACCTTGATCAGGGCGACGATGACCGCGAGATCGGCTTTTACGCGCTCGCCAGAGCTCATGGACCTTGGGGAGATGGACTCGCCCATCGATTGGACATGGCACTCGAACTTCTCGTCGAAGTGGATCGAGTAAGGGACGTGGAGCCTCGTGCACATGGCGGCCACCGTCTGGTTGAGGGCCGGCACAACGGTCTTCATGACCTGGCCCTTGATTCCTTCCTCACCGAGCACGCCTTCGACTGTCTGGAGGAAGGAGTCTTCCGAGGCCAGAGTCTCGATCTTGTCCTTGCGCTCGGTCTTCTTGGATGAGCTCTCGATGTGCACAGCTTCGAGCGATGCGACGTCTTCGGCTGGGTTCGAGAGTTGCTTGATCTCCATTTTCATCCTGGCCAAGGACGACTCGTGCGAGTTGCGCTTAGAGAACAGCGCCGAATGGGTGCCCTTGAGCTTGGCCACGGCATCGCTGGCCTTCCGATAATCGTTCGCGATGGATTCGAGGTCAGATTGCAGCTGCGAAGCTCGGTTAGCGCACGTCTCCTTCATCGCAGCATGGTCAGGCGAATCCATCTGTGACGAGCAGTATGGGCACCTGTCCTTGGAAAGCAGGTTGAGCTTCTCCTTGGTCACCTTCTGCTCGGCAAGGATGCTGGCCCGCTTGACATCCATCGTCCTGATCGACTTGGACTGGGTGTTGATGAAGTGCTCGGCCTTGCTCAGGGAATCGCTGACAGTCTTCAGCTCAGTTTGGGCTTGGGCCATCTTCGAATTGATCTCGTCGAGCAGCTTGGTCCGATCCTCCGCCTTTTGGCTCTTGGCCCTTTCGATGCGGCTAGAGATGGATTCGATTGTCTCCTCGATGGCCGAAAGCTCGGCAGTGGTTGTCCTGATCGACTCCTTGATGTCCTTGCGTTCCGACTTCAGGGAGTTGAGCATCTCGTTCAAGATCGAGAACCCGAAGAGCTTGTCGACGATGTTCCTCTTGTCGGAAGTGTTCATCGTGATGAACGACTTGAAATCGTCGATCGAGAGCACCAGGAGGTTCTTGAAGACGGCGTATGGGATCTCATAGAGCTCGTCCTCAAGGTAAGACTGGACGTTCGAGTTGCCAGCTGTGTCGATCCTTGTGCCATCGATCTCGACATCGAACACGTTCGGAGCTGCGCCCCTGGAGATCTCGATCCGCTTGCCCCTCGAATCCATGCAGATCCGAGTCCACATGCTCTTGTTGATCCGGTTGACGACGTCGGATTTGTTCTTCTTGCTGACCTTGCCGAAGGCAGCGAACTCGATCACCTCAGCGATGGTGGTCTTCCCTGACCCATTCTTGCCGATCAGGTTGTACAGGCCATTGGCACCAAAGTCGATGCGCTGTGTGGCGTTTCCGTAGGAGTTGAAGTTCCTCCACTCGATCCACTTGATGTTCATTCCTTGGAGACTACCTTGTAAAGTTCCTTGACCTTGGTAGATACCTTCTCCCTCAGCCTTTGGTCTAGGCCGTTCATCTTGGACACGTAGCTCTCGGTCAAAGACAGCAGGTCAAATGCCGAATCGCCCGCGTGCACCTCGACTGTGCTCTCGTGGTCCTGGGTGACTATCTCGAGCGACTTTGCGACCGAGTTGACCTCGTCGATGACCCGGTTGACCGAGTATCCGCTGATCACATACGAGGAAGGGATGTACAGATCGACGATGTGTCCCTTGCAAGCCGAGACCAGGTCATCCAATGGGAGATCCATGTACTCGAAGAGGTGGATGCGCTTGAACTCCGGAGAGTGGGTGTTCTGGTAGAAGTCGATCTCCCCAGTGTCTGGGTCTAGCGTGTACCAACCCTTGTCGTTGCCGCTGTCAGATCGAGTCATCTGGTAAGGGTTGCCCACCATGATCGCGTTGTTCCTCTCCTGCCTGATGTGGATGTGCCCAGAGAACACACGATCGAATTTACCGAGCTCCTCTGGCCCAAGGCCATGCTCGACCCTTTGCACCCTATCCATCCTCATCTGCGCGATGTTCGTGTGACAGAACATGTAGGATGGGGTCTGTGGCATGTGGTCATCGATGCACTTCCTTTCCTCATCGATGGACGGCATCCATGGCATCATGAGCGCCCTTTTCGAGCCGAGAGCTATGACCTTGGGCTCCTTGAATATGGTCACCCCAGGGATGTACCTGAGACAGTCCAACGAGGAGATCTCGTTCGATGTCTTTCTCATGACATCGTGGTTGCCAGCTAGGAGGTACACGCCAGAAAAGACCTTGGCCAATTCCTCGATGATCCACATTCCACGGTTCTGAACAAGGAGATTGATCGATTGACGGTTATCGAAGACATCACCACAGTGGACCAGGATGTCTCCTGGCCTGGCCAACGCCTTGGCCTTTGGGATGAAGTCTGTAGCGAACCAATCGACCACCATCTCCAGCCACTCGACGCTGCTGGAGCGCATGCCCAGATGGGTGTCCGCTATGATGAATGCCCTCATACGAAGAAGCCAACGAACCTCTCTTTCAGATATCCGCGCTCCTTGAGGTGCTTATGGAGCGTCTGTTTGAACTCGTTCGAGAGCATGTCGTAGATCTTCTCGCCCTTGGCCTCGATCCTGTCCTGAAGATACGCGAAGATCTCGATCGAGGCATCGAGGCCAACGCCGGCGGTAAGGTGCTCGAAGATGCGGTTGAGCTCCCTCTTGTTGATGTTGGTCGCCACCTTCTCACGGCTGATGATCTCCATGGCCCAATCACACTCCTCGAGCAGCCGTTTGAGCTTGTCCTCGATCAGCTCGCTGTCAAGCTTCTCGTCGATCCCCTGTTCACGGACAGACGAATCGACCTTGAACGATGCCTTCGACGAGTCGATCTCGGTCGACTCAAAGTTGTTGTCGAAGATCCGGTCCCTCTTGATGTTTTCAGAATCCTTCTGCATTGAGCACTTCGTCTGTTTCTACCAACCTCATCCTTGAGTAGTTGATGTTGTACTTACACTTCTTTGCCTTTCCTCCGCCGTTTCGGATCTTGAGAATCTTGAGCCAGTACTCGTCTTTGAGCTTCATGTCCGTCGTCTGGATGATGCCGTAGATCATGTCGCAGGTGTGGCTCAAACCAGCGGACTCCGACACGTGGCCGAGCGAGATCTCCGATGTGTTGTATCCCTCTCTGTTGACCTGTGATGCGGTGATCACCACCCAATTGTTCCTGACTGCCATCGCGCGAAGATCCTCGCAGAGCTGCTTGATCTTCATGTAAGTGTTCTCCGAGTTCGGGTTCCTGTGGTTGCACAGGATGTTCACGTAGTCGATGACGATCACGTCGAGCTTCATGCCTTTGACCGCTTCGAGCTCTTTCAGGTAGGACTCGATGTCCAGCACTGTCGCTTGCGACGTTGGGTACTCCTTGACGAAGAGCTTGCCTGGTGGCACTACTCCGTTCGCCATCATGTCCAAGCGGTTCTTGACGAAGTCTCCATCCCTGGACTTCTCCTCGTACTGCGAGATGTCGATGTCGAGTAGGTTGGCACCGATCCTATGGATGAAGCTGGTGTCCGACATCTCGGCCGTGATGACAGAGACGTTCTTGCCAGACCTGACGAAGTTGACGGCGTCGTTGGCCAACCAGATGGACTTTCCGATGTTGGTCTCACCGACGTAACAGATCAAGCCCTTCTTCCGATATCCGCCACAGATCTCGTCTATGAATCGGTGTTGGGTCGAGATCTTCGACCCTGGTTCGGATTGGTGTGACTCGAACTCGAAGAAGTCCTTGCCAAGGTCTCCAGAGAAGTTGATGTTGTTACGATCGTTGATGATCGTCTTGACCTTATTGATGATCTCCTTGACGTTATCAGGCGTCACCTTCGTGGTCTTCGCGAACTCGACGGTGTCGATCAACGACGTGTTGAGCGTCTTCCATTGGATCCAGAACTCGCACATCTCCTTCTTCCAGTCCTCGGTGTAAGAGGACATCGGCTCATCGAAGATGATGTCGATGTGTGAATCCTTAACCTTGTCCTTGAAACGATCCTTCTTGAGGACCATCTTCACCTGCTCCTTGGTAGGGGACGAGCTGAACCGCTCATGGAACTTCTTCGATATGTCGAAGATGATCCCTACTTCATCGACCTCGAAGAACTCCCTTTTGACCGAAGCCATGTACTTCGGGTTCTGAAGGAGGTAGAGGTAAAAAATCTTCTCGTACTCGCGTGCATCCATGGCCCTTCTATGTGGCCATGGCGTAGGTCTCCGACTTGGCCAGCTCGAAGTACCTTGTGAAGTTGGTGGACTTATGGACCCTAAGGAGCCCAGAGTCGATGAATCCCTGCAACGAGGCCTCAAGGATCCCAGGGCCTAGGAGTTCCGACAGCGTCTTGTCGTCGACGATCGGATACCCGGTGACATCCAGCCTCCGCTCATCGTGGATGAACGATTTGCCGCCATCCAGATGGTACCACTTGAGGACCGTGTACTCGATGTCCTCCGCCTCCGGGTAGATGGGCGAGTCACGATGTGCACCTATGAGGTGCCTGACCTTGGGTCGCCTAACGTCGATCAGTTTAGCTTCCATGAAGTGTCTGGTTCGATGCCAATTTGCTGTAGAACGTATCGGCCCCACTCGAACTTTCGCAGGTAGGAATAATCGAAGAAGGGCTGGTTACCCAACCCTTCCGCTTCTTTCAACGTCTGTTTGGCCCTAGCCAAGAATGAGATCCTCGCCTGGTCCGTTTGGCTCGACGATGAGTCGCTTGTACTCCGCGAGGAGAGTCCGTCGTTTGGATTCGAGCTCATCGACAATCTTACGTTGCCTCCTATGCATTGTGACCATCAGGTACATGAATTCGTCGTCTGACAGTTTGTCGACGATGTTCATCGCATCATTCAGCAGGTTCGCCATCTGTGAGCCGTTTCAGTTCATCCATGAACTCCAATTCCGTTGCGCGGTGCTTTGCAGCCCGTTCATACTGTTGGGCCAGAGCGGAATCGTTCTTCTGTTGCCTGGCGAAGGCGATGCGACTCGCTAGGTCGATCGCCTTCTTCTCCTTCTCGCTCATCATTCCTCGCTCAGGAATTCCTCGATCTCTGGGGTCTCATCATCCACGCCGAACTTGAACTTGGACACGATGCACTTGGTCTCGATCTGTTCGAGCACATCCCTTGTGAAGACCTTATCGGTGAAGAGGTCGAGGATGGTCACTCCAGCGCCAAGGTGCTTGACGATGTAGTTCTTGGCAGTCTCCTTGGCGTAGAAGTAGAGTTGCTCGCCGTTGTGTTCGAACGGCTTGCACTTCGATTTCTCCTCCGGTTTGAGTTTGGCGAATTCCTTCTCGTCGTACAGGATGCCCTTCTCGATGCCGCATGTCTCCCAAGAGATGTACGTCTCCATCCCGATGTATGGGTTCATCCCTTTCGCGAAGTGGATGTGGAACTTGATCGCGTTCGGCACTGCCATCCTGTTCTTCTCCGCCTTAGCCGTCACCACGATGCCGGTCTGTTTCTTCTCGTCCTCTTTGCTGTCCTTGAGCTTGGCCTTGGACAGGTTGAGGATCGCGCTGGGCGAGTACACCTGGCCCTGGCCACCGGAGTAGCTCACGACCGGAACCTGCGAAGGCCCGCCGTAGGTGTGGTTGGTGTAGATGAATGGGATCCCAGCTCCAGTGAACTTGGATGTGATGAGTCGGAAGAGCGAACGGACGACCTGTGCCTTCGTGAAGTCGCGTGCATCGTTGCCGGTGATTGCATCGTTGAGCTCCTTCGCGGTCGGCAACATGCCGAGAGAGTCGAGCACGACCATGATCTTTGGCGTTGGCTTGTTCTTGGCCTGTGCCTCGAGCATGGTGGTCGCCAGCGTGATGGCGGCTGTCCTGAACTGGTTGAACTCGCTGACGGGCTGGAGGTCGAACTTCTCTGGATCGATGCCGAAGTTGATGACCGTGTTCAGGTCGATGGCTCCCTCGGAGTCAAAATACTGGATGTAGTACCCAGCCTTCTGGAACTCTCTACAGGCGTTCAAAGCCAGGTACGATTTGCCCACACCCGATTCGCCGGCCAGCTGGATCGTCTTGTTGTTCGGGTACCCACCGAAGAGCGAGCCAGAGAGCATCGCATTGAGGTGGTAGTTTCCAGTGTGGGTGTACGAGGTGATCTTGGAGTATGTGCTCTTCAGGATCGTCTCTCCGTCTGGGATGATGCCCTTGAGGGATTTCCTCAACTCATCCAACACGGCGCCGGACTTGTCTTCCTTAGGTTCCTTTGGTGCCTTCGGCTCTTTCGGTTCTTTCACGTTGCTCATCAGGTTCTTGTTTCTTTGATCACGGACATGGCACTCTTGACCACCTGATCCAACGACTGTTTGATGCTGGCGATGGACTGTACCAGGTCCTTTACGTTCTTATGCTGGATCGTCATCGGCCCGATGTTCAGGTCGGAGTTGGTGAACCCGACCATGATCGATTTGTCCGAGAACGTCTTGGTTGCTCCAGCTGTATCGGTGAAACCGACGGACGCTGGTAGCTGGACCCAATCCTCACCCGTTATCTTGATCTTCATGCTGTTCGATTGCTGGGGCCGCCCAAAGGCCAGCCATTGTTCTCCACTGTTGGACATCGAAGTCTTGGATGACCACATTCCCATCGAAGCCATTACGGGTGCTCAGCGCCACTGCTAAGTTGGAAGCGATCGTGCCAGCGGTCATGTTCCCATGCACAGAGACGATGGGCATCCTGGTCCTGGGATGGAACCCGGCGACAGTGAAGATGACCCCATTCACCTCCTCGGAGGTCGATCCGAGCGTCAGCCCTGGGTTCGTTGGGAATGTGACCAGGAAATGGGTGGCAAGGATGAGCGGGTTGGAATTCTCCTGCTCGAGGCGCTGTTGGGCCTCGGCGACACCGTCGGAGCTGATCGAGTGCGATTTGAGCCAGGTCGAGTCGATTCGGGATTTCTCTTTCTCCTTGTTGAGTTTGTGTGCCAATTCCTGGATGTTCGTCGGCCTTGGGCACACAGTCTCCACTAGGCGCTTGATCTGGCGAAGATCCGATTCGACTTTGGAAATGAGGTCGTTGATATCCATCACCGCCTCCATCACACTCGGATTATCTCCCGAGACGAACTCTTTCTTAATCATACGAAGAAGATGTCTGCGGTGCTAGCGGCCTCCTTGATGAGCTTGATGTGCTCGTCCATGAGCCCACGGTCCTTGTACTTGTTGGACTGAAAGATCGGCTCACCGTTCTTCGCGATGAGGCTGAACGTGTGCGTCTTGCCGGTGGTGTGCTCCTCGACCTTGAACTTGCCCTCCATGATGAGGAGGATGGTGTGGATCGCCGACGATGACTTGACGTATCCCTCACCATGCCCGATCTTGTACGAGTCCACATAGTCCCTGGCGGAGCCATCGAACCGAGCGTTCTCTACGATCCGAAAGTATTTCTGGTCCTGTCTTTTCTTCGATTTGAAGCACTCGAAGAAGATGCTGCGTTGGTTTGCCATCAGAAAAGGCCTATGGTGTAGGCCAACATTTGGTTGAGTGGTTGGTATCCTGCAGGCACGATGATCCGGTTGAGTGGATCAATGATCGTCGCCTTGAACTGCCGTTCTATGTCGATCTTCGGCGCCACCTCCGTTGGGTGTGAGCCGGCCTTGTAAGCAAAGACGTTGCAGAACTCGTCCTTCGCGTGGTACCACTTGATCTTGTCCTTCGAGGTGATGAGCTGGTATTTGCCCTTCAGCTTTGGGTTCTGGTTGATCAGGAAGTTGTGGTAAGCTCCAGCCCTGACGTGGATCGGACATGCTGACCTGAGCGAGAACTCCCTGGTGTCATCGGCGACGTACTTGCTGTAGTCTGAGATCGATCTGCCCATCGAGATCTGTTCGAGGTTCGATAGCTCGAACTCCTTCTTGATGTCCTTGATCAACCTGATGACCTCGGCGTAGTTCTCATTGTTCACGTCGTTCTTCGAGAAGATCAACTGCATGATCTTTATCAGCCGTTGCCTACAGAAGACCGGGGTTGACGATTGGATGATCTCCAGGCCAGTGGCCTTGATGAACGACAGGCTCTCATAGTCCTTGCCATCCTTCCAGATGATGTTCTGGATGTACTTCTTCTTGGCTGTCCAGATGCCGTTCTCGGCGATGGTCTCCAGCTCGAAGTCAAGGTAATTCTCGACTCCAGCATCCTTGGCGTACTTCTTCAGCACGGTGTTGAAGAACTCCTTGAGCCTTACGGAGTTCATCTTGAGGATGAAGTCCTTCACCGAGCCCTTCCAGTTGACAGCTCTCATGGCCTCGTCGAAGACGATGTAGCCGGAATCGGTGTCGGCGTAGATGAACGGCTCCTTGACGATCTTCGGCACTATCGTTCCTTCTGGTACGCCAAGCTCCTTGTGTAGTTGGGTGTCCTTATGGAAGTACTCCATGAAGTACACATTCGTCATCCGTTCGGTGTGCTTGATCGCATCCTGGCCTTGGAGCGTGACTGACTCAGCGATGGCGACGTTGTAGAAGTGGAAGAACTCGTTCGCGAAAGCGCCGTAGATCGAGTTAATGATCAGCTTGATGCACTGCTCGAACATGTAGTTCTTCATGGACTCTGTCCTGAGGAACTCGACTTCATCGTCCGTCAGATCATTGACGTCTCGTTTGATCAGCTCTTGGATGTCAAGCATCTTTCTCTGTCAGGTTGATTGCGATTCGAGTCTCGGATTCGGTCGAGACGAGTATGATCTTGCGCTTGAAGATCTTGCACTTGTAGCTCTCGATAGGAAGCCTGTCGAAAGTCTCCCTGAACACGCGTGAGACTCCGCTTGTCTTGTTCGTCACAGACGGATCCACCAATAAGTCGAAGATGTCAGTCGAGATGTGCAATCCATCGTCCTCCACCTCAAATTTGATCAACGCCTTTGGCTCCTTAATGAATCCGAGCAATGAGTTGATCTTGATGAGGGTCTCCCTATCAAGATCGAATGCGAAGAAAGAATTCGCATCGTCAAACGCGATCTTCTCCTGTTCTGGTGTCAAGCACACATACCCCAACGCCGGGTCCTGGCAGAAGATGTTCATCTTGAGCCCTTTGTCCTTGAGCTCGATGCTCTGGGCATAGTTGACGTTGTCTCCGCGCATCTGGAAGAACTTGACTGTACACTTGAGCGTGTCCGAGTCGAAGTTCTCAAGGTACTTGAGCAATCGTTCTGGGACATCCTTGAACAAGCCGATCCTGACCTCGTCGAACTGGCCATCGATCTCCATCATCTTCTTGAGTTCGATGCGCTTGATCATCGCAGTGTCATGGGACTGTGTGTACATCCCTGTTCGAACTCCGTCCTGTGAGATGGAGAAGTAGACTTTCTCGCTTATGTTCAACAGCGTCCTGATGAAGGACTTGAGCTCCGAGCGATTGAGCTTGGTGATGGTTAAGGACTTCATGGGACCATTCTATGACCCCAGAAGGCACAGCCCATCAATCCTCCGATTCGACGGTCAACCCTTGTCTGGCCATCAATTCCCGGAACCTTGGGAGCTGATTCTCGATGATCCAATAGCTGTACTTGTGCCGCTCTGGCTCCGAGCCCTTAGGAGCCTCATAGAACGTCACGTGGATGAAATGCCCATCCTCGATGGGATTGGCCTCGAACCTGACCTTGTGCCTGGAACGCTTCTTACCGAAGACGATCCGCATCAGGATTCAATCTCATCGACCTCACCCTGGATCTTGTCGAACGCTTCCTTATCGCCTTCCTGGACCACTTTCCTCAGGAGTTCAACGAAAGGCTTCTTGTCCATGTCGCCGCCCATGTAGAACTTGAGCTTGTGAACCTTTTGGGCTGGAGCGTGTCCATCGTATTCGTTCACAGTCGATTCCATCGTAGGATCCGAAGCCACTCCCTCAGATTCATCTATGATGGCGGTGATCTTCTTGTGCACAGAAGTCATCCATTCCTTGGCAGTGGAATCCTTGAACTTCGACACCGGAAACTTGCTGAGCACGTTATCCAATGCCTCGGCGAAACGGACGATGAGCTCCGAAGAAGAATCGCTCTCGGCGATAAACTCCACCTTTCCTTCGCTCACCATGGCGGTCTCGTGCATGCCGCTGAACTCCTCGAACTTGGCTTGGCTCGGAAAATCGATGTTGAGCTCGATGGTCTCTCCGGATTCGATGTTCGACTTGGAGACCTCGATGGCGCCGACCGACTTGAGCCTCTCGTTGACCACCGCTGGATCGTATGAGCCCTTCGCGTAACGGACCCTGACGTTGACCCTTTTCTCGGAGTCGTGGGCTCCGCCACCGACCGCTGGCCTGTTCGCTGGAGCCAGGGATCCTTCGCTCTCCCTGAGCATGAATTCGTGGAATTTGAGGATGTGGCCCATGGTTTCTAGTTTTTGAGGGTCAATATCTATTCCGATCTCACTGGCATTTTGAGCTTCCACACGACGAGCAGGTCATGCATCCTTCCTTGTACTCTAGCGAGGCGGATCCGCAATCCTTGCAAGTCTTGCCGGAGACGGTGGTGCCATCCTTGATGTACTTCTTGAGCATCCGGCGGACGCCTGCCTTCCACGTGTTGATCAGATCCCCATCCAAGTTGAGACCATCGATGAGCTCGACCATGTATGGCAGCGGCATGCCATGGCGGAGAAGCGCGGAGAACGTCTTGGCCAAATCATAGTAGCTGTCATCAAAGGCATGGTTCAGGTTCGGCATCTTGATCTCGGTGCCGGACTTGTCCAAGTAGACGAAGTGGTATGCGCTCTTGTCTCCCTTCTTCTCCTTGACGATGTGGCCATTCTCCACATAGGATGGGATCGGGAAATCCTCCACGTCGCCGGTGAACAGCTCGTAGGGTCGGCCATCGAACAGCCCCATGAAACCGATCCACTTGGCCCCTTGGTTGGTGAACCTCGTCACGACACACTCGAGCGACTTTGGCCTCTTAGGAGCTGCTGTGTCTCCGAAAAGCTCCTTCTGTTTCTTCTCCTCGTTGGTGATCAGGACGCCGGAACGGGATCCATCGCGGTAGACGGTGCAACCCTTGCAGCCAGCTTTCCAGGCGTTCATGTAGACCTGGGCGACCAACTCCTCGGTCACCTCGTTCGGGAGGTTGACCGTAACGGAGATCGAGTGGTCGACCCATTTCTGCATCTTTCCCTGCATGGCCACTTTCTCGACCCAATCGACGTCGTTCGAGGTTGCCTTGTGGTAAGGCGATTCGGCGACCAACATGGCGATCTCCTGATCGTCTGCCATCGCTTTGATCATTGGGACGTCCTTACCGTTCGCTTTCAACCACGTCTCGAAGTGCTTGTGAAAGACTGGGTACTCCTCCCATGAGTCTCCAACTTGGTCGACGAACGTGATCTTCACGTCCTTATCGTTCGGGTTGACCTTGCGCCTGCGCCGATAAGAGACCGAGAACACCGGTTCGATTCCTGATGTGGTGTCAGTCATGATCGAGACCGAGCCAGTCGGTGCGATGGTCAGGATCGCGATGTTCCGGCGACCGAATTCCTTGAGGCTCTCTCCGAGCTTCGGATCAGCTTCGATCAGGCGCTTCATGAACGGGTTGTTCCGTTCCGACTCGAAATTGAAGTGCTTGAAAGCGCCCCTCTCCTTGGCCATGACAGATGACTCCCGATACGCAGCGAGGCAGAGCTCGCGTTGGACCTGTTCGGCGAAGCTGGTGGCCTTCTTGGTGCCGTAGGTGAGGCCCAGGGCAGCGAGCATGTCTCCCTCAGCGGTGATGCCAAGGCCTGTGCGACGCCCATCCCTGCACTTGTCAGCGATGCGCTTCCAGAGGTTGAGCTCTGTCTGTTTGGTCTCCTGGCTCTCAGGGTCACGCTCGATCTTCGAGATGATCCGCTCGACCTTCTCGATCTCAAGGTCGATGATGTTGTCCATGAACCTCATCGCCAATGCGGTGTGGTTCCGGAAGAGATCGAAATCGAACTCGGCTTTCTTGGTGAACGGGTCCTTGACGTACGAGTAGAGGTTGATGGCGGTCAGCCTGCACGAATCGTCTGGACAGAGTATGATCTCTCCGCATGGGTTGACCGATACGCTCGCGAACCCTTTGTCAGCGTAACAGTCTGGCAACGATTCCCTGATCACTGTGTCCCAGAAGAGCACTCCAGGCTCAGCGGACTTCCAAGCGTTGTGGATGATCTTCTTCCAGAGGACCTGTGGATCCACCGTGCGAGTGTACACCGGTTCGCCAACCGTCGGGAATCTGAGCTCATACTCAGTGTCGCCATTGGCGATGGCCTTCATGAAGCGGTCGCTGATCCGAACCGACACGTTTGCGCCAGTCACCTTCGTGCTGTCCATCTTCGCATCGATGAACGCCTCGACGTCTGGGTGGTCACAGCTGATGGTCAACATCAGGGCGCCCCTACGGCCATCCTGGGCGACCTCCCGTGTGGAATTGGAGAACCTCTCCATGAAAGGCACCACGCCAGTGGAGGTTAGGGCCGAATTCTCGACTGGAGATCCCTTGGGCCGGATGCTGCTCAGGTCATGTCCAACTCCTCCACGACGCTTCATGAGCTGGATCTGCTCCTGATCGGTCTTCATGATCGCGCCGTACGAATCCGATGGACCGTCGTTGCCGATCACGAAGCAGTTCGAGAGCGAGACGTATTGGAGATCGTTGCCGATCCCTGCCATCGGGCTTCCCTGTGGGACGATGTACCTGAATCGGCTCATCAGGTCGAAGGCTCCTTGCTCATCGAACCTCGGGTTGGGATGCTTGGCCTCTATCCTCGCGAGCTCCTTGGCCAACCGCTTGTGCATCTGGTCTGGCGTGCACTCGTAGATGTTTCCATCCGAATCCTTCAGGGCGTACTTGTTGAGGAAAACGACGGCCTGCATCTCGTTGCCATCGAAGTACTCCAGGCAAGCCTTCATTGCCTCTTCCCGTGTGTAGGGTTTCATGGTGATCTTCTGCTCTTCCAACGTCTCTGTCATCACTTTTTTCTCTTTGCTAGGTATCGTTCGAGCTCAAGGTGCAAGTCCTTGTGCTTGCGCCTGTCGCTGTATAGGTTCGTGAGGATCTCCTTCATCACTGAGAGCTCGGTCCCATAGATCGAGCCGCTCGCTGCAACGATCTTCGACCGATCCTTCTTCGCTTCCTCGATTTTGGCTGGGTCGGTCTCCTTCTTGATGAAGGATTCGGGCGAGATGTTGAACTGCCTCATGATCGATGGGTACAGCGAGGCATAGTCGAAGCAGGTGACAGCTCGGTAGAAGCCAGGCACCGGCTCCTTCACATAGGCTCCTTCATACTGTTGCTTCGGAGTCTCGAGCTTCTCATCCGCGATGACCATCTTCCGCTTGTAGTAGCCCTTCCATAGCAAGGCCTCCGTCAGAGCTACTGGGGAGTTGCACTTGTAGAGAGGAAGGTCACAGAAGACGGAGACCGAGAAAGCGGCGTTCGTGATCTTGAGTTTCTTGTGGATCAGGCACACCAGCGCGGAGTCGATCGCGTTGTACAGGATGAATTTGTCGTAGTCCTCCTCGTAGAGCTGCTTGAGGGTGCCTGGGTATTTGATCTTCGTGACGCCGAGTACTGCGTTTGAAACGAAATCGAGGGAGTTGCTTTCCTTGACCTTGACATAGCGATCCCACTTCTTGTAGATCTCCATGTAGTCACAGATCCCGATGTGAAGAGGGATCTCCTCCTTTCCCATGACACGCCTGGAAGGCGAAGCATCGGCGACATTGATGCCGATCCTTTTGCACCGGTTGGTTATGTACTTCCAGTCGAACTGGCTGAAGTTCCAGCCTGTGACCATCGAGCACCTTGGCAGGACCTTCTGGATGAAAGCCAAGAGCATCGAGTGCTCGTTCTCGAAGCAGACGTACTTAAACTCCCACTCGCCGAAGTCCTTAAGGTACTCACGCTGCTGGTCGTAGATCCACTTCTTCCTCTCCTCGGTGATCTCCTTCCAACCGAAGACGGTGACCTTGCAATCCTCGGTCGCTATAGCGATCGCGGTGATGCGCTCTCGGGCGACGTTTGGATCAGGGAAGGTGTCCATGATCTCGGTCTCGATGTCGACCGATTGGATGGCCGGGAAGTTGAGGGCCGTGATCTCTGCCTTGTCGTCTGGCGGAAGGTTCTGGATGAACTCCAGGACAGAGAACTTGTTCAGGAACTTGGCTGGCCTCTTCTTCACGGAAGACCCATCCCAATTCTTGTACTCCATCGAACGCTTTGGATCCGACGGCGAACAGATCGACCAATCCGAACAGTCAGGGACCCTGTAGTCCTTGAGCTTGACTTTGCCCTGTTGGTCGTAGTAGGAGATCCTGAGACGGTCGCCGAAGGTCTCGATGTCGAGGATCATGTGACGATGCTCGGTTTTGTGGGAGCGGTTGGATCACATTCTTTGCCACAAGACACGCAGAGCACGGCCGGAACAGGCATGATCCGATCCTCTGGCTCGCCGGTCAGGAGGCGAGAGATGCGCCTGATGCGCATGACTTCCTGGAAGAACTCCGATCCACACTCACAGAGGATGGCGGTGCTATCCTTGGCCAGGTTGACCCTGATCTTTGGGACGTCGGTTGGGTTTGGTTGGTTCATTTGAACGTTCAATGCCTTTCTACTACGTCGATCAGTTTCCAATTATTCCACGAGGCAACATCTCCTCTGCACATTCGAACGAATCCACTCTATTCCAACGTAAAAGACCTCCTGGGTTGAAATACAAAAATGGAAATAGACTTGGACGTTATTTGTCTCCAGTCGACCCATATCCTCCTTCTCCTCGCTCTGTTTGTTTGTTCATGAACACTTCTTCTGCTGAATGGCACTCTTCCAATTCGACCATGTGGATCGGAAGCAACAGAACCTGAAGAAGCTTATCTCCAGGCTCAATTGTCACAGAATCAACTCCAGAATTGATCACATGGAGTCCGATTTCGCCTGTGTAATCAGAATCGATCACACAGGCTCCAACTACCAATCCCTTTTTGGTAGCTACTCCGGATTTGTTGAATGCAACCAAAGCGTGATTCTCCGGAACATTCATTTTGATTCCGGATGGAATGTTGATCCGCTGACCAGGATTCAATGTAACTCGATCGAAATCATTGGGCACAAAGAGATCGATGCCTGCGCTGTGGCTTGTGCCACGGTTGGGACTCTTAACGTCCCGTGTCTTGAGGAATTTCATGCGCTCCTTCTATGACAACCTCAAGTTGCGTCTGGTGTTGTGATGTCCATTTCGGCCGGATTCATTGACAGCCCGCATTCTGGCTGATCTTTTGGCTTTCTCGTCATCAGAGATTGTTGGTTTCTTACGCTTCCCAGAAGCCCAACTCTTAGCGAATCCAGCTTTGCATGCTTCAATGTGTTTCAGCGACAGCTTCTTACCTCGCCTCGAGGCTGACATTTTAGCTCTAGCCTGATCACTGGGTTGTTTACCCATCAAACCCAAAGAGATCTTTCGCTTCGTTTCGGCAGAATGGATCCTCTTGTATCCAAATGGGCCATCTCCGCCATCCGTCAGATTTACGAGGGTGCCTTGCTTAAGATCTCGTCTGCCAAACCAAGCAATCCACTTGCGCTCTAATTCACATGCTTCCTCATGAGTCAACCCATCTTGATCGATGATAACCTCGTACGGACCGTGCTTATTGACGAAGTTGTGCCAGAAACGATTCCTTCTTGAAAAATGAGGCCGATCACTAAGACCCTGTCCAACGTAGAAAACTACCGGTTGATTGCCGATCGTTACGATATGAAAGTAGACGCAACAGTCACGCCTTATTGGAATCTCGACCATACCAGTAATACAAGCCAAAAAACATAAGGGAGAGGCCGTAGAAGATTGCATCCGTGATCCAATAGGATCCGGTCATCTTCATCACCAAAGAAAAGGCTACGTCGAATCCGAACGGATTGCAAAACACGGCGAACCCAAGCAAGACTGAACGCCAGCTTTTTCGAGTATTTAGCTGCTTCAACTTCATCAGTCTGGCACCGTCTACTGTCCATCTATCAGTCCTGTTTGGGGCGGCGTTTCCGCTTCTTCCATTCGCTGAACCGCTTGAGGCGGTTGCCGCTGGCTGGAAGGTCACCGGATCCATTCGACGTCGCCGTCGGGAAGACCGTTGCGCCCATGCCATTCACGTTACTCACTGTGGCAACTGGGTTATTCTCATCGACGTGGTCTGGCAAGCCAGACCTCTTCGTCTCGGCGAAGTGTTTCAGGTCACTCTTCTTGATGCCTTTGGCCAGCTCGACGATCTTGTCCCTGTACCTTGGGCTAAGTTCCTTCGGATCCAATCCCTCCTTGCCTCCAGACTCCTGGAACTTCTTCACCTCGTAGGCCTGGGCCATGAGACGTTGTTGGGCTTTGGAGACGGATGGCATAGCTCAATCGACGGATGGGAAGGCAGTCTCGAACTGGCTCACCTGGTCAGGAGAGATCAGTTTGACTGCCTTATCGTAGAGGTCCTCAAGGCTCATGACACCGGCGAGCTGCTTGACCACCTCGTCCTCTGTCACCTTCGGTTTGAGGTGCTTGAGCGCTAGCTCGATCACCTTTTGGACGGTGCCTTTCTTGACCGGAGTTTTGATCGATTCTTCGATCGATTCTTCGGGCACATCCAGCTCCTCGTTCAGGATAAACTCATCGTAGCTTAGCACCATGCGCTCATTGACGGTGTTCGAACTCCTGCGATCGATCACGTGCTCGAAAGCGCGCTTGCCGATCTTGGACAAGCTCCACACCTTGGTGCCCTTGAGGGTGTACGACTCGAAGAACTTCTGGTTCTCGTTGAACCACTTCTTGTAGTTGAGCTTCTTGCCGCGCTCCTCGTCGAGCTTGTTGAAGAAAGCCTGGAGCTCTGTCTCGGTGACGAACTTGTTGCCGACGAACTCCAACACGTCGTTCCTCAGCGGTCCATGGCTGCTGATAGCAACCTCAGGCGATGCACCGTACCTGCGCTTCACGACAACTCGCTCGCTGAGCTCATCGAATCCTTTAGGGTAGATCTCCTCGATCGACTCGAAGGCGATGTCCTCGGCAACGTCCTCGGCCTTGGTGATCGTCTTGAGCGACCCATCAGCCAGACGGATGTTGACTGGCCGGAATTCAACGGCCTCTAGCAGGTGTTCTCGTGTCATGTTCTCGGCTTTGGCTTCGTTCATTTTCATGGCAGCTTTCATCGCGGTCTCGATTTGTGCATCGGTCAGATCAGCGCGTTCCTTGGCAAAAGCCGGGTTCTCGGGCATATCCAGCTTAGCATTGTGACGATGTCCTGGAGAAACGCTGTCGGAGATCAAATAGAAGACCGACCACATAGACGCACCATGGATCTTCTCCCAACCGAACTTATCCTGGGCTAGCCGGATCCCAGATGTTAAAACATTCACAAATTCTTTGCTCGCCTTCATATCAGATCTTTTTTGTTAGGAGGTACTCGGAGAAAGTGATGGGTTCATCGCCTGACGTGATCCTTATCGCTTCGGTGATCCGGTTCCGGATCCTATTTATAGTCTGAAGGATGGATTCGGTCAGGGTCCCAGTCGGTTTCTTCTTCGGGGAGTAGAGGGACTGGAGGATCATCTGGAACACCTTCTTGTTGTTCACGTGGCCCTTGAATGTCTCCGAGACCTCGGGCATGATCAGTTTCTCGTCCACGCCAAAATCGCGATCGGAGATCTCGACCCCATCGAAGATCCCAGGCCGGTCGGCCATGTACTGCAGGTAAAGGTTAGAGACTGAGGTCAGGAACCTCTCGTGCACGTCTCCGACGTGCCCTATAGCCTCATCGAGCTTTGCTCCAACCTCACAGAAATCGATGAAGTCACAGAGGATGATCCCATGGAAATCGATAGGGTCCCTGCGTTGGATCGCATTCTCACGGAACGATTCGTTCACCGAGTCGTTGATGGAGAAATAGACGGGGTTCCATTTGCCGGCCCTGATGACCAGCCCATAGGTCGCAGACTCGTTCAACGTCGGGGTGGCGCCAACGATCTCCAGCACGCGGCTTGGACCGATGCCAGCGGAGAGCGAAGCCTTGGCGATCCCGACGAACTGGTCGACCATCCTATCGCTCAGGTTGCCCTGCCAAAGGACGGCGCTCTCGAACTGCATGTCAAAGTCGGGCCTCTCGATTATCGATTGGCCCTTGCGCTTGCACATGTAGACCAACCCATCCTTGGGCATCCTCTCATACTCGAAGGATACCGGCTTCACCGAATCGAAGCAGCTGAACTCGTAGACGAACCCATCCTGGAAGACGGATCGATCCATCGATTCCAGGACGGCCATTGGCCCCGAGATGCTGGGATCCAGGACCCGGTCGATGAGGTTCAGGTCCCTGTCTCGTTTGCCAAAGGCTAGGGATTCCCCGTCCTTCCAGACCCGGATCTTCGGGGCGTCGAAGCGCTCGATGACGCTTATGTGCTCTCTCATCAAGCTCCTGAACCCTGAGGCCCCGAGCTCCAGATATGTGTCGCGTAAGTTTTTCACCGGCCTTTGGTTTCGGAGACCATCTTAGCCCGCCTGTAACGCTTCATTTCTTCCAAGAAGAGGTCATAGTCCTCGTCCGTGAGATCATGGATCGTCGAAGCCCCAAACTTGGAAAGCGCCTCGGACGCAAAACGGTTGTACTCGTTCTGGCGGTTCTCGAGGTCCTTCTTGGCAGTGATGTCCTTGTTGAGGGCGACGAACTGGCCGTAGCGTAGCATGGCTTATCTATCGGTCTGGGTCACGCTTCGAACTTGACCCGACGCACCTCGAATGGGAACTTCTCCTGTTTGTAGATGGCCCTACGCTCCTTGGAGTGGTCCATGAGATAGTTCTCGAACGAGTTGATCGAGTAATCGTCCGCAAAGTCGATCACCAGCAACCGGTCCTTATCGTCGTGGAGCCTGAGCCCACGGCCAATGCTCTGACGGATGATGACCTCCGATTTGAAGGATTCGGTCAGGAAGACCGCATGGATGTTCTTGACGTTGATGCCAGTGGAGAACGTTCCGAACGAGGCGACCATGATCTTGTCGACGCCTTCCTCCATGTCATCCTTGAATGATTCCCGGAAATCCTTCTCGGTCCCTCCGTCGATGTGGAACACCGGCCTCTCCGTCTTGGCCCTGAGGGCGTTGTACAGGGCCTGCCCATACTCGACCCGGTGGAAGAGGACTAGCGAATTCTTCCTGACCTTGAGGATGAAATCTGTGATGAACGATAGCCTGCCCTTGGACTCGATCGCATAGTTCTTCTCGAGGTTGAAAAGTGTCTTGCGTTGGTCTGGCCCACTGTCGTAGATCGTCTCGAATGCCTCCTTGACCTCCTTGGCCGCATAGTCCATCTCCACCACGATCACCTTGCACTTGGAGATGTACCCCTTCTTCGAAAGGAAATCGGCCTTGACGGTGCTCACGACCGGGCCGGTGTACGACATGATGGTCAACCGGTCAAGGGTACCGACCTTAGGGATCGTCCCAGAGAGGCCGAACCTTCGTGTGGAGTTGATGCACTTCTCGAGGATGCTCCTGATCGAGTAGCCCTTGGCACGGTGGGTCTCGTCCACGACGACGGTGTCGAAGTGCACGAAGTAGGCCTCGGTCTTGTTGATCAGCGACTGGTAGGTGCCGATGACAACGTTCGAGGATTCCTTGAGTTTGGAGCCGCCGTAGATCTGCTGGATGTTCAGGTCGACCCTGACCGATTCGGAGTTGTACTGCTCGAAGTCCTCGGAGGCCTGGATCACCAGGTCAGTGTTCGGGACGATCATGAGGACCCTCTTGGAATCACCGCGTTCCAACAGGTACCCCAGGACCATGTAGATGATGAGAGACTTACCGGCCGAGGTCGCGAGCTCAGAGAGACAATTCCTGGTCCTCAGGATCTTGTAGGCCGACTGGATCTGGTAATCGCGCGGCTTGAGCTCTGCATCCTTCCACTTCGATTCCACCCAGGATTTGAACTCCTGCTCGTCTATCGAGTGGTCGAACAGGCGCTCGATGTCCTCGATCTCCAGGCTGAAGTCGAACGATTCCGCCATCTCCACCAGCTCTCCCCATAGCCCCGAAGGCAGGTAACGGTCAGACCGAAAGTACGAGATCTTGCCATCCCAGTGGCCAGCCCTCACCCTTGGATCGAACCTTGCGGTTGGGATCGTCTTCGTGAAGGAGAGCCGGAGCTGGTCTACCTCCAGCTTGCTGGCCTCGACCAAGCACAGCGTCCTATCGCCATTGATGAGCTTCCAGATCAATGGTACTTGAGCTTTGTTTCCAGGTCCACGGCAACCTTGATCGAGTAGCCTAGCTTGTCCATCGTCTGGACGGCGTCCTCGAACCAAGTGATCTGGTTCATGAGGATGTCGTTCTCCCTCGTGCGGAACGCGAGGTCGGCTTTGATGTGCTCCTGGAGCTCCCTATCCTGGTAACGGATCTGGAGGTTAGGGTTCGGGGTCTTGTAGTAGTTGAACCTGATCTGCCACTGCTTGGAATTACCGGCCTTCCTCTTCGCGAGGGTGGATCTGTACTTCGCGATCTGGTCGTTGAAGATGTGCCGGTAAGAGAGCATCGTGGCCTGGGCCTCAGTGATCGCGGTCACGTCCTTCACCTTGGCAACGAGGTCCTTGATCAGGACCGACCACTTGTCGCGCTCCGTCTTGAAGACCTCGTCCAGCTTGTCGCACTTCTGCTCCTCGGTGATCCTTTGTGTGTCCTCGACCGGCTTGGTTTCCATCAGAAAAGCTTGGACCCTTTGTCCTTCTTAGTGAATGTGCGACTCCGCTTGATTGGCTCGGGTTCTATGCCCGGAATCCCGTCGCGAAGCTCAAATCCACTGAATTCCACCTCATCCAACAATCCACCGTTGAAGCTCGGCTTGGCCCTCTTCTTGGGCTTCCTATCAGACGTAGATGAGGTCGAGAGGATCTCGAGTAAAGTACTGTCCTGGATCCTTTTGCGCCGTGCTGCCATGTGACTCTATGACGAATTGGTTGAGGTCCTTTATGGAGGTGTCCATCCCGCATTCACGGAGGAACTTCTTCCACATGAAGACCGATTGCCTCGATTTGAGGAGATCCTTAGCGACTGTGAATCCGCTTTGGTCGTTGTCGAGCATGAACCTCGAGTTGTTGCCGCTGAAGAGCGAGAGATCGCGCTTGAGGCCAGCCGCCGCGATGGAGTTCTCCATGAAAAGGGAATCGAACACTCCCTCGAAGATCGTGACCGGCCTCGAGAAATCGCACTGCAGAAGGCCGAAGAAGAGGCTCAGTGTGTTTGTCCGTGCGAGTGTCTCTGGATCCAACTCGACTTTCCTTCCGACCTCGAAGTTCAACCGTTCGAGGTTGAACGAGAGGTACTTCGATGGGCCTCCGAGCTTGGCGATCTGGTACCCTATCGCTGAGCTGTGGTCAGCGGTCAGGTTGAAGATGTAGATGCATCTATCCCGCTTGCCGAACCTCAGCATCTCCCTGTGCCCAGAGATCTTCCTGGAACGGAGGTATTCAGCTGCAAAGGCCGAGCCATCCACACTCGTGAGCCCTAATGCCCGGTCGATCTCCTGCATTGGTACCGCCCAGCGCTCGAGCTCGATGAACTGGTTGAACTCGATGGAGCTCGAGCGCTTCGCGCTGTTCCTTGCCTCATGGATGACAGACGAGATCTCATCGATGTCGCCTATGTCACCGATCCTTTGGCCATGATCGGCGAAGAACTTGAGAAGGGTCGATGATGGGTTAGGGCAACCGCCATTGAAGCAGTGGAAGCTGTAGTTCTTCCAGTAGATGTTTGCCCTTTTCTTTCGACTGTCGTCTGACGAATCGCCACAGTAGGGGCACGCGAAGTTGAGACGGTCGTGGAAGGCCCTTACCTTGGCCCTATCGCCGGTGAACCGGTCGTCGAGGATCTGTTGAACCTTCGATGTTAGCTTTTCCCTGGATACCATCTCTGTGATGCTGAAAGAGGAGAGCTTTCGCTCTCCTCTTCTCTGCTGCTTTCAGATGTGATCAGGCCTCGAACTGCTTGAGGAAGCTTTCCATGTCCTCTCCTTCTTCGGAGCTAGGAGCAGTGGACTTCTCATCGGCATCGTTCTTCTCGAGCACAAGGTCAGATCCTTCGGCCGACGTGTCAGCGTGCACCGCAGCTGGCTTGCCGGTCGGCTTGGCATCTGGCTTGGAGACCTTCGAGATCGCCGCCGATGGGACGTTGCCGCCCGTCAGCTCGTGGAGGAACGCATGCACCTTCGCGCGCGTCTCGCTATCCCATGGCTTGTACTTGAAGTCCTCGAGAGGACGAACGTTGTCGTAGAGCTTCTTGATCTGTTCGAAGCACTCCTGGTTGCGCTCCATGACGGTGCCATTCACCTTGATCGCGCTCTTGTTGGCGACGAATTGGCAGTCGTCGTAGTTCCAGTAGTCGGCCTTCACCTTGATCTTGAGGAGGAAGTCCTTGCCTTCGAAGAAGTCGAAGATGTTCGCCGGTTCGGCGCCCATTTCGATCGCTTCCTTGTCTGGCTGGAGCTGGGCCTCGATCTTCTCGTAGATCTTCGTTGGGAACGAGTAGAGCTGGACTGTGCCGTCGAGCTCAGAGTCCTGGAAGTCCTTCACGATGTAGATGTAGGCGAAGTGCTTCTTCTTGCGTTGGAGCTGCGTCGCCTTGTTCTGCTCGTAGGCACTGTCTGAGTTCTTCAGCTTCCAGAACGTCTCGTTGATGATCGACTTCTCGCCGATCGACGTTGGGCAATCGACTCCAAAGGAGTTCGGATCGTCCTTCAACCAGTAAGTGGTCTTGCTGATGACCGATCCCTTGAACGTGGGATCCTTGAGGTTCGGAATGAAGCGGATGATCGCCTTGTAGACTCCGTCTTTCGCTTTGGCCGGATCAGGCTTGTAACCCGCGGACTTCTGCTCCTTCTTTGGGATGGCGAAGTCGTCGAACTTGAGGTTGAAGATGTCGTTGTTGTCCATTTGGTTTGTGTTTTTGGTTTGCTGTTCTTTGCCTTTCGGCGTTTGGTTTGCGTTGTCTTATGTGCGGTTTGGGGTTCGTCTTTATGCTGTCATTCGCGTTCTGTGTTTTTCCTATTTATCTGTCGATGGTTGACTGGTAAATAGTTGTGGACATGTGGTTGCACTTGTCATGGGATGCATAGAATTTCTGAACCTTCCAAAGAAGTCAAGGGCATGAACCTTAGGGCTTCTGACCGGCGGACTTCTTCGGGGCCTTTTTGGCCTTCGGGGCCTTTTCTTGGGCCTTAGGTTCTTCTCCTGACATCCAACCCAAGATTGCCAATGAGTCGACGACGTCGTCTATCGGCTTTGGTGGGTCCTTCTCAGGCGCGAGTGGGCCCACGAGCGATGAGACGTGGTCTCGGAACGCTGATGGCCGCTCAAGGAAAGCCTGGAACATCTCCGACTTCGTGGCGTTCCCTTTTCCGGAGAAATGCCTCTTGATCGTCGCTGGCGATATGACCTCGATCGGACAGAAGAAATGGTCCATGATCTGCTTCTTTGCGAACGTGTTGAAGACGATCAGGTCGATGAATGACGAGCCCCTGGATCCGAAAGAGAATCCCTCGAAGGCGACTCTCGGTTTCAGGACCCCAGTCGATCGTATGGCCATGACTATCGCCTTTGCGAGGTTTTGTGCATTGCCGAGCTTGATGGCTTCGTTCTCAGAGTACCCATCTACCTTCTCTGCCCTTTCGTAGCCGATCACTTGGACGTGAGGGGCCAACGACCCATGGAGCCTGAACTTGGATAGCTTAGGATCGTAGTTTGGGACGAACGAGAAGATCGTGATGGTGTTGTCCTTTCGGACTGAGACTGCGGTGGACGACATCGAGAAGTCGACCGCTACGAGCTGATGCATCTAGCTGAGGTTAGAATCTATCTATAGCCTCACTGGATGGGAAAGTCTATCTCCATCTCGTTGAACTGGAAACTGCAGTTGAAAGTCTTCGAATCCAACGATTGCTCGCTGAAATTCAGTGACATCTGATCGATGCCAGTGAATAGGACGTGCCTGAACGTGAGCGAGTAGAGCGCTAAGCCATCGGCGTCCTTGACATAGACCGCCATGTCACAAGTGTATGGGTTCTCGTTGTCGAACGCGTAGTGGTGGTGGAAAGTCTCTAGGAGGATCCAGTAGTTGAGGTACGCGTCCACCGCTCGAAAGGTCACTTCGAATTTCCTGTCGAGCATCGTCTCCGTGTGGCGGCTGCCCCTGAAATACCTGCTGGTGCCCCTGGCCTTTCCATCGAACCCAGGCCTTGTCTGTTCGACGGGAGAATATGAGATGCCCGGCACGGTGATCGACTGGATCGACCAATTCACGAGGCTGACTATGCTATCCGTCGGAGATGGCATCCTCTTGAGGTAAGGCGTGAACCTGTCCTTGACGTGGCTCGGAAAGAAGACGACCGGTAAATTGAAACTGAACGCGTCAGTCCTGGCTCCGTGGATCATTTCTTAGTGACTTTGTAGGGCGATGCGTCGACCTTAGCGACGCTCACCCTGTTCTTCGAGAGGCTCGATTCGAGGAAAGTCCGCGTGGGATCCTTGGCTTCGGTTGGCTTCGGCTTGGGAGGCTTCACGATCCCAGTCTCCTTAGAGGTCCGGTCAGTGTTCGTGTCGATCTTCCCGTTGATCTCGGCCTGCTTGCGGCTCATCTCGAGGATCGTCCTCTTCAGGGAAGCGATCAACTCCTCGTCGCTGGAAAGCGTGCTCGAGAGGTTCAACGACTTCGAGAGAAGATCGGCGATCTGAGCCTGCTGCGAATCGACTTGGTCCTTGAGGGACTCTATCGTGTCGAGCTGTGACCTGTTCTGCCGCTCGAGCAGCGTGATCCTATCGGTCTCGGCTAGCGTCTGGTACTCGTTGACGGAGAAGAATTTGCCACCGTAGACGAATGTCCGATCTCCCTTCTCGTTCTTCAGGAAAATCTTGAACGTGCGATCCTCCAACCCAAGGATCGACTTGGCCTGGATGTCGGAGATCCTGAAGATGACCTCTCCATTGCCCTTAGATGCGAAGACGCTCGGGAACTCATCGATCGTGACTTCGTCTCCCTTGCCGGACGAGAATGACAGGCTCAGGTCGCCGATACTGTTCAGGTTGAGCAGGGTGTCACCGTTATCGCTCCGTTGATGTATGACGAACCGTAGGAAGCTCGTGGTCTCCGGGATGAATATCCTTGCCAACCCGTTGGCATAGACCTGTGACTTGTCGGAGCTGGACCTCACCCTAGCGAATTCGGCTGATTGGACAGTGGAATCGGTGGATTCGCCTACCGACTGGTAGGAAACTGAGACCGATTGGCTGTCCACGAAGGAAGTGATGTACTTCGTCTGGTCTGCCAGCGGATCCTTATCAGCGATCACGGAGAAATCCTTGATCGTCCTTCGGTTGTACACCTTCGTCTGTATAGGGTTGGTGCCCAGGTTGATCTGCTTCAGCTTGCGGCCGTACTTGGCAGTAGCGAAAGAGATCATCGATCCTGCCTTGAAGACCTGGCTGTTGTCGTTCCGGTTGTACAGCCTGACGACGTAATCGATCCTGAAGGATTGGGCCGAGCCGTTCTTGATGACTGGCCGGTACACCTTTGGGAGATCGAAGTCATCGACCTGTGAGATCTGTAGCTCATCCGTCTTGACCCAGTGGTACGTTCCATCCTCTGGGTTAGAGACGTACTCGAAGAGATTCAGATCATGTAGGATGATGTAGTCGCCTCCGGAACGGTTAAGATCGGTGATGAACTGGTCGATGATCGCTCCATTGTGGCTAGCGTAGAACTCGATGTAATCAGCGGTTGTCGCCTCTTGGATTGTTGCGGCAATGGTCTCGAACTGGTCCCTGACTGGAATATCCCTTTGGACAGTCTCAGTCAGGTCAAAATAGTCCTGGTCTTCCTGGACCCAGCGTTCCCTGATCCAAGAGAACTCGATTTGGATGGGCTGTGTGCGTAGGACTCCGTTTCCATCGGTGATCCGTTCAACCACCGTGTCTCCATCCAACGATCCAAGCCAGTAGTCATAGACCAGATCGTACAGGGATAGGACCCTTACCTCGAGGTAGGACTCATACACCCTACCGGCGAAGAAGAATGGCGATGGGTTGAGAGTCTCCCAGAGATCGTTCCTAAGGTAAACGAGATTGCACAGTGAGAAATCATCGCCATCCTTGTCCTTGGCCTTGACTTCCAGGGCCAACCCCTTGTGGTTCTGGAAGTTGAACCCTTGGACCAAGTGCAGCTTGATCGTGTCGTAGACTGGGGCGTGTGGGTTCGTGAAAGATATGGGCAGCGATGCGGTCGGTGTGAGGTTGACATCATAGTCGTTGTAGAACACGACCTTGTCGATGTCAAGCAGCGCGCCTTTGTTGCCTGGCAACCTGGTCCATGACCGATTCCTTACGTTTCCTGTGCCAACCGGTAAACCGTCTTGGATGACCTCAGATGAATCCGAGTTCAGGATCTGGACAAACCCAGTGGAGGAGTTGTCAAGCTTCCATATCGGATACGTCGTGGTGTTGACCCGGTAAGGGTTACCCACATCGTTCAACACGGAGCGGTCGGCGTAAACGTACTCTAGGAGGACTGATGAGGAAAGGAGGACGAACCTTGATGTTGTGGCCATCAGCGCAGAAGCGATTTGAACGGTTTGTTGACGTTGTAAGAGATCCCTATCCCTATGATTGGAGCTGGAGTCGAGCTTCCGAACGAATAGCCGAACCCTAGCTGAGGCCCAAAGATGAATGAACTCTCATCGCTCGCGATCTTACGTAGCATCTTCGGATCTAGCACCGCGCCATCGAGCTTTGTGACTGTGAACCCAGGGAAATCTGAGCTGACGAAGATCTTGTAGGTGCCATCCTCCTCAGTGATCCCAGTGGCAAGGCTCATCGAGATGTCGTCTCGATCGATCGTCATCGACGCATTGCTTATGTCCATCGAATCGATGTGGAAATCCAGGTGGCCAGCCAGGCCCCTGGAGTTGTACGCATCGAAAGCGGTATCACGCTCGAACCTCAGCCTGACGTCTCCGCTTGGAGACACATAGACGACAGTAGCCTCGACCATGCCAGTATCGCCCTTGATGTTGACTCCGGCTTCTTGGAAGGTCAGGACATTGCCCCTGATCCCTTTGACCCGTTTCAGAGAATCGATCTTCCAATAGAGGTCGCTGTTCAGCTTCTTCAATTCCTCCTGGTCGGCGACCATGACCGCTTTGTACGCATTCAGCGTCCTTTCTCGGTTCGTCCTCTCGATCTTGACTGTGTCAGTGAGAGCGATCGCATTCTGCTCGATGATCTTCTCTCGCTGCCTGAGCTCGTTGATGGTCGAACACTGCTTGAACAGCATGATCGCCAGAATGACGCCGACTATCCAGAGCATGTCCTTGAGCTTTAGCCCTCTTAGGAACTTGCCAACGCACGCTGTTATTGACGAGAATGGGATCATCCGACTGTGTATCCAGTGTTACCGATGTATGCGCCGTTGGTGATCGTGTCATCCACTGAGTTGGATGTGCGCGAGATTTCTACCCAACGGTACTTGTTGAGATAGAGCGTGTTCTCCATTGGGATGACGCGCATCCAACGGAGCTTGATCGTCTTGGAGCCAAAGACTGTGAACTGGCCCTGCTGTGACCACTTGCTGTTGTCGACCGACTCATTGGAAAGCGCAGGCCCAGCGACCTTAGCGCCGTGTGGGAACGGGTAAGGGAGGCCGAAGCCAGGGTTCAGCGGTCCATCGAAGCCATATCCATTGATGGCGTCCGTCTGTCCACCGCCGTTGAATTCCTTCTGGAGGATCATCTTCGGAACCGCGGTTGTCAGCGGCCACCTGGCGTTGTTCTTGAACGAGAAGGCCGGCTGGGCGCTGCCATAGAGGCCTCTCGTGCCCCAACCATTAGAGATGATCTCGACTTCCTGTCCATCGTACAACCCATCCTGGAGCTCGACCATGAAGTATGTGCTGTTAGCGACCAACCCCTGTTCCGCTTCGAAGTGGCCCTTCCACGTGGAATAGTAGCCATCATGGTCGTGCGTGCCTCCACCGTCAAGGACGATCACCGAGCTGTTCGTCGGAATCGTAGTTAGACCATAGTTGCCTGTCGCAGTTGGGCTAGCGATGATCTCCGTGAACTGTGTCAGGTTGTACGCCGAGAGGTACCTCGGCTTCATCGCATGGATCTTCAGAATCTGTACGGCGTAGGCGTTGATCTCGTTAGCATCATCGCTGACCGCTGAGAACTTGATGACATCGTCGGAGGACGAATTGCCGGATTTGACGGTGATGTAAGCCTCTCCTGCGTACGTGGCACCCCTGAGACCTGTCACCAAGTCCGAGGTCGCGAATGCGGCTGACTTGATAGACGAATTCACCTGTCCGTTGTTCGACGTCGCGACGAAGTTCCTGGAGATGACTTTCTGCGTGGAGTAGAAGGCATAGGTCGAGCCGATCAAGCCAGTTACACCAGAAGAGACCGGAATGACAGTCGTTGTCGGCGCGAAGTCGAGTGTACCAACGATGATAGGCCCCTCTGACCTGATGCCAAAGTCCGGCGCCTTGGAAACTGTCACCGCGTGGTAAGCGGTCGACCCGACATTTATCGAGCCAAAGACCGAGAGCTTCGATTTTGGCATGTAGTAGTTCGGGTTAGGCGAGAGTCCGAGCATCAGGTTGCCCATGTCCTCTTCCTGTCCGATCTGCATGACCAATGGAGCTGCTACAGCTGATCCGATAGCGCTCATGTACGTCTGGATGAGTGGGAATCTTCTCTCTCCAGTGAAGCTCAAGCCAGGCGTGGTGTAACCGATCCCTAGGCCAAACTGTTGGGTGTACACTCCGTTCGATCCATCCACTGAATCGAATCCAGCCATCCACGTGTCGGCGTGTGGGTGGGAAACGATCCCAGACCCAACGAAATAGCCAGTCAGGTTGGATTGCTTTTGCCTGACATGGAATGGCATCAAAGGCACCAGCCTAGCCTCGTTCGTGTCGAACTTCGGGTTGATGCCTATCCTTCGGCCAGAGATCTGGAAACTCTTGCCGTTGACAGTGGCTAGGCCGACGAACTTCGCAATGAAGTCGTTGTTGTTGAAGAGGCCAAAGCCGTTGCCCGGCGAATAGAACTTGATCGATGAATCGCTGTTGTATGTGGTGATCTGCCTGGAGATGATCAGCGCAGATGGATCACCGGCAACGAAGGCCGTGTATGATCCAACGTTCGAATACGTTGGGCCAATGATCGTGAACCCGTATGGGTGCTCAGCTGATCCCGAGACGGAGCCTGCGTGGCCCTGGATGGAGACATACCCCGATGTGCCACCCAACAGGGCGCCGTGTTGGTTGTGCTTCGCTACGATCTCGATGAAAGCCTGTTGCCGGTTGATGCCGAATGGGGCCGAAGTCTGTCCAGACCGGATGAACCTCGTCACGTCGTAGTTCGATACTGTCGCCTGGTGGGAGTTCAACGTGAAGTCTGCCCTACGGTAGTTCGATGTGTCATTCCCGATCTGGAGCCTTACTGGCATCCTGAAGGAGTTCAACAGGAACGTCTGCTTCTCTGGGAGAGTGGCCTCCCTGACGAACCCCAGGTGCACGAAATCGAAGGCAGTGACCGGAGCGGTCAGGTCGCCCATCGGTGGCAAGGAAGACGCGCTCGAGGTGAGCCCAACCGCACCGAACGCAAGGCCATTGAGGCCAGCATAGTTGACTTCCTTCTGGATGATCGTGATCTTGGGCGAATCTCCTTGGAATGTCAAGCTCGCACTGGACCCATCTGGGAAGGTGTTGAAACTTGCCAGCTTGTCATAGGCCCATTGCCGGCTGCCTATGAAGAGGGAGTTCTTGTTCGGCTCTATTGGGACGATGAAATCGACGTTGGTCGTCTGTGTGGTCGAGGAGTTGCCAGTTGTCGGTCCATAGGCGTTAGGGTCTTGGGCATTTCCAGTGGACCCAGGGAAGAATTGCCACTCGTAAGCGCCGCCCGTCTGTCCATCGCTGCCGGTTGGGCCCATGATGTTGATCCCGCTGTACGTCCAGCCAGTGGAGCCACCAGATCCACCGAGCTCGTACCAGCTGTAGATGTCGCCGGTGATCAGAAGGACCTGATCCTCGTGCCTGAGATCCTCGCCCTCATCTGTGGCGGTGAGGCCGGTACCTCCGTGGCTGAACCAGAGCGAGCCCCTTGGGCCGATGGGCCCATGTGAACCCGTCGGACCAGTGTTGCCCTGGATGCCCTGAGGGCCACCGCCAGCCAACATCAGCTGGTCGAAATTGAAGTTGATCTTCTCCACCGCCTCCGAGAGCGGATCGGATGGAAGTAGCTCCCTGATGACGATGTTCGACACTCTTGGTTGCGCTTTTTGTGCGAGCAGACAGCCGCCAGTAAGACGCGTCTCGGCTCTGCTTATCTATCGGCCCGGAGACCTGTTACTTCTTTCGAAGGATGATCGATAGGGCGATCGACGTGCGCTTGGTGACTGGCACCGAGTATGAGAGGGCAAAGTCCAGGCTCTCAGTCGAGAAGTTAGTGACCGAGAAGTCCTTGCTCTGGACGTAGCCGGCGCTCAACTTGCCCTGGTCGTCCAACTCCCAGTTGAAAGCCGGCAGGTTCTCACCCTTCTTCATCACCCGTTCGTAGAAGTTCACATCGGCCACATAGTACCTCTCGTAGATGTTCTCCTTGATGTAGAGCTTGATGTCGTCCTCAAGGCCTTTGTTGCCGAACGAGTAGTTAGGGTCAATGTACTTTGTGAAGCTGGCACCGAACCCATTCTGGATGAGCCAATTCTCGAGCACAAGCCCAGTGAAGATGTTCAGCTCTAGCGTTCGGGTGTCCTGGCCCTCCTTGACCGAGGAAACCACATTCTGGTCGACTGTCTCGATCATGGATATCCTTCCTAACTCTTGGATAGAGATCGCTCCTTCTGGGAAGTTCTCGATCCTGACTACATCTGGGATCGCGATGGTCTTCGACGCGAAGAACGCCTTGATCTCTTTTGGCTCCCTCGTTCCGATGACTGGGTTCGACACGTCCTTTTTCAGGTACTTTCGGTAGAAGAACGGATCCCAATTGGACCTGAAGACAAAGAAGTCAGCGTAGTCGATGGCGATCTCGTCTATGTCAGGAAATATGGATCGATCCTTGTCGCTCGATGACCGAAGGATAAGGTTCGGATTCTCCGTGTTGACCTTGTTGAAGTAGAGGTTCTTGATCACTCCAAACGGGTACGAATCTCCCAGGTAGAATTGGATGTTCTGGTAGTCGAATCCTTCCTCTCTCAGGGCTTCGGTGTCCGCGAATTTGAAGACATCCACGAACTTTGGACTGAAGCCGCCCTTGACCCTCGTGAACTCGATGACGCTGGTCCTCTTTGTTGCCTTGAGCTCATACCCGATGCTCAGCGTCGAGTTCTGGAAATCGATCGGCCTGTTCGTGATCCTCGTCGGTTCGGCGTAGCTGAGCTTGTAGAGGGTTTCCGGCCTATTCAGCTCGATGCAGAACGTGTCGTACTCGACTTTGCCGTTCTTGTCGACGTTCACGTACTTGATGGTTGGGATCCCGCTATTGATCTTGTGCGCGATGTCACCGAAGGTGATGGAATCGCTCATCACCTTGAAGGCGTTGTATCCGCCTCCGTCGTAGCTGACATCTGTCCTAAGCGCTTGGACATATTGGTCCCTGAGCCAATACTCCGAAGCCCACATGACGTAGTAGATGTTCGGATAGAGGCTCTTTGTGCCATCTGGCACCATAGGGTAAGTGTCCAGAGTCGAGCTGAAGATCCTTCGGCACCTGAAGCTCGAGGTGGAGACATCGAAGATGTCCCGGAACTCGAATGTGTATGTGCCATCGGTAGCGATGATGCTGTTGTAGACGCCGTTCCCGTTCTGCGTGATCTCCTCGGCGAAGTTACAGAACGTGCCATCCACGCTTGATCCGCCTGTCACAATGAAATCTGTGCCATCGTCGATCCAATTCACGATGCCTCCAGACACCTTCTTGTCAGAGTAGATCGCGCTCGGCCCAACGAAATCGATCTTGTGGTTGAGCGAGTAAAGGATCGTCTTGTCGATGAAGAACGACGTGGCGCCAGCCTCCGTGTCGTAGAACATCGTGAAATCGTTCCTGAGCTCGCTCTGGATCACCAGCGTCACCGCCTTCCACTTCTCATTCTTGATCACCGTGATCTGGTTGCCAACGTCGCTGTCGGTCAGCACAGCCGAGAACTTGTAGCCGTTGTACCTTTCGCTTGGTATGAACCTGATCGAATCCTTGTTGTGGTTGATTGGCGAGGATTCTTGCCTCTCCTTGATTTCCACATTGACCCCACGGAATAGGGTCTCTGCGTGCTTGTTTCTATCACCGTATCCGAAGATGGAGTACCTGAAGTCCCTTGGCACATCGATCCCATCCACGGTTTCCCGGGTGAAGTACGATGTGAAGTAGTCTTCTGCTACCGAGAGCAGGTTAGCTGATGCGCCCGACGCCCCAGTCAAACCGGCACAGACCGAATCGAAGGCCGAATCAGTCGGAAGTGGGATGTTAGGGAAGTTGAGATTCTCGTCGAAGTAGGAATACGACGCGAGCTTCTCTTCGAACGACATGTAGGGTGGGTACCTCTGGAGGTAGTACCATTCGTGTGTGAAGAACTTTGGGTTCCTCTCTAACTGATCGAACGATGGGGAGAACCCGTTGTAAGAGAAAGCTTGGTCGGCGTTCAATCGGTAGTTGTTCTCCCTCACGTCGCTTGACTCATTGTCGTACACCCACTTGTTGATGAATGGAACGACTCGGGATGACAGTGCAAGGGCGGAAAGCGAGTTTTCCTTGAGCCGATCGTACTCGTTCATCGGCACATCCTCGGTGTCCTCCAATTCATCCGTGATCCCTACGAGGGCCTGGAATCCGCTGTTGACCAGGAAATCTGATGTCGGTCCAATGAACGAATCGACGACGTACTGTGCGTTTGCGTTCAGGCTAGGGTAGTTGAACAGCGGGATCTGTCCGGTTCCGCCAGTCCCAGAGGTATACCATCCGTAGAGCCCAGTCGTGCCAGAATCGACGGCTTTGTTGTAGTACGTGCTCCAGAAATCGAAGTCGAAATCTCGGATCGGTAGGATCGAGAGGAATCCGCACCTGTTGAGTCCTAACCGGTGCAGGCTGATCCTCTTGACCTGTCCAAGGTCGAACTGCTGTTTCTTGTCCTTCAGGATGAGGGTCATCTTCTCATCGTATCCTCTGAAGTCGACGATCTCACCTTGGCCGTTGTAGATCGGCTCATCGAAGTACATGGAGATCTCACCTAGCTCGTCATAGCCCTGTGAAGTCTTGATGAACGTTCGCTCGTCTCCGATGAACTCCTTGTAGGTGTCCCTGTCGACCGTGCACCTGGCCAACGGGTTGTCGCATCCGCCCCTGAAGTGATCCAAGTAGTAGAGGCCATCGATGGGAGTTGAGGCTTGGATTGGGGTAGGAACGTAGCCAGAGATTCCTTGAACGGGCTCGAAGTCGTTGAATGGGTCGAATGGGAAGATCGAAGCGCTGGAGAATATGGACCACTTGAGCCTATTCCAATTCTCGCTTGCGTTGATAGCGAACACGATCACCTCATCCGATTTGGAGATCGATCTGAAGATCTGTGTCTCACCGATCAGGCGTTCGATGTTGTTGATCGCCTTCGAGATGGCGCTTGCGATGTCCTTCATCGTGCCCCTGGTGCTCCATTGCAGCCCGTTGATCGTGTTGGCTGGCAACGAATCGTCACCACAGACGGAGTAGAAATCGATGATGCCAGAGGCGCCAGCATCGGTCCAATCGGTGTACTTGATCCTGATCTCGTCTCCTGACTCTGGAGTGGAAAGGACCTTGAACGAGAAACCTGGCCGGCCCTTTACCGAGGAGAGCTTGGCGTCTATCTTGGAGTGTGGTTCGTCGTATCCTCCGAAAGTCTTCCAGTTGATGTGCTTGTTCTTGAGCCTGAGGTATCCAGAATCGACGACCGGCGTTGGGATCTGCACCGGCATCGCGCCAGCGGTTGTGCTGTCGTAGAAGACAGTCTCCCACGGCGAGCTAGGGTTTCCGGCAGTCAAGCCGTAGGCCATGTGCGTTCCGCCATGGACGAAGAACCAGGCCGGAGCCTCTGGCGCAACCGAGCTCGAAGTCTCGAAGTAGAACGAGTTAGCTGTTCCTCCAGTAGATCCTGGGAGATACCACGCATTGTACCCATTCACCGATGTCCCTGGGATGTAGATGCTTATCGCCGAAGGATAGTTGATCGCTATATCCAACCATAGTTCGCCGACGAAATTCGGCTCTATCGAGCTCGATGTGTTCGACGTGTACCTGGCTGTCCAGTCCCTAGTGCTATCGATCGAGTAGAGGTTCGATGCGGTGTCACGAACATATCCGAACCTGTTCAGCTGGACTTCCTCCCACGTGACCAACCTGCCGCTGTGTATGCCAGACGCTCCCGTCGGCCCAACCACCTCAGGGTATACCTTGATTCCCAGCTCATTGCTTTGTAGCTGGTCCTTTCGGTTGTAGTAGTACCCAACCGAGTTGGGCATGGAAGGCCTCAGGACTTGTGTGGTCTCTCGGTCTCGGTCGTCGAAGAGCCTGGCTCCATCGATGACGAACTTACCGAATTCCACCTCGTTCATGTAGAGCCCAAAGTACCGCGAGAACTCGTACTTCGTCTCATCCGGATCATCGAACAGGAATTCGATGTTGAGCAGATTGGCTAACACGACCGAGTTTCGTTGGAACCCAGTCGTGATGAAATCGTCGGCCTCTATGATCGTCTTATCGACCGCAACGTGCTCGAGGTAGACATCCTGGCTCTTCTTCACGAATCCGCCCTTGTCGAACGAGATCCCTTGCCAGTATGTCTGTGAGTTCTTCTGTGGGGAGTAGTAGATCGGCGATTCAGGGAAATCCGGATCGTTGGTGTGCCGGCTTATGTACCTGCCCAGCTCCGTCTTCTCTGTCAGGTCGAAAGACGTTACGATCCTGGCTTTCTTGATGACATTCTCGTAGAAGTTGGCCGGATCCTTGACCATTTCGTCGAAGATCGGCTCAATGTCCTTGTTCAGATTGGAGTTGCTCTCTCCGGCCACATTGACTGATACTGGCCCATCCATCTTGAAGATGACAAATCGAGTAGGGATGTTGTCCTTCTCAAGCCAGAGCGGAGCGAAGATCGCGTACTCCTCATCGTAGATCCTCGAGTTCTTGACGTAGAACCCTGTGCAGTATGTGAAATCGTACTGGTTCTTGTAACGGTCCTTTGGCTCGATGGACTCGTCCTTCTCGTGGACGAAATAAGCGTCCTTCGGTGATACCTGGTTGCCATTCTGTGAGTAGAAACGGGCCAGATCGTAGCTGTAGCTGTTCTTTGAGCTGATTGGGTAGCCCTTGTAGATAGAGCGACTCAACGCAGGATTCGCATCGATCGTCTCCAAATAGAGGTGATCCTTCGAATCGGCGACAATCTGAATGTTCGTCGTCAGCTTTGGGTTCGTCCTCACGAGGCCGAAGGACGTCCTCTTCAATATCCGACTCATGGGCTATGTATTAACCCTGGATCCCTTAACTCCTAGATCCAGCATCCCTGGATGTCTGTGGGAGCAACGTCACGATCTGAGACGTGAAGTCATCGATGGTGTTCTCGAAGGTCCTCAACGGAGTCTCCTTCGAGGCCAGAGTCCTGGAGTAGTACCTCGCCGAGAGCTCTAAGTCAAACGAGAACCTCTCGTTCTCTGTTGGGTTCGGGAAGACATCGACTCCAATGGTCTTGATGTACTCGAGGTTGGTGTTCGCCGAAGCAGATGGGTTGCCACCGACATTTCCAAGCCCAGTGTCCTCGCTTCCGAAGTAATCGGTCATCCTGTACTGGAAAGTGACTGGGATGGTCAATGCCTCTTTGGTGCCGAACTTGAGAGTCTTGAACGAGAGGTTGTCAGATCCTGGAACTGTGATGACATCGTGGCTCTTCGGGTTGAAGAACAGGTACGCTCCAACCGACCTTGGTCCGATCAAGTATTGATCCCCATCGACGAATCCGATCTTGGCGTGCTTGTCAGCGGTCCCACCGATCGATTCGTGGAAGAACGCGGTCTGCCTATCGGAGCCAGTCGTTCCGAACGGAGCATTCGCGAACACAGAATTCCTGATCTCGTCTTGGACTATCGTGTTGACACCGGCGTCAGTCGACGTCATACCAGCCCAAGAAGGCACCATCGGGTGCTTGATGTGGATGAAGATGTTGTCGTTATAGCTGGCCTGGACGTTTGCATCGGTGTACGGGATGACCCATGTTCCGTTGGTGCCGCCCTTCCAGATGAAGTCTCCAGAGACTGTAGCTCCAACGTTGGTGCTGGCCACGAGAGTGTCCATGACCGTGGAATTGAGCGTGTGCTCAACGTCCTCTGTGACAGTGGAGATGTAAGCTGGTGTGCCGTTGGTGATGGCCCTGGAATCATACACCCCATACGTGAGACCATCCACATTCGAGTAGAGAGGGCGCCGGCCATCTACCGCCAGGTAACGGAGAGCGATGAACTGTCCAAGGACCTGCGAGGATTGCTGTGGATAGTTCCTGATGAACCCGTAGGAGTTGAGCTCCTCGGTTGGAGGGCTCGACAACGAAAGCGGAACGTAGTCGTATCTCCTCACTCGGTTGTAATCCTGGTCGTTGACCCTGAAGTCTTCGCCGCTGGAATACGATGGAGTGATCTTGACGTACCTGCTTCCGAACTCACGAGCGTACATCTCCAGGGCGCTCTGCTTCTCATTGAACACCCTGATGAAGTAGTTCTTCGTGATGATGGCTCCCTTCTTGACGACTGATCCAGAAACCTGCTCTCTGTAGTTGCCAGCGAACAGCCTGAGAGTTGAGTTCTTCTCGACGGTGTGTTCCTGGCCAAGCTCATCGACGACGCGTACAACGAGGATCGCCCTGGACTTGTCGATCATGGCTCGGAGCTCAAAGATCGTTTCCTCCATCTCCTTGAGCTTATCGAACAGAGGGATCACGTTCTGCTCGGAAGTGAAGAACCCAGATGCCAATTCCTTGGCAGAGTGCGCAAAGTACTTCGACGACTGGCTGAAGGAGCTATTGACGTGATCAGTGATCCCGAGGCTGTCCAGCTCTTTCCGTAGCTCGATCTTAGCCCTGTCTTTGTTGGCCTCATCTGTGATCGAACCGACATCTTGGATCGATTCTAAGTCAGATGGGAATTCGACTCTTACGGTCTCTGACCACACCGATTCCTTCGGCGAAATCGGCCATCCTGCCTCGGAGAGTGACTTGATCCTGATCTCCACAGATTCGTTCTGGGAGATCGGGATGTCGATCTGATTGATGTTCACGCTATCGCCATCCTCCACATCCTCAACCTTCCATGCGATCTCGCCGGTGAAAGGGTCCGTGTACCTGCTCCTGACTGGAGTCTTGAGCTCGTTCCACGTCGAGAAAGTTCCTCTCCTCTCCTCGCCGGAGTTGTCAAGGAATTTGATCTGGGTCGGTTGGTTCGCGGACCCATCCTTCTTGAGGTAGCGATATTGGACAATGAATTGGACCACTTCCTGTGGATTGGTCCTGTCCGTGCTCTTCGCCTTTGGGATCGGAAAGAATCCACGCACCCGGTACTTTGGGTTCGCGTCTCCCAATGCACGAGCTGTGCTGATCTTGTTGATGTCATCGACCGATGACGAGAACAGCTTGGAAGTGGAATCCCTGTCGCCGATGAGCCTGGAAAGCTCGTTTCGATCGGTGTCTTCGACTTTCTTCGAGACGTACTTGGTCGATTCGATCTTCGATCTCAGAGAGACGATCGACTTGTCGATCGTGCTGATTGTCGATTGCAACCGGTTCTTCTCAGCGTGCAGCTTCTTGACATCCTGGATCGATGAGTTCGAGGTGATGTGCTCGTTGATCTGGACGACCTTGAAGTTGTCAGTTGTCACCGCTGGTGCATCTGGCGTGACCCCAAAGATCGAAGGAGGAATCTTTTCCTTTGCTACCGAGTAGAGGTAAGCTCCAAAGTCGATGACTTGGTTCTGGTAGAAGACGTCAAGCGTGATGTCCTGGTCGCTGTCGTCCTTGATCGTCAGCTCATTGGTAAAGAGACCGACACCAGGTGACCAATTCACCGATGCGATCTTCGAATCAGGGTCGATGGGCCTAATGAAGAGGACGCAGTTCTCATTGAATCCAACATTGACGTCCACGCTCACCGACGAATTGTCGACGTCATAATACGAGAGGACATCGACTCCGATCTTGATAGGCTCGAATCCTTCGACTATGCTCACCGTCACAGTCCTGGTGTCAGACTCGATAGAATCGATCCGATATCTGGTGTCCTTGTTGTTCGCGTTGACCAGCAAGGAATCCCCAACCTTGAGCGATTGGGTAAGCTTGAACCTCGACTGGTGATCGCTATACTTGAGAGTGTCGAGCCTGAGCTTGAGAACTCTCTTCTGGTAAAGGACTCCATCAAGGGTCTCAGTCGTCGATTCGTCGAACACGTCCGTTACCGCGAAGTCGCCGAAGAATCGAAGCGATCGCGGCGGCAAAGACACCACCTCGTTGTCATCGAAGAAGGTGATGTTGTTGTCCAGGACTATCGAGTAGAAATCCTGGAAGAGGATGTTCGAATTGCCCTTGAAGTTCTTGTCGAAGAGCTTCTTCTTGGCTTCTGTGTCGAGGTTAAGGATGTAGCGATGGATCTCAACGTTCTCGGTGTTAGGCTTGATCTGATCAGACAGATCGAAGCTGACATAGAGCAACGGGTTCAGGAACGACTCGAAGAACCAGTTCTCCTTCTTGTTGAACGTCTTCGGCAATGGCATCGCCTTGATGTCAGCGGCCTCACGCTTGAGCGAAGCTGCCAACACCTTACGGAATTTGCCATCTGACAGCTTGACCGTGGCCGATTTGCCTCCAACTCCGGAGATCGACTCGAGGGAGTTACTGACCCTCTTCACTTCAGCCATGATCGACGACATCGAAGGCACCGTCACCTTCTTGATCTTGCCAACCGCGTCCGAAAGGTCGAACGTGACAGTGTCCGAGTTCGACGACACCAACTGGCTGAACTTGAGCATCATCTCATACGCATCCTTCTGGATCCGCATGAGATCGTTCAGCTGGGTGGTGAGGGAGTTCTTGGATTTGTTTACCGGCGGCATCTTACTTGAGGATGTTCACGTCGAATTGGTAGGTGGATTCATCGAGGCAGACTATCTCGATGATCGGTGCTTGGCTCAGGCTAGACGTGTAGACTGTGCCGATCAGCTTCTCGAAAGCGCCGTTGCCGAAAGCGTTCTTAGCATCGGTGTAGAACGAAATGTTGTATCCATTGGCATCGATCAGGCCTTCGAAGTAGATCTTCACCGTTTGACCTTTCTTCCAACGGTAATTGGAATCGTCGATGTTGATGTACAGGTTGTCAGAGAAGGCCTCGACTCCTGTCATAGGGTCGGTGTTCGTGTTCCTCTGCTTGAAGTAGTTACTGAAACGCCCGAGGAATAGGATGTTGCCATCCGTCAGGGAATCCAGTGTGTTGCCGTTGCTAGACGAGGTTGCCAACATTCCGCTGTTATCGGAGTTGCCACACGTCATGATGGTGTTGTACTGTTGGACGGTATTGACGATGGACACTTGCCCTGGAACAGATCGGTCTATGATAGTTCCATCACCATTCAAGATCAAGTCCAAGTTGAAAGCGACGTTCAATGAGGTTGTCCCATTCAGGATCGCATTGATGTTGTCCGCGAGCTTATTGATGAGGTCCAGAAGCGTCGTCGATGATTCCATCGACAGCTTGGCGTTATTGAGGCCGACTTCCAACGAATTCAACCGCTGCGAAAGCAGAGTCAGATCTCCTATCGAGTAGTAGATCGATTCGGTGGTCTCTAACCTCTCCCTGATCCCAGTGACCTCGATGATGAGATCCTGGAAAAGGTCGGCCGATTCCTGCATCCTGTTCATCGCGTCGGTGAACAGGTCCATCGAGAACGTGTTGTACTCGTTGACCACCACCTCGACTCCGACGTTATCGATCGAGGTATCGAACCTTACGTTCAGCTTGAGCCCATAGGCGTTGCCATTGAGCTTAGTGATCTTGTTAGGCTTGAACTTATCGAACCTTGGCAAATATGAATAGCCCGAGCCCTGGTTGATGTAGTCGTCCAGGACTAGGACTCCAAAGAGGTTAGTCGCCCTATCGGTTGGATCCGATTCGCGGTAGACGTCATAGTAGATCAGACAGACGTTGAACTTGAAATGCGAAGCCGCATCCGTCATGTTGAACTCCGAGATGATCGAGACGTTGGGGTCCGCTACGATCGCTTGGTAGGAGTTCGGATCAAAATCAAGCACAGCGCCATCCATCTTCGAGAAGACCACTGGCTTCGCCGATCCTAGGATGGCTGTGCCGGCTACGTTTGTCACGTCGCCGAATGTCGATTGGGAAATGTACTGGCTCGATGGGCTATCGTAGTAAGCCCTCAGGTCAAGGCCAGATGGATGGACTGATCCTGAATCCCGGCCGTCGACGTAGACGTTGCCATTCGACCAGACCATGCCAGGAGCGTAGTTGGTGTCGGCCAGCGTCTTCCAAAGCACAGTAGGAGTGGATCCGTGTTCGGTGGGAACGTGGATGTACGCCTCCATGTAGGACTGTCCGTCCTTCCTGACGTTGTTGACGATGTCGATGTCTCCGATGTACTTGACAACACGGTTGTAGTACGAAGTCGGATCCAATTCGACGAATCGATTGGAAGCTGCTGCTTCCGATGTGCTAGCATCCCTGAATCTCAGGACGTTCAGGTTACAGAGCCACTTCCAGAAAATCCTTTCGCTGACCGAAGACTTTTGCAGCTGGTCGTATCCTTGGGCCAGCGTGTTCTTGCCTTCCAACGCCAATTGCTCGAAATTGAGCACGTAGTTCTGTAAGGACTGTGCGAAGTTGATGTTCTCGTCCAGAGCCAAGGCTGGGACGCCTGAGGTGCCTCCGCCTAGGTTAGAGCCTATGGCTTCCCAGACGAGGTAGTTCTCGTAGTTAGAGGATGGAGTGGCAACGTCAGGGAGGTCTAGCAGGACGAACTTCGAAAAGGTCACCCTGGTATCATCGTCGCCGAAGAACCCAGTTAGGTCGTTAGAAGCCGATGTGAATGTGTAGACAGTCCCACCATTGACGCGCAATGGATTGATCAGGGGAGACGCCATGCATCAGGTGAGTGTGACTGTTTGCCAGGTCCCAGTGACGCCAGACTCAACGCAGCACTTAAGTGCGCCGGTCGTGCCCACTGACACATCGTAGACGAGGGCCCCAACTTGTGGGAACTTGATATCATTGATGGTCGCGGTGTCGAGCCTCGGCAGACCAAAGTAGCCAATCGGTCCTGTGCCACCAGTAGCTCCAGTGCCGCTCACATTCCAGACTGGGATGTTGCCAGGCGAGATATTGAAGAGCTTGGTGAGCTTCTCGATCTTGACACTGGAGCCGCTGCCGAACTCGATGTATCCAGCTCCACCAATGGTCAAATTACCAAGGCTGATGCTGATTCCACCGGAGAGCACAGAGATCCCGCCGCCAGTTGATCCTCGGACTATCAGGTCCTCGGTCTCAATGTCGTTGTCGCTGCCAAACCCGTAGTTGTTGATCTTACCAGTGGCAATATCGAACACGCTCAGGACCCGGTTAAGGGCGTCCTTGATCGTGGCGAAGTTGTCGTTGATCGTGATCCTGCCCGCAGCTACGGAATCGGTGCCGTTGAGTTGAGTAGTTTCGATTGCCATTTATTCGACGATGATCAATTCCCGTTTGGTTGTTTCCACGACGTTTCCGTTCGTGTCTTCGAGTTTGAGGCTCAGTGTGTAAGAGCCCTTTTCTGTGAACAGGAACGAGAAGTACCGATTCCGGTCGTATGTATCCACAGTTGAACCTTCCAACTCCTTTGACAGCTTCCAGACTGGCTTCTTCTTGCCGTGCACCTGGCAATTGTCATAGGTGAAGTTCAGAAGGCTGAGGACTGGCAGCCTCTTGCTGTACTTGAGGATCCGCAGGTTATCGAAGGTCGGATTCTTGATGAGGGATCGCCCATAGATGGTGCCTATGACGTTATCGAACTCCACCCAGAACTTGTCAGGCGAAGTGAAGGCCTTCGAGATGGCCTGGACCTTCGTCTCATAGTAAGACGTCGAACCGGTGCCGCCAGACCAACCCAGGACGAGGTTGTACGAGAACTCACGGATCCCTGGCCAAGATTGGGCTGTCGGCCCATTGAGCTCATCGGCCAAGTAGATCAGGTTGGTTGCGCCAATCAGGTATGGCGCCGTCATCCCTTCCACGGTGATGGAGCTGCTGGGCCCAGTCGATGATGAGACGGTGTAGATCTCGAAGTGGGATGGGATGTCTCCCATGTAGCCGAAGTACGTGGTCTCGTAAGACTTCGAATCCCCGGTCATGCCCTGGAACCTTATCCGGTGCCTGTTGTGCTTGTCGAAGTCCTTGGACACTGCTCTCACGTACGGCTTCAGCGAGTAATCGGTGTCGTACTTTTCATCGAAGTAGTAGATGAATGACCTGAGCATCGGAAGGTCCCTGGCATCGTCATAGAGGTCGAAGTTCAGTTGGCTGACCAAGTTCTGGAACCTCGATCTCCTGTTCGTGTAGTTGGACCTCAACGGGAAGCCCTCCATGGTTGCGTATGTCCGCTTCCAGACCGAGCCATCGTAGCGATAGACGCTCGAATCGTAGGCCGAGTAGATGACGTCGCCAGTCGCTCCAGTAGCGCCGGTGATGCCCAATGGACCGGTGTAGCCTGTCGGGCCTTGGACGTAACTGATCGTCATGTTCGGATCAGTGATGTCGAACGGACAATTCTCTAGCGTCATGAACATGTAGCCGGTCGGACCGGTCGAGCACTCGGAGATGCTGAACTGTGTGATCTTGGTACCGATACCATCCCACCACAGGTGGTAGAGATCCTTGAACCTGGCCACCTTGCCGATCTTGTGGAAGTAGTATGGGTTCCGATCTGCCAACGGATGACGATCCTCATCAGTGATGTTCTGGTAGAACTCGATCCCATCCAGCGAGTTGTAGCTGATCTCGGCCATGCCGATCTCCTCGTTCGGATGGAATGGCAACTCCCATGTGGAAACGTACTCATCCCATGTCAGCTGCTTGGGTTTCCGGTACCTCGGGTCATTCTTTGAGTAATCCGATTGCACCTCGTACCTTGGCGTGTCGAAGGTGTATTCCTTCTCGAGCATCTGGTACCAACCGATGAAATCGCATTCCTGCATCTTCACGCATATCGCGGCTGGATCGATCTTGATCGCTACTGTGTTGTAGAGATCCCACATTCTCAGCTCTACAGTGTATGTGCCAGCGTAAGGCAGGATCAGCGAGTGCCTTTCTAGTTCACTCACCGTCTTTCTACCGGAATCATAGCTCCAATCGATGTCTCCATCGAATGTCACTTTCCACTGCATCTCGTAGAAGTTGTAGCGGCCAAGGTTTATCCAGGAGTAGACATTCTGGGTCGGAAAGTTCGAAGGGAATCCGGTCATACCAGCGGTAGCTGCGATGCTCAGGTAAGTCGCTCCACTTGGCAGGCCAGGGTTTGGATAGATCGAAGTCCAACCGGTGACTTGGAAGGATTGATTGAACTGGGAATAGTACGTTTGCCCTGTTGGACCAGTCTGCCCAAAATCGGTCTGATCGATGTCATTGAATGTCACCTCGGCCTCATCCCATGAGATGTCAAACGTGGTGTTGACCAGGGTGATTGGGTACCCTACAGGGATGTCCTCATCGTCGTTGAGTTCGGCGACCTCCAGGTTGATGTTGTCGAAGTAAGCCAGGAAGCAGTCGTTGTAGTACGACATCGGGGCGCCGCTCGGCCCGAACGTTCCACCGGGTGAGATGTCGATCGTTGTTGCCGTGCCACCCGTAGGGCCTGGGATGCTGAATTTGCCAGATGGGATGACGCCAGTCGTGTTGCTGTACCAGTACGCGAAGATCTGTCCTGTGCTGCCAGGCTCAGTCTGTAGGATCCTGATGATTCCGGAACTTCCGCCTTCTTGGTAGAGTGTGAATGGCGCCAGCCTCTCATCTGTCTCGGCTGCATCATTCCATGCTGCTATCAGGCCATTCGCAATTTCTGCACCAGAATAAGCGGTTTGGCCGGTGTCAGGATCCCTCTGGAATGTTGCGCTGACGATCGACGATGTTGGACCGAACGGAATGTTTACCGATAGCGCATAGGTCTGGATCCCGTCAAGGATGCCACCGACGTACGCCGTGTTGCCGATCCCAATTCTCCATGAGAATAGGTCAGTCGTGCCATCAAGCAGCAAATCTGGCCCGACCGGGCACCCGTAGTGGTACAGGGGCCTCAGGTCCTGGATGTAGCCGCATGGCTTTGGCAGAATCTCATACGTTGGATGCAGCGAAAGCTGGACAGCGTCCACACGGCAGAAGCTTGTCCTTGCGGTGGTGTCCAACCGCATGTAGTAGACTGCTTCGCCGACGATGTCGATGATCCTTGCGTTCGTCGGAAGGAAGTACTTCTTGAGCTTGTTCTTTAGCGCGAAGATCTTGATGAGCACTTCCTCTGGAGTGAAGCTGAACACCTCTTCTACTACCGGGTACCCATTCTCGTCGTACTCCCCAGTCTCCTTGGTGATGTCGTAGAACAGACCAAACAGGTTGGTCTTCTTGTAGATCTTGTTCGGCACGCTCAGGGAATCCCTGAAGTTGGCCGTCTTGTCGAAGATCTGGATGATGTCGGTATGCTTGAACTTGCCGTAGTTGACCGAACGAGGGTCCACGTTCCTCCAGTACTCCTTTAGGTGGACATCCTGGTATCCGAAGAACTTGATGATGTTGATCAGTGCCCGGTAAGAGCCGATGTAAGGGAAGATCTTCTCGAACTCCGTGATCAACTCCTTCCTTTTGCGGTTGAGGAATATCCAATCAGGCTCTGGCTCGTTGATGTCCGTCTTGTCGAACACTGGCATGTCCTCACTGAGGATGTCGTGTCCGAAGTTCTGGAGGATGTCCTTGAGCCTCTCGTCCTCGTTCTCTCCCTCGCCATAGACTTCTATCCTAGCGATGACATGGCCCAAGCCGTCTTCGATCGTGAGCCAATTGCTGTAATTGGCCTCGGTGGATGGCTGGAACCCGATGTTGATTTGAAGAGCTTCCGACCTAACCTCATCTACTATCTTCATTCCTGGATCGTTGCCAGTCACACCAACTATCGTGAAACTATTGATCTCCAGACCATAGTTCTTTTGGCGCTCCTTCACGAGCCAGTTATCAGCGGTAGGGTTAGCAGAGAATCCATATTGGAAGTGTTCGGATGCGCCAGTCGGCGAAAAGTAGACGTTTAGGAATGGACCGGCACCCATGAGCTCTACTGAACCGAAACTAGGAACTTCTGGTAATCCACCAGAGGTCACAAAGAAATCCGAGGGCAACGGCAAAGTCCCATCTACGTTGTAGGCAGCGTATTTTGCGTAGAACGGGGATTGGGAGTATGATCCTCCGCTGGTGATCACCCACAAATAGATGCCACCTCCTACGTAGATGTAGTAGATGCTATCCTGGAAAGTGGTACCTCCGACCTGGGTCCACATTGGAAAGGTTTCACTGGTGCCATCAGGACAATACGTGCCATCGATGCCAGACGATCCAGCTCCCTGCAAGACGATTCCTCCATCACAGACCACTGGGGAGCCCACAGGAAACGCGCTCTCCACTAGCCCAGAAGTTTGGTTGTAGACCTGTTCTAGGATGTAGATCTGTGCGTCCTCGACCAGCCCCTCAGAGATGACTCCGTGTTGGATCCTACCGGTCCAGCAATCAGAGTCAGCGTCGTAATCGAGGTTCAGGTACTCGCCTCTCTTGTTGTAGAAGTTGTAGTACTTGTAGCTCACTGGTTGATGCTTAGATCGTTCTTATCGATTGTGAACGCGAAGTAGAATTGGACGCGCTTGATTGATTCGGCCATGTCGACGATCACCTTGTCTATCCGGTTGAGAAATTCAGCGAGCATCGGGTTCCCATACAACCTAGGAGACACGAATTTGGACAGCATTCCGTTCGAATAGTCGAATCCCATATTGACCCTCTCTCGGGCAAGCATTTTGCGGTAGAATGAATCAGTTGTCATCTCTTGAGCGCTTCCTTGTTCTTCGCCGCGATCCTCTTAGCCACGCTGTCCTGTATCACTTCCTTGATGACCACATTGACGGAACAGCTGTTGTGGTCGGTGAGTCCATCGTCGTAGTAGGCGCCGAATCGATCGTACCATCCTCCTCGGAAGAGCGGCATCTCGTTTAGTCCGATCTTGATGTCGCCAAAATCATCCAGTCCAAGCCTTGGGTCATCTCCATCTGTCAGATTGACTCTGGTCTCCACCAACGTCTTGAGCCCACGGATCCGATCAGTCTGGTAGCTTCGCTTCGTGTACCACCCATCGATGATCGCCTTTTCGTTCTCCTCAGAGACAAAATTGACGTGCACCGAATCGATTCCCTTGATTCCCTCGAGGATGGCGATGAGGTCTGACTTCGGGATCTTGTCTCGGCGGTTGACCGTGAGCATGTAGTCAGTCACCTTGGAGATCGCCATTGACCTCGCCGTCGAAGCATCTGCCCAATCGAAGATCCGTAGGAAGATGTTGAGTGCATACTTCTTGACGATCGGGTCTACGATCTGGAGCTCAGTCGAAGCGATCATCCTACCGGATTGGTGGATCCACGAGACCAGCGCATCCTTCTCGTCTGTGTCGAGATAGAACGAAGTCAATGGCGTGGTGTAGTAGTCAGTGTTCTTTTCCAGCCGTCTTGACAGGTCAGGGATCAGGAAAAGGTAGACGACGTTGTCATCGTCCAGGTAATCGTCGTCGAACGTCGTGTAAGCATCGACATACGAGTAGTTGAACCTGGAGAGGAGATTCACATAGTTGTCTGGGTTAGCCAGAACGTAAGACCTCGATGTCTTCGGTGCAATGAGCTTTGTGAGTTCGATTGGCTCGTTGTCAGCGCCTAGGACGATCGGCTTATCGATGAAAACGTCGAGGACCTCGTTCAGGTCAACCTGTTCGCCGGTGTCGGTGATCGCTTCGCCATCCCACTTGAATTCGATCCTATCGGATTTGCTGTAGATGTTGCCTTCGAAACCATCCGATGTCACGTATTCGACGGTGATCAGCGAGCCCAATGGAGGGATGACTCCATAGTCCTCGTTTCCAAATGTCAGGTCAATTCCATCGATGACGCTGGTCTTGACTATACAAAGGTTCTCTCCCTTCCTCATGTCGTAGAGAGAATCGACCACCTCATAGGGCACGCCGTTCACCTTGACGAAGACTAGCTCATTCTCTATCGGTTTCTTGGCCTTGATGTTGAACGATTGCAGTGCCTGTCCGGTGCCGATCAGGGATTGTGATTCCACCTTGCCCTGGACGATCGTCACTCGGTGAAATTCCCTGTCAGAGATGTTGATCCTGATCGAGTCCAGGGATTCTCCGAGCTGGATGAAATAAGGGAGGCCGTTGTCTGTGCACTTGAGAGTTGTCCGATCGACGATATCGATGTAAGAGGCGTTCAGATCAGCCAGGGCGCTCGCCTTGATCTTCATCCTTATCGTGCCTTGGGCCGACAGAGCCCTGGTGGGGTTGTGGCCAGCTAGCCTGGAAAGGCCATAGATCGCCCTCTGCTTTGAAGCGGTGTAGATGTTGTTCTCGACGATCGAGTCTTCTAACATGAGCATGAGCAGCTGCCAGAATGACTTGAGCACCTTCAGGATCTGGCCGTACACGGAAGCGACGGAGAAAACCGATCGCTTCTGGGCGTAAGTCTTGCCAAGGTAGCCATGCACGTCCGACTCTACCTCGGAGTATTTTATTCTGTGCGGGTTCAGGATGTTCATGGTCTCACTCCTATCCCTAGGACTTTTGTTCCGTCGATGGTGATATCGACGAGGATCGAGTCGCTTATGTCACCTGGGATGAAGCTTGCCTCGACTTTGTAGCTGAACTTCTGTCCGAGCTCGCTGCACCAAGTTTCGATCTGGGACTTGACCTCGTTCTCGATCTGGTAAGACGAGGCCCTGTAGTTCCACAGGAAATCCTCGAGGTTGGCCCCGAACTTCGGCTCTCCAAGGACCTGGCCCTTCCGGGTGGTCAGGATCATCTCGACCTGCTGCAAGAATTGGTCCAGCTCCTCGGCCACCTCCGTCTCGTAGCTCGAGTAGTTAGGATCCTCTGGCATCCTGAAATAGAAATCGATTGGCACGTCCTATCTATTGGACAATCAACCGCCGCCACTGGTAAAGAAGAAGTCCATGGCGTTGTCGCCCTTGATCCGATCCTTGACCTCCTGTAGCTCCTCCTTGCCCTCTTCCCTTACGAGCTCGTAGTTGATCTTCACGTTGCCGACGAGTGAGAAATCGAACGTTCCTATCATCCTGGAGAGCTGGATCTTGGCCTTGGCCACCACATAGCGGTAGAAAAGATGGTCCTTCATCAGATCATCCAGCGGGATCTTGGTTTGGCACTGGACCACGATGTCCCGGTTAGGCGTCTCTCCACCGAAGAAGAGCAGCCCGGTGTTCTTGTTGAACGTCCAGGAGACCGTGTGGTTGAGGATGTGGGATGCCAGATCGATCCAATAGAGGTTGAGCGCGTAGTACATCAGGGATTCCGATCCATAGCCAAGGTTGGCAGAATCCTTGAAGATCACTTTCTCGGCCGTGATGTCCGTGGTGCCATCGAACGAGAAGGATGGCAGGAAATCCTCCCGAAGCTTCTTTACCCCATTCACAGCCACCACACAGGTGGGCAGCGGCAGGACTCGCTTAGCCTTGAACAGAGGGACCGAGAAAGACGAGACTGGTATGACGTAGAGCCGATCCTCAACCGAATCCTCGTATGAGTAAGTGAACCACCCATACGCATCTTCGATCAGCCTAGTGATCTCCTTGGCCTTGAGATCGAACGGCACCGCACAAGCGACAGTCAGCTCCTGCTTGACCCTCTCGATGAATTCTTGGGTTGTCGGCGTGAGTGTCATTGTTCCTTGGTCACATTTTCGTAGATCTCAGTGAGCGCATCGATCTTGGCTCTCTTTCCGATCCGGCCGTTCCTGATCGCAGACTTCTCGACCGAGCATTTGATCTCGGTGATGCGGCCATCGATGATCGATTCGTTGATCTCACTGAATAGGTCCAGGTAGCAATCGACCGCTGTGCAGTTCTTGACCGACGTTTCTTTCGTGTAGCAACAGCTCAGCGTGGATGACTTGCACTCACACTCGAACAGTTGGCATTTGTGGAGCCTGCCACCTTTGATCGTGCAATCTAGAAGGTCTATCCTTTCGATCGATTTGACGGTGAGCTTGGCCTCTTTGATCTGTAGCATCCCACGATCGCTGTCGTAGTTTATCTCCGCTTCATTGCCATCGATCTCGCATCCTTCCAACAGCGAAATGAGCAAAGGCTTGAACCGGTTGAACATCGCCGACAGCTCCCTTGGGTTGTCTGACATGTTGGTTCGGAGTCTCATCTCCGGGTACCGTTGCCTGAAAGTCTGGTAATCCGCACAGGATCCCTTGATCGAAGTCGATTCGCTCACCATCCTGATGAACGTTGACCTCTCAGACTCGTTGTATACGCCCGGGGATCGGTATCCTTCGGATATGCACTTAGCGATGCTCTCGACGATGGCCAACCCCTCAGAAAGCTTCTGTGGGTAAGATTCGCCGCCGATGTACTTCACCCTGACATATCCATCCTTGACCCTTGTGAAGTCCGTTCCATGTTCTGACCCAAGGGAAATTCCGCATCCATAGATCGGCGACGATTGGCTCATGTTGAGGCGATCGATCGCAGTCCTCATCGATTGTGGAGCATGGCTCGTCTCCGAGAACGATTCGAGCGCCAACCGATCATCGAACCCTAGCACTGTTTTCATAGGATCGACGCGATACGTGACGTTGTTCTTTCCATCGAACGCGCTGAAATCGAGGACCATCCCACAGTGGCTATCGGTCTTCGATGACTCGGCCAACCACCTCATCGTGTTGATCATGCTAAGCCTCCCGTGGGAGTAATCCATGAAACCGGTGCTGAGTTTCCACCGCTCCTTGCCTAACTTGGTGAGCCTGGCTTGGTATGGGTTGGGCTGGCCCTGCTTGATGACATGGAGGCCGATGGCTTCCGTGATTCGACCCACGAGCGGATCGCCATGCAGAAACTCACATGAGAACCTGAAAACGATCCTTGGATCGGTAAAATCGATTGGGGATGGCCGGGTGTTCACCGGCTATCTATTGATCAGAAATTCGGACCCTGTTCGTTGATCAACCGGATGATGACATACCCGATCACAGCCGCTCCTAGGATTGCGCCCAGGATGAATGATGCTACTACCATCAGCTTGCCAGGTATACTTTCTTGCCTGGAACATCGATCTTGACCACGACCGCGTCAGCGGTCTGGCCGACCTCGAACACATCCGCCTCATCGAGGTAAGACCGGTGCAAAAGGCCAACGATCTTAGGCTCGAGCTCGATGAACACACCGAACTTGGTGATCTTCTTGACCTTTCCGCTCACTTTCGTGTTGAGCTTCAGCCGGTCCTCGATCGTCTCCCAAGGAGACGGTTCAACTGGGTTGATCGAGAGAACCAATCGATTGTCTTCCAATATCTCCTTCAGGAAGAAATTGATGGTGTCACCTGGTTTGATCCTGCCATTGCTGAAGAGCTCCGTGACCTCTTCTGACATGTCTGACTTTGAGATCAGGCCAGTGAGGCAGCCATTGAACTCGACGAAGATGCCATGCACGCTGGTGCCAGTCACGAACCCGTCGTAGCGTTGGCCCACGATGAGTTTCTCGACTTCACCCGGAATCAACGATTCCAGGTATTTGCGGTGTGAGACAACGATGCACTCCTTCTCCTTCGAATAGACGATAGGAACTACGTAGAGCTCCTTGCCGACGAGGGATTCGAAGTTGACGATCTTGTTCATGCCACCCAACGATCCTGGCATGAAGCACCTGATCCCAGAGATGTCGACGTAGTAGCCGGCGTTCTGGATCATGCTTTCGACCTTGCCAGGGAAAGCGACACGGCTTCCGATGGAATTCATCAGCTCCTCTTCGTTGCGTCGCTTCACCATCTTCGTGAGCGAGACGATCACCGGCTTCTTTCCGTTCGGATCTACCTTTTCCACGATGACCTCGAACTCGTTCCCTGTTTCGATGTAAGGAAGGTACGACTTGTCCTCGCGGCCAAGATCGATCATCGCTTCCTCACGCCATCCGATGTCGATCGATGCGGTCTTGGCGTTGCAAGAGATGACCTTTCCCTTGACTACTGCGTTGACCTTCGGTTCCACTAGGCCAACGAGCTCACCGAAGTAAGCTTCGTACAGCTCCTGGGCGTAAGGCTCATGGCAGAAGATCTGGGTCTTCTCATCTCCTCTGTGACGCTTGACCCTCACGTTGTTGGCCAGCCTCTTCCCAGATTGGGCGCTTAACGCATCCCAGTCTATTGCCGGTGGCAACATTGGATTCTCGGTAGTTTCAAGCTTGACCTTGTAGCTGGCCAGGAGGCTCTCTAGTTGTGGAGCCGTCGATTTCCGGATTGCCGGACGATTCATGTAGTTCCCTTTAGAAGTGGTAAGTATCTATCTCACCTAATAGTCGCAGGGTTCGAAATTCCTTGGACATAGGCTTGGCCTGCGCTTGCACCGACTCCAGTTGATGGAGGAGGAACATAGACTGATGCGCCAGGAGGTACCCTGATTTCTGCGCTCTTGATGTACTCGTCTATCCGAGTCGATATGCACTTCGCTAAGGCTTCACTGACCTTTTCTACCCAAGTTGAATTGAGAGCCTCGACGATCTTCTTTGAGATGGTCTTTGCGAACTCCTCTGAAACGATCAGTTGAACTGCTGGAACGAATTGTGAAACATCGGTTCCAGCCAACGCTTCGGCCCGATTCTTGATGTTAGTAAGCGCAGAATAGAAACCACCATCGGAGTCTTTCAGTGCAATTGACAGCGCTTCCTGTGTTTCGGTCAAGCTCTGGGCGATCGTCGTCGAGAGGTCGGTTTTGATGCTCTCTTTCAGTTGGTCTTTGTCTAGCGGCATGTCATTGGGTCTTTGAAACCAGACTGAGAAGAGATGCTGGTGCTGGCGTTATAGGAGGGCTAGTAGGGTACATGAGGTTGCCTACATGGACGTGTGCGTTGAACAGAGCAAGGAAAGGTTCTCCTAGGATGATCGAATTGGTAGCAACTGATCCCAGCTTGATGGATGCGGCTTTCGAACAGTCCAAATGGATCGAGTTCTGTGCTACAATCTTAGCATCCATGCACTTGATCTTCGCGGTCTTTTCGACGTTGATCGTGATGTTGCCGTTGTTCTTCATCTCGACCTCATCGCCATTCGGGTTCTTTATGCTGATAGAATTGTCCGGCTTGATGTTCAGCTTCGTCGACTTGTAATCGATCATCAGCCCATCTTTCTCCGTGAAGTAGACCTTCATGCCACCGTCGGTTACGGTGTCATAGACCACGACATGGGCATTCGTGTACGAATCCTTGATCAGATCTTTGACCTCTTTCGATAGGTTCTGGTTGAACCTATACTCCGGATGGTATAGGTCACCATTGTTGAATTGGATCGCGACGATCGATCCTTTCTTTGGGACCGAGAATGAGCCGCCTCCTGTGCCGCTGCCACCTGACCATGACGTCGCAGGGGTGGCCCATGGGATGTCCTCAGTGTTCAGCTCGTCGAACTTTCCAAAGACCTTGGCCCTGATTCGTCCGATCTTCAGCGGGTCGTTGACATCAACTACCTCCCCTAGCCAAGATGTCGTGTGTAGGTTATCGCGGTAGGTTTCCATCAGCGGTTCACGTTCTCATGTGGAGGAGGCCCCAACGAGTTTCCTTTCGATGGACCGTCTGCTATCCGTTCATTGATCGATTCGGTGCCATTGGCTTCCGACGGTTGATCTCCGCCTTTGTCGGTCAAGCCTCTTTCCGAAAGACGGTTGAGTCCAGAAGGGCCATCCTGGATCGATGACCTGAGAAGATCCTCAGTCTTGTTGTTCATAGATGGCTCGAACCGATCCTTGACTGGGTTGCCGCCTGGGATGCCTTCCGCGTCGTTGAGATTGGCCTTCGAATGGAAAACGTCCTGGTTGGATAGTGAAGGCCCAGTGGCGACGCTTCCATGCGCCAACCCGATCTTGTTCTCCAGAGATGCACCAGTCTGGGATTTGCCGATAGGATCCTCGTCTGTCCTATTCAGGCGCGATGGGCCGTCAGGCAATTCGCCGTTCGCTTCGGTGAGCTGATTCGATGTGCTGCTTCCCTCATAGATCTGTCCTCCTCCTTGTTGTACGGTGTTTTTGACCGATTCGCCATGGATTGGGCTTGGATCTGGGATGCCATTGCGGTTCGAAACGGATTGTCCGTCTTGGATTTGTCCCGAGGCATCCCTCTCTTTGTTCTCTGTGGATGCGCCCGAGTAGTCAGATGGGGTAGGCTCCTGTTCTACGTTTCCGACCGATTGGCCGGGTTGGATGCTTCCGCTTGCCTTTCCGGATTCAGCCGATACGCCAGAGTAGCCGCTCGAAGCCGGTTCCTGCTCGACATTCGAGGCCGATTGGCCATCCTGGATCTTACCGGATGCGTCAGTAAGCGAGTTGCCAACAGACTGTCCTTCCTGGATCTTGCCTCCAGCAAGGGTGGTCTTATTGCCGACGCTTTGACCGTCCTGGATCCTGCCAGAGGCCTCCTCGGTGATGTTAGAGAGTGATTCGCCGCCTCCAACGGTACCAGTAGGTATTCCTTCGGTGTTAGAGGTCGACGGGCCGCCACCGACCTCTCCAGCGGGTTCGCCCTCGGTATTTGCGGCTGATTCTCCTGTAAGAGAGCCAGGAGGCGGATCCATGTTGACGTTTGAAGGCGATTCTCCTTCCTGGATCTCGCCGGTGGCAGAGCCTTCGATGTTATCGGCTGATGGTCCATCTGTCAGCTCACCGCTGGCCTGTTCTAGCACGTTGGCCAACGAGGCGCCGCCATTCGATTCACCGTTCGCGATCTCAAGGACGTTATTGAGCGATGGGCCAGTAGCCACATTGCCGTTAGGCGTGGTGACCTGATTGTTCGTGACCTCATCGAAGTACTGTCCGCTAGGCTTATCGATCGTGTTCGTGAACGATGCGCCAGGCCCACCAGCGGTGGTGATCGCTTGCTGTACAAGCCCATCGATCCCAGCGCCAGCGGCTGCAACGATTCCTCCTGGGGAGAAACCATACACATTGCCTAGTATAGCTTTACCGACTTGGCTACCGACCAAGTTCTTGGCCCTTGCAAGAAGCTGATCCTCCACTGTCTTAAGGACTGTGTCCTGATCGAACACGTTGCCCAAAGCATCCAACTTCGCTTTAGCCTTCTCCTTGAACTTATCGACCTGTTCCTTGAGCTTGTCCTTGAATGTCTTCGGATCTATCTTGCCAGGCGTAGGGTTGTCAGGAGAGTTGAGGGCGTAACCGCCTATGATCTCAGAGTCATCCAACGCAGCCTTATCGAGGTTGCCTATCATCTCATCAGATAGCAACCGATCGGAGAACAAGTTGTACAGGTTCTCCTCATAGACGCGGCGGTAGGAGAAGCTGAACTTCTGAGAAGCCATCTCCATCTTATCGTTGCCGACCTTTTCGAGCATCCCTGAGGAATCGTCTGGGATGAGCTCACACTGATCGAACCTGAAAAGCAGTCGATTCGTGGTGTTGTTGATCTGGGATGGATCATCGAAATCGGAAAGGATCTCCTTGCCGAGCATCCTCTCTGTCATCGATGGATTAGGAGAAGGCGGGCCCTCAACTTCGCGGGTGGGCGTGCCTGTTCGGTTGATCGTCCTCGACTCATAGACATAGACATAGACACTGAAGGTCCTTAGGTTCCATGGCACAACCTGGCGGTAGTAATTCCAATCGAAACAGGCCTTCCGGTAGAGATCCATCAGGGCAGTCATCCTGAGGTCGATGCTCTCAAGGCATCCGATCGTGATCTTCCGATCGATCAGCCTAGATTTGAATTCTTCCTCATGGAACCCACGCTTCCATGCCTCATCTAATCCACTGATCGATTGGAAGAACCATGGGCAATGGCCATTGATCCTTCTCAGGGTATCCACGAACTGTGAGAGGTAGTACGCACGGTTGTCGTCCCCAATCCTTGAGAGGTAACCCATCGCGGTGTTAGGGTGGTCGACCGTCGACAGAAGCCCGCTCATCGGCTGGTCGAAAAGGAACATGAGCTTGAACCCAAGGTAAGTTGGGTCCTGGATGGCTATGAGAGGGTTGTTCTCATAGGCCAAGTTCGTCTTCGCGAACCTGTTTAGGGCTCCGTCTATGAATCCTTGGTTAGACATCCTTGTTCCTAGCTGGGATCGGCCATTCCCTTCTTACCAACACCAGCGACTGCTTGACTGGCCCAGGCGGCGTGTATTTATAGTCGATCGAACTGATCACGTAGTACCCAGACAGGAACTCGTTCTTGACCTGATCGGTTGGGTTCAGGCCATCCTGTGATCCATCAGGCCCAACCGAGGATGCAGCGTTGAAAGCTTGCGTCTTGTTTGGGTCAGAATCGTGTGTCTCACCGAGGTCCTCGTCCCTCTTTTTCAGGAGTTGGGCGTTCTTGGAGTTTTGGCCAGATTGGTAGATCAATACCGGCACTCGAGCGTACTTCGAAAGGTAGAAGTTCATGCCAGCCAGATTGACCTTGAGCGACATCTTCTCGACTTCCATCAGGTTCTGGAAATTGAGCACCCTGGCGAAGATGTAGTTGTCATGGACGTGGCCGCCGTTGGTGTTAGAGAACTGGTTGCCGATCCATTTGTACTTGATCGATCGCTTGTACGTGTCCTCGTCCCTCCTGCCCTTCATCAGGATCTGTTCGTTCTCAGATCCTGGTGTCGTCAATGGATCGATGAAGTTCCTGACGTAGGTAGGATCGTCGGCCTCCATGTCGTAGTACTGGACTTGCCGCTTGTAACCATTCTCGATCCACACATTTGCGCTCTTGTTCTCGAGCGAGAACTGCTCGATGAAGGTGTTCATTCCATTCATCTCGAGCTTGTTGGTTAGGACCAACGACCCTTTGATGGTGTCTTGGGTGCCCTGCTGGCCCTCGATGCCAGCCAATGGCACCGAATAGCTCAGGTTGATCTCATCCAGCTTGTCCTCGAGCGAGAACTGCTTGTTGACGTTGACCAGACAGAGGTAGTAGTATGGATCAATGAACCAAGTGAAGAAACTGTCATCGTTCTTGAAGCAGTTCTGGACGGACTGTGAGACGAACGTCTCGTATGTCTCGAACGCACAGATCCTCTTCATCGCATCGTCCATGGTCGTCTCGTTCGATGCGAATCCAAGGCCGACCGATTCACAGACATCCATCAGGTGGTCGAAGCTGCTTGCAGATGGAAACGAGCGGCACACCTCGCCGAAGAATCCAGGGATCTTCATGATGCCGCTGAACGTGTAGCTCTGTGTGCTTGGCGAGGAGTTGATCGAGAGTATGTCGAAGTCGATCCTTATCGGCCGCTGATTGTCCTTGTCCGGAGGGCGCAGGTAGACCGAGATCACATCTCCATCGAGAGGAAAGTTGATGTTGAACTTCTGCGCAGAGTCCTTGATCGTGAGAGTCACCCTTGGGATCTTCGACCCAAGGCTCACATTGAGGTATTTGATCTCCGTCTTATCGAACATGATCGACCTGACTGCGACCATGGGCATCCATGCGCCGGCCCTAGCGGAGTTCTCGTTCAGAAGGTCTGGGTCTACTCCACCCGCAAGCGAGGCCCTGGCCTCGTCGGATTCCTGGTCCTCGATCATGAGTGGATCGACCTTGATGGTCGGATCCAACAGAGGAAGTATGGTCCTTTCGGTGCTCACTTGGTCGCGTTAGGGGCCAGCCTCAGGGCTCCGCCGGTTGTCGCGAATGGAACCTCACCGTTCCTGAGCAAGTTAGTCGGCTTGATCTCCGATGCGCCGTTCTTCCTCTTGGAAGCGATCCGAGCCAACTGCTCGAGCCTAGCGGCGTCTTTTTTGCTGGCCCTACTGGTGTCGATGAATATCGACTTCGTGTCCAGGATCGTGTGTGATTGGGCCTGGGCCGATCGCTTGAAGAAGCTGCTGACCGATGATAGGGAAGGAATGACTAGGATGTCGCCGATCTCCATCGAGAATGGGTTAGTGATCATGTTGAACTTGAGAACAGCGTCCACCTGATCCACTGATCCATAGGCCTCGAACGCGATCAGGTCGATCCTGCAGAGGTGGTGTTCCTCCACCTTGACGATCCGCATGACCTGGAAGTCTGGGGACAGGTAATTCACAGTGAAGTTGTTGTCCAGGAAGTCGATCATCTTCACACCATCACGATCCATCGTGGCCTTAAGGTCCAATAGAGCGATCTGCATGCGTTATGTATTGTCAATCGATGCCCCTGGCAGCCTGTGTCAGCAATCCAGGGTCCTTCATGTGGTTCGGGAATCTGGAAGCGACCCCGCTTTCCCTGATCTGCTTTAGGCTGTCCTCGTTGAAATACTTGCCCTTGTCGGCTCCAGCTCCAGAGATGTCGTTGCTCGCGTGTGGGTTAAGGCCGCCCTTTTCCAAGACGCCGGCGTACTTTGAAGCGGTCGGCGGATCCGTGATGTACATTCGACCATGGCGGCTGAACATCGCCATGATGTCGTTTCTGTCCCTAGGCCTGGCTGGCTTGAGCTTGCACTCGACGATCATCCTCGATGGGAAGTCGTCGATGCCCAATGATCCATCGAACGCAATGTCCGTGCTCTCCAGGATAAGGTTGCCAACAGAGATCATCGGATTGGCAGGGTTCCCGACGGTCACATGCCACTCGCCAGTGTCCTCGCCGGTCAGCAGGGCATTCAGCCCATGGATTTGTGGCCGGCCCATGTTGTCGAGCGATCCACCCAGCACGTTTCCTAGGATGTTCGAACCAATGGTCTTTGCGGCGTTTCCTAGGCCAGCCAAAGAGAAACCCTGTCCATCTGTCAGACTGCTGAGCCGGCCCATGAGCTTTTGGAGAATCGATTTGACGTATCCCTGGAAATTGCCCTTCTCGAGCATACTGGGGTCTCCCAAAGGTTTGACCTTCCTGGCGTAACCACCGTAGTGCCTCACCTCTCCGCCCCAGAAGCTGCCCTTGTTCGCGGTGCAGATGAGTATGTTCGAAAGAAGATCCATGAACGCGACCTTCGGATTGATGCCATCGATCGATCTGAGCTCATACTCGAATTTCAGCGAGAATTCCTGCGTGAACTCGAGCCCTTTCTCACGGATGTACATCTCGCGGATGATGTCCACTGGTCCGAATGTGACGTTCCTGTTCTCGCCGTACGGGTTGTACGTGTCCATGTTCGGGTTAGCGAGGTTATTCTTCCCGAACCCTTCCTGTGTTGCTGCGGATGCGGCTACTATCGCTTTACCTACAGTGTTAGCTGATCTGGCTATGGTTCCCTTGTATCCGCCTCCAGCGTAATCGTTCTGGAGTCCCAGTCCTTCGTTCTGGTATGCGCCTTGGTACTCGACCTCTTGGATGTCGGCTGTCAGCTTCTTCCATGTCATCCCATGGCTGAACTTCATCCCAACAGACTCGAAGCTGTTCATCGAGTTGTCGACCCAGGTGATCATCCTACCGATATCAGGGGCTGGGTTCTTCGAGTTGTCGAACAGGTCATCCGCACATGGCATCGGGAACCTACGAAGAGTGACCATGTAGTTGTTTGGCACGTCGCCGTAGTGCTTGCACCAAGTGAAGTCTGGCCAATCATATTCGACTGCGTTCGTCTGTCCAGTCTTGGACCACTTGATGATGTTCGTCGCTGACGGATGACTGATCACCGTCGTGGCCATGTCGTTCTGTGCCCGGATCCCATACTTCTCTGGCTTATCGAAGTAGTCCTCTGGGGTGGTCGAGTTCGATGTCCTGTTGTTGAAGAAGAAGATCGAGTACCGGTTGAAGATCGACGGCTTAGCGCCGGCCCTCGAGCCAGCGTATTGGATCGATTCGCCATTCTGTGGATCGGTTATCGCTGGAGGCGCTGGCCAATTCCCATCAGGCTGGGTGTACAGCTCGCCGATGATCGCGTTGAAGCCGGCCGATCCGCCTTGGGCTCCCTGTGACTGGATGTACTCGTTGGAGAATTCGTTGGGCATCTCCGGCTATCTATTGGAGCTGTCAGACCCCATAGAGATAGCTGGTGTACCTTTTGAAGCTCTCGTCATCCTTGAATTTGTCACCGAAGCCACGTCTGAGTCTCTCCAGGAACTCCGAACGGTTCACGACGTAGAACTCACCACCGTTGTCACCGTAAGTCTTCCTGTTCATCGATGTGGCCAGTTTCCTGAGCTGGTTGTTGATGAGGTACCTCTGGAGTTTGGTGAAGAGCTCCTCCATATCGATCCTTCTCTTACGGACGAAGAAGTGCTCGATCTTGTAACGCTCCGCGCTGTTCGCGAAGAACTCAGAGATCGATTCCTGCGTCTTGAAGTGCTTCATCGACACCTTGATGATCCGATTGGCCCCAGATTTGAGCCTCAGCGAACAGTTCGCGAGGTTGCTCCTCAGGAATAGGATGTTGTCGTAGAACCAGACGATCCGAACGTTGTACGACGGCAGCATGAAATTGCTGCCGATGTCGGCCGAGGTGATCTCTACCTTGACTGGGAAGAGGATCTCTGGGTCATCGACGGCGTACATGACAGCATGGCACATCGAGCCCACTGGCAGGAGCTCGATGTCTGTCATCTAAGGGCCTCCTCGATCAGGATAGCGCTGCTCACGCTCTTCTTGTACCGATCGAACAGCTTCTTGTCCTCTAGCATCAGGAAGACCGACAGGCCCTCACGCTTCTCGAACTTGTTGATCTTGAGGATGGTCTCCTTCTTGATCGAGTCCAGGTAGTAGTAGAGGAACTCCGTCTTGCTGGAACTCAGGAAAGCAGAGATCCTCTTCGAGATGTTGAACTGGATGGTTTCAAGGCTCGGTTTGGTCTTCGCGATCTCCCTCGATGTCAGCTTTTTCTCGATGTCGCTGAACACGATGATCTCGGAGTTGCGCTTCTTGACGAAGTTCTCCCTGAAGAAGTCCAGATCGCAATGGACGAAGAAGATGTTCTTCTGTGGATCGGTCTCGGTCATTTCTTCTGCGCCTGTTCGGAGATCACCATGAGCTCCTTGAGCTGATCTATTTCGCTCCGAAGCTCCTTGATCTTCGCCTTGATCTGTGCTGGGGTTGGCATGTATTTCTCGCCCCAACGGCTATTGATGTTGAGTACCTCAGCGTGTTGCTCATTCCCGAGGTCCAGGTCCAAATCGTTGATGATGTCGCCGAGCAGTTGGAACGATTGTAGGGATGCGTATTCGCTGTCTCGATCGATCTCATACAGCTTGGTCAGGGTGAAGTACATCCCTGATCCATTGTGGTTGTCATCCTTCACTCTCTTGATGACACCGTTCGAGGCGTTCTCGAGGACTACCTTCACCATCAGATCGGGCTGATGCCTTCGACCCAGCTCTCGATGAACTCATCGATCTGGGCATCGGTTTTTCCGGCAGCCCTGAGGCTTTGGATGATCTCCTTCTGCTTGGCCTCGAGCCTTTCGCTCTGGAGAATCCGCTGGGTTTCCACGTGGGATTGATGGAACGCGTTACCGCGTTCGATCTTCTCCGCTTTCCACGCCTTGTACGCCTTTGGGTCTGACTTCTTGAGCCACTTCTCGTACTCCCTTCTCTGTTTCCTCGATTCCGACATTCCCATCGTTTCCGTATTTGAGTTCCAATGCTGATTGGAGGTTGAACCTGATGAAATCGGCCACCTCTTTGAGCTCCCTTTCGATGTCCTTCTGTGCCTTCTTCATGATGGCGCTCGTGATGACCTCCGAGTCGAACGTCGACCTGAGGAAATCGTACGCCTCTGGAGTCGGCACCGGCACAGAGATGGAGCGATCGAACTTGATGTATGAGGACTTGCGCTGCTTTTCTAGCAGGTTCAGTATGATCGCTTCCTCTCCTATCGGTTGCGGCTCAGCCGCTGGAGCCGGCGCGTCTATTGGAGTGTTCAGTCCTGGGATGTCTCCAACCGCTGTGCTTCCGGTGATCGGATCTATGCGTAGCGTCTCCAGTCCAGGCACGCCCATCTCGACCATGAACTCCCTGATCTCCTTGATGAAGATGCTGTTGCCGCTGTCAAAGAAGACTTTGCCATCCTTCGATTCCGTCACGAATTCGGCTTGGCCCTCAAGGTCGCCCTTGATCCACTGGAAAACTCTGCCCTTGAACCTGTCTTGGCTCATGGCAATCCTATGCACTCTATCAGGCCGTGGCGCCCAACACGATGGGTGTGGCCGAACCGCCGGCCTCATTGATCATCAGGACGTAAGGATTTTGGCCGTTCGAGAGCATGTAGAGCTTGCCACGGTTGGCTATTGATTCAGTGGCTGCCGACATGTTGAGCCCATTGATCGCTCCTCCCATAACGAGTGCGCCAGTGAAAGTGCCGCCGACCCCAAGGCCAGTGGATCCAGTGAGGCCACCCATGAAAATGCTGCTTGACAGATTCGATGGGAAGTAGTTCGTGGAAAGGTTGCCGTAGAACTCACAATTCAGCACCTGGCCAGCGAAAGTGCAACCGGCCATGGATTGACCATGGAAGGATGATCCAAGGATCTGCGCGTTCGTGCCCAGCGTCTTATCCACTGTGACAGCAGACAGAGCGGTGTGGAAGTTGGTGTTGGCCACGGTCGCGCCACCGACGATCCTGAGCGTGGTGATCGTGCCGGCCGATCTCGTGTTCGATACCGATCCTTGGATGAGGCTAGAAGTGAAAGCCCCATCGAACGAGCATTCGGTGACGTTCGAAGTAGGGCCGATGACCACCGTCGTCGCAGTTGCACCGAATCTGGTTGCCCTAAGCGTGGATCCTTCGATCAGGTTGTTCTTGAAGGCCGCAAGGACGTGTATGTTATCGACTCTGGAGTTGATGAAGCTGCAATCGCTCACATCTCCACTGAATTGGCTATCGACGATGTTGCTGTTACCTTGGTTGTTGTGGATGTACAGCTTCGAGATCGACCTAGCGAACTTGGTCCGATAGCAACGGGATATGAGGCTATTGCTCACTCCATTGAACTCCAGCATCTCGCTCCTGACGATGACATTCCCAGTCGACCACCCGTTGTTGGATGCTCCAGTTGCGGCAACCATGTTCGTGTTGTAACCCATCTTGATTCCATGCACGCTCTCAAAGGCGCAATCCTTGATGGGTCCGAACTCACAGTCGCTGCTAGCCCTGGTGATGTAGACGTTCTTGGCTCGGCTGAACCTCATGTTTCGGATGCCGCGTCGGATGTTGATACCTGGGAATGAAGGCGAATCAGGTACTACCGGGTATGGGTTGAGATTGACGTTGATCATCATCTCATCGCCCTGGATGTTGTTCACATCGTTGTCTTCTTCGTATCCAGCAGAGTAGATGCTGTTACCGAAAGCCCTTCTTGGGAGCTTAACGTTGTTGAGCCTGTTGGAATTGATGCCACCGGTAGTTGTAGCAGTTAAGACGTTGCAGTTTACGATCGAATTGTACGCGGCTGTTGGACCACCTGTTCCACCGGTCACAGCGGCAGGGTACCACTGATATCCTCCTAGATCGATCGCTCGGCAGTATGGATCGACGGAATTTGGATCTCCGTACGTGCCAAACGTGAGCCTGTCCAGATAACCGGTGACAGTCCATGTGAGAGTGGCGCATGTGCTGGCAGTCGCGGAGTTGGCAGTGGGCCCAACGCATAGTTCCTGTGTGACCGTTCCAGCGGGTGAGTAGTTCGGGTTGTCATCTGGGTCGATCGCACAGATGCCATTCATGAACACCGAGGCCCACTGGTTCACGTTCAGCGATCCAGATGGGCCATACATGAGCGACATCCCACCGAGGACCCTGTCTCCGAAGTCATAAGCTATGGCTCCACTGAAATTTCCACCGTTAGAAGCCGCGTCGAATGTCCATCTCCTGATCAACACGTTTCTCCAGTCATAGGCTCCAAGGATGTCCTTCTTGATGTCATGCCTTCGGTAGATGACGCCCTTGAAGTTAGGCACCATCGACGTCGCATCAAATGTGTTGCAGAAGGATCGGTCGTATATCCAATTTGCTGGGTATGGATCGTACCAGATGATGTCCTGAGGCCAAAGCGGAGAGAAGGCCCTTTGGTCCAATTTTGGAACGGAGGCAGTCATCCCTTGGCCATAATACACGTTCACTATAAGCGGCTCCAAGGTCCCGACGTAGGACGATCCGCCTGAGCTCCCTAGGATGTAAGCCGCGGTCCTGAAGTCCGTGACTCGATAGAAGCCAGCTGTAGCTGAGCTGGCTCCAGTGGTGCCGAGCATCGAGATCAGCTGTGCGTACGTCACATCGTTCACGCCGGTTGCTGTAAGGTCAGCCACGCGGTAAACGTTCCACCTGAGCAACGAGTTCTGGCCATGGACCATCAGCCACCGGTTTGGTAGGATTGTGATCGACGATGAGCCGCCTTCGAATGTCTGTCCACCGGCAGCAGCTACAGTCAATACGCTTGAGGTCTCGTTCTTGATGAAGAAGATCCGGTTAGCGTTGACCACTGTGCTGCTAGCGCTCAGGACAAGAGTTGGCAGCGTGATCGACAAGCACGCTGATTGTGCTATGATGTAGTACGTGGAATTGTCGCTGAGAATGGTGTTCGCCGTCAGAATAGTCGACGACGCGCTCATGCTCGATGCGTAGATGTGTCCGTTCATGTTAGAATCCTGGTGGGTTGAGTGGTGCGGTAGTCACCGTGTATGGCGTCACGCGATCGTTGACGTAGAAGTTGACGTAGAAGGTCTCGTTCACCGGCAGGGACACGTCGTGTGAAGTGATCCTGAAGCCACTTGGGCCAACTGTGATCAGGGCCGGGTAGTGCTTGAAGTATCCAGACCCAGATTGCGTCTGGGATTTGGTGATCTGGATGGTGCCACGGAACTGCACTGGGTTGGTGAACTCCGACATCGACATGATCGCTCCAGCGCTTGTCTGGTAATCGTGTGAGCCGATGTTGCGGTTGTAGTAGACTGGCGCGGTGAGCGGGATGTAATCGAACAGGCTGATCGATGTCGCTCCGCTAACGATCCGCTTCTGGAGGTGGCCAGACAGCTCGATGCTGTTATCAGCGTACGTGCGGTACCTGAGCCTCGATGTGTTGTACGATGTAGCCGCTGCGCCGCCATAGGCGAGCCAAGGTACCCCAGCCTGATCGTCGTTGTACTTGACCGTCTGGAAATTCGGCCAGCTGGTCCCATAGAAACCTGCGGCAACGGTCGCTCCGTAAGGGATCGATGTCCACTCCCGAGTGATGAGCGAAGAGGCCCCGATCGATCCAGTGACACCTTGCGGGCCGGTGACGCCAGTGGCGCCAGTTGGCCCAGTCGGACCAGTGGCCCCAGATGCACCGATCGCGCCAGTCACACCGGTCGGGCCAATAGGGCCACCGGATGGGCCTGTTGGGCCAACGTCTCCAGTCGGGCCAGTCGGGCCACCTGGTGTGCCTGGAGGGCCAGCAGGGCCCGTCACACCGGTCGGTCCTGATGGACCGGTTACCCCGGCTCCAGTTGCGCCCGTTGCGCCGTCAGGGCCACCTGCTGGGCCTGTTGGGCCGACGCCTCCTTCGAGCTTGACTATGCTCAACGAGGAGATGTCGGGCATGATGTACGGCTCAGAAGAACCGCTGGCCGAAACGAGAACCCTGACCGAGAAGCCGTTGAGCACCCAGAATTGGTTGACGTTGATGATCGCGGTGTTCGTGAGAGTCGTCTCTAGGACGTTCGTGGTGTCGGTGGTGCTGTCTAGGGTGACCTTCGCCCTTGTGCCATCGATCAGGGTGTCAGTGGCACCGATCGTGTCGCGGAATTCCAGTTCGGAGATGATCTCCGACCTCGAGATCCCAGTGAGGCCGAGGCCAAGCTTCGAGACGATCAGGTAATTGCCCGCCGAGTTGAAGCTGACCCTTGTGCCCTGCGCTACCGTCCCGTTGTTGAGATTGTAGTTAGTGGACGTTACCCCTGGCCTTTGTGTGTCGAAGTACCCATAAGTCGATCCATTGGAAGGAACGTACTGAGTAGTTGGCGTCGTGTCGTAGTAGTACTCGAAGGCCTCTTGGGTGGTAGGGGTGCCAGACCCAGTTGCGCCAGTTGGGCCAGTTGCACCGGTGCTTCCAGATCCGCCAGAACCGGTTGGGCCGGCGCCGCCTTCGAGCTTGACGATCTTGATGGACGTCGTGTCTTGCAGCAGGGTCGCTGTGCCAGATCCGCTTCCGGTCACCCTCACGAACAGGCTGTACGGGTTCGTGAGCCAAGCGGAAGTCACGTTCAGGATCGAGGTGACGGTGACGGTGTCTTCGAGCGAGGCGAAAGTCTCGCCGCCGGTGTCAAGGATCGTCTTTCCCTTGGTGCCATCGATCAGAACGTCTACCGCACCGAGGATGTCTCGGTAGTAAAGGTCGGCTCGAACATCATTTCGGACGCTTGAGCCGGCGAGATTGACGCCTACAGTGTATGTGACGAGATAGAGGCCAGTGGACAGGAAAGTGATCCTGGACCCGTTGGCGATGGTGGAATTGTCTACCGAATAGGTTAGCGACGTGACTCCTGGCCTGATCTGGTCAAAGAACACATTCACGCTACCAGAGGTTGGGACCGTCTGGGTGACCGGGTTCGAGTTGTAGTAGTACTCGAGCACCTCTTGTGGTGCGTAACCTACGACCCCAGTCGGTCCAGTTGCGCCTGATGGGCCAGTTGCGCCGGTCGAACCGGTCGAACCGGTCGAACCAGTTGGACCAGTCGAACCAGTTCCGCCAGGCCCAGTAACCCCAGTTGGGCCAGTTTCACCTGTCGGTCCTGTAGGTCCAGTAACCCCAGCGCCAGTGACACCAGTTGCACCGGTCGGGCCTGTTGGGCCAGTGCCGCCTGTGCCTCCAGTTTGGCCGGCGACGCCCTGTTGTCCTGTCACACCGGTTGGGCCAGAAGGGCCTGAGGGTCCAGTCGAACCAGTAGCACCGGTCACACCGATCCCAGTAGGGCCAGTCGAACCCGAGGGTCCAACTGCGCCTGTAACGCCGGTAGGTCCGATGCTTCCGGTTGGTCCGATCGGTCCGCCGGATGGTCCAGTTGGACCAGGGATGGTGAGCCCACCCATTCGATCCCATGGGGAACCAGACGCACCGGGCGCGTTAGCTGTGGCCGATGTGTGATCCTGGAAGCATTTCCACCACGAAAGGGCTCCAGTGCTACCGTTGCTGATAGGAGCGATCGCGTCGTTGAAGACGACGATCATCTCCTCTTTGTAGGGGTACCCAGAGATCCAGGCTGGAGCGTATCGCGCCCTATCGTCGAGTTCCGACCATGTCAATGGCCGTTCCTTTCCTACCCTGAATTCCTGCTTGGAGGGATAATTCGCTGTCGCTCCCATTGGCGGTATCTATTCGCCGATGGAACCCAACAGAGGCGATCTTCAATACACCTCGGATTGCGGAGAAACATAGCCCGCGTCTACGTAGCATGGATCCACGTAGGATTCTATCCTGACGTTCACCGCGGAGTTCGCATCCGAGACGTATTGGTCGATCCTGTTTGACATGTACGCCTTGTACCGATCGGCCTCCTTGGCTCTAGCATCGTCTCGGATGAAATCGGCGGCCAGCTTTTCTGCCAACGTCTTGCGATCCAGTATGTTCGTCCAACTGTAAGAGTTGTAGAACGAGAGGTTTGTGTTGTTGAGCTCGATGTTCTCGATGACCGGTAACGAACCGGCCGAGCAGAGGTAGTTCGGGCTAGTGAGCACCGAGTCGAAAGCAGAGATGAATTGCTCCCCGGTTTGGTATCCTCGGAAGATGAACTTTGGGTTAGCCTTGTCCCTTGGGAAGATCTTGATCCTCACCCTACCAACGTCTAATCCATTGCGTTGGAAATCCACGATCAGGTCCCTGGCGATCCTAAGAAGAAGTCCATCCATGGCTTATCTATGACCGGGTTTGCCCTGGATCTCGTTGATTCGGTTCTTGAGGTCATCGATGTTTCCGCACATGACTCCACATTCCTGGAAGATCCGGAGGTGATTGGTCTCCCTATAGGTGTCTATCCAGTACACCATCTTGAACCCTGAATTGACCAGGATCTTCGTGCACATCGCACAAGGGGACAGGCTGCACAGGACGATGTAGTTCTGTGGATCCGGCTCCCTGAACTTGGCGATCATGTTGACCTCGGCGTGGATGAATCCGCTCATGCCTGGTTCGAGGGACTCCTCCTCTGCCCCGGTCTCTGGGTTCGTCGGCGCTCCTGAATACGAACCGTTCCAACCGAATGCGGCGATGTTCCGAAAGTCCTTGTTCAGGGCAAGACAGCCGACCTTGGAAGTGGATGCGTTCGACATCCCAGTGATCAGCTTCAGGATGCCAGAGAACCCATCGATCTTCTCATCGATCCTCCTCTTCGGAAGGCTAGTTCGATGCCACTTGTCATCGACATGGATGGCTCGGAATGGGATTCCGTGCTTGGCAGACTCGATCGCAGCCAGCTCTAGGTTCATCGGATCATCGTCGTAGAAGTCGATCTTGGATGATCCAGACTCGATCAGGCGCTTGATGGCCTGCCTCTTCATCTCTGGGACGTTGTCGCCGAAGAACCTCCGCGGCTTCTCGTTGACCGCAAGGACCATCTCCGGTGGAATAGTCACTCCAATACGTTCCTTCAGGAAGTGCACGATCTGCCACACCTGCTCCCTTGCGGTGATCACGGCTATCCGTTCCCCAGCGTCATGGCAATCCCTGATGATCATGCACACGTCCTTCACTAGCGTGCCGTTCATCAGCTTATCCACGTCGTTGAACTCGGAGAAGTCGAACGAATCGTGAGGGTGCTGTTGGTACTTGGTGAATTCCTTGGCCGAAAGTAGCCTGACCCCATTCAATGGGTTGACGACCTTTATCTTACCGTCGGTGAGAACCAGGGTGTCATCGATGTCGAAGACGTGCGTGTGCATGGTCCTATTCTATGCAAAGAGGGCCTCTTTCGAGGCCCTCAGTGGTCCAACGGGTTCAGCGTTGGAGATGTTACTCGTTGATGATCTTCAACACCTCGGTGTGGAACTGATCGAACTGCTTCTCATCGAGATCAAGGATCGACTTCGCTCCGAATCCCTCTAGCAGAGACATGTACCGCTTGGTGTACTCGCTGTTTGGAATGGATTCGCTCTCCAACACCGGTGGAGCGCTCGCTTCGGTGTTCACTTTGATCGGCTCCTCTGGCTTAGCCTTGTTAGCGAGGATCTCTGACAGCTTTTTCATGCGTTGATGAAGAGATAGGATTTGTGCCCATTCAATTTGGTGTAGCTGAACATCGATGCCTTTGCGCTGATGTCGGTTAACCCAGACTGTTTGAGCTTTGAGACGTATGTATCCCCAGAGCCAAGTTCGACCGCCTTCACGATCGCCATCAGCTTCTGAGTGGAAGATCCGAAGCTCTCGTTCAGCGCACTAACCAATTCTTCTGATTGGACATGCGCTTCGAAGACCACGAGATCATGTGAGCCGCCATCGATGGAAGCAGGGTTCGAAAGCCTGATCGAATTGGAAGCGAGGTAGCCGTCCCTGATCCTGGCTAACACAGTCATGGTCTCTGGAATTCCAAGGCCCTTCGAGTTAGACGCTACAACGATGTAAGGTTCGATTTGACCCAACGCCTTCGCCAAGCGTTCGCATTCGATCACGATCGAGATTTGGTTCGGCACCCCATTGTTCCTGCCCTCAAGAAAATCGCCGTAGGAGATGATGTCTTTCATTGTGGGATAGGTTCTCCCTTGAGCCAAGCCGAAAGGATCCGATCCGTCGGCTGCACTTCCATATTGCCTCTGATGAACATCTGGAATGAATCGTCTCCGTATTTCCCGATCGCATGCAATTCTGATGCGGTCTCGAAGTCTTTCGCTATGTATTCTGTGGAGAAACGGATCAACGATTTGGCCCTTCGGTTGTAGAACCCTAGCGTCCTGATGTGATCGGCCAATTCCTTAGGTTCCGCTTTGCTCATCGCCTCAGGAGTTGGCCAACGGTCGAACAGCGAGTAGATCACTCTCCTTACCTGCACGTTGCTGGTCTGGTTGAGCAGGATGCAACCTACGAGGAGTTTCCACGCGTCGTCGCCGAACTCCTCTTGGATGATCATGGGTCAACTCGGTTAGAGAGGGCAAACGTAGCTTTAGCTGAATGTACACCGCCAAACGAGAACCAATCTGGCGCTGTGCTTGGAGCTTTCCATGTGACGTCGAATAGCGAGGCTTTGTGGTGGTATAGCCTCCGGTAGGCCTCCACTGGGTCTGGGCCCCTGAAGCATTCTGGCATGGCCTGTGCGAAGGGCGTGAGGTTGAAACTTTCGTCAAACGCGTATGAGCTCGGAGGCGGGTGTTTAGCCATCCAGCCGAGTATGGGTTTGACCGCGTGCTCCTTGCCCCAACGCCGCTGGAATTCCTCGGAAAGGGCCGATGCTAGGAGCAGGTGCCAGGCGAAGTTGTTGAAGCTTTTGCTGGTCCATACGGTGCACGGGTGCCCAGGGTGGCTGATCCTGTATGGGAGAGGCTTGCCCTGGTCGTCCACTCGTGGAAAACCACCGAAGATGTCATGGATGTCCGAACGCCTGGCATCGGCCGCTTTGTTGCTTTTGATCCCAGCGCCAAAGTAGTATGCAGTGGTCAGCATCTGGGCTGACTCGATCACCATCTTGCGGACGTGTTTGTCGCAGTGCTGCTCAGCAGCGGTGATCGCGTTCCTATCGAGTACGAAGATGTTCATGCGCCTTGGGCGCTAATGTAACACCCACCCCTCAAACCGAGAACTACTCCTTGCCAGAAGGGCCATTTGGCCCTGTTAGACCGACAGGATCGCCATGCGCCCTAGCGATTGGGTGTGAAGAGTCCAAGAATGCCGCTCCTTCGAGGTAAGAGTCGCAGTAGCTCTTGAAGATCGCCTTGAGAGCGTTGTCTGCCATCGGTTTGCCAGTCTCGACGTAGACTACCTCTTCCACCTTGACCGATGCATCATCGCAGATCGATTTCATGGCATGGATCATCGTCTCGGTATCATCGAGCTCGATGCTAAGGCAGTTGTAGTTCTCATCGTCGATGATCGGCTCTGGGTTCTCCAACCCTTGGATGCCAAAGACGTAGCTGCCACGGGAAATGGCGTTCCTTACCATCGACATGCCGATTCCTGGCACATCCGCTCCATAGATGATCGTTGCTCTCATTCGCTTGCTACAAGTTCGTCTTCTATGCGCTCCCGAATTTGGTCGATGCCAACCCCAGAAGTCGCTATCCTTATCGGCTCCACGTTGAACTCGAAGAACAGGTCCTCGAACGCTTTCAGCAGGTCGTCGTGCTGTTTCCTGGTGTAGCCTTCCTTGGGCGAGCGTTGCCTGTACTCGTCGTACGTGTTGGTCAGGTAGAACACCTTGACTTCGTGGTTGATGAGCACGCCCAAGACATCATCCCTTGTGATGCAAGGTTCACGGTTGAGGACCTTGGCATAGGCCAGCTCAGTGAAGATGAACCTGTCCATCACGAACGTCTCGTCGTTGAACTGGTTCAGCACGGACACCGTCGCGTCCCAGATGCCCTTGTAGAATGACCTCAGGTCGTAGCCCTTAGGCCTACGCTCCTCGATCTGAACGTGCTTCCACCCGAAGGTGTTGCACAGGTAATCTGTGATCGTGCTCTTACCGGTCCTGCTAGGACCGTCGAGTATGATGATCCTTGCCATCAGGCCAACGCTTTCATTGGCACCAAATCTAACAAATCCTGACCGATCTTCTCAGCGAAGCGCTCATAGGACTCGTACTCGATCGCGAGCTTCTCGTTCAGTTGGCCGAAGAACGGTAATGTGCTTGCGCCGTCAGTATTGACCACCTCGAGCGCCAATTGGAGCTTCTGTGCCATGAGATCGGTGTCGATCGTCTTCCCATCGCACTCGAACAGGAATGGGTAACCATCGAGCTTACCGCTGTCCTTGTACTTATGGAGGTAGTCGTTGATCGCTGGAGCCACCATGATGTTGCGAGCCATCATCGCCTCGATGTGTGTGCACCCGCCATGGACCTCGCCTGTGAAGATGTTGCACGAGATGCTGGCCTCGTTGATGAACTTGAGGTACTGCTCTCGTGTGAACCCAGCGTCTTCGTTGGAGATGACCCTGACATGTCCCTTCGAGAGGTAGTTGATCTCCTTCAGCTGTGAGTTCGTGGCCTTCCTGGTTGGGTTGAGCATCACCGCCTCGAACGTGCTCGGATCGACTAGTTCGGAGAGCTTACCGATAGCCTCAGCGAACGAGTGCCAGTTCGTGTACCGGTTGACGGAATCCGTGATCCTGTTGCCGAAGTAGATGATGGGACGCTCCTTCCTCTTTGGTGAGTGGTACTTCGCCACCTCACCGTAGTAAGCGCCGATTCCCCAGACCAAGGGCTTGCCCATGCCATCCCTGTTCCGATAGAGGAGATCGATGGCCTCGAGAGCATCCTTCATAGCTGCCTCGACTGGGAACGCAAACGCTTCTGAGCAGAACATGGACTCCACCTGGCGCTCATAGTACCTGAGCTTGAACTCGCTCTTCGGTAGGATCGGCGAGTCTAGGAAGTAGTTGGTAGTCACCATCGGGATGTCCTTGCCGATGGACTTGAAGAAGTGTCGCCAGTTCTTCGCGAGAGTGTTCTCGTCATTGATCATCACGTCCACGTCCTTGAACTCGGTTGCGTGCTTCTGGTGGAAGCCGAAGTCAAAGTTGAACCTGCTCGTGACCGGCGAGACTGGGATCGTCTCCCGATAGAACTCGATCCTGCTGAGGTATTTTGCCTCGAACAGGTCATCGAGGTTCTTCACATCGGAGGTATCAGCTGCCGGTGGCAGCTTGATGAGAAAGCTGAAGTCTGGGTACCGCTCGAGCAGCGTCGAGACGATGCCGACACAGATGTTGACACAAGCATCGTTGCGCATGAGCCACTTGGGAGTGCCGTTGTCCAACGTGAAGTTGGACATCTGGACAGCGTAGAAGATCTTCATTGTTGGGTTTCGTCTTGGATTTCTTTAAGCATGTCAGAAAGGATCTGGGAATCTATGTCAGCTGCCAGCCTTTCGGCCTGTACACCGTAGTATTTTTGTTCAGCTCGCCATGATCGCAGGACCTTCGTCACGAGCTCCTGTTCGTCAGAGAAGAAGTGGGCCGACGTGCAATTGAAGTTGAGCGTGCCCACATCGACACCAACCTCCTTCGCGACGTGTTGCAGCAGCTTGGCCGTATTCCACACATCGTAGCACACGGTCAGGACCATGTTGTTCGATCGCATCAGGACATAGAGGTTGAGGGCCCCATCCCTGATCATGAACTGGTAAGCGTGTGTGCAAGGGTATTCGAGCTTGGTCTCCACGTCCCAGATCACCTTGTCGCCTTCCTCGAGGATGTGGATCACTGCCCTCCTGGTCCCTGGGTCCTCTTTCAGGAGCTGGATGACCCTTGGGAGCTGGCGAACTATCCTCGGTCCATACGCCGTGTTGAAGTTGTCTGGGAGCTCGCCTTCTGCCATGTAGTTCTTGGCGTTCGGGTTAACCCCAGTGAGCTTCGTGATATCGGAATCGCCGGACATCATCCACGCGAAGAACTTCTCGGCGAATCCGAGATTGAAGTTCCTCTCTCGATTGAAGACCTGGTAGTGGTCGACTGGGTTCAGGAGCTCGAAGGACAGGTTGCTGATCTCCTTGAAGCCCTTGCCCCTGGCCTCGCCAGAGTACTCGGGATTGCGATCGATCTCGTCCAGGATCTCATGGTAGAGGTGGTCATAGCTGACCCCACTGAAGGATTTTCTCCGTGTCATGCAAATTGCTATGTTTACAGCTATCCTATGCCAGTAGAATCCAGCTGGCGATAGATATCGGACTTACGAACCAAACACCTTACTGCCATGGGACGCCTCCTCAGGTTGGACGAATACCGCAAGCTCAACGAATCATTTGCCGACATCGCGCTCCGTCAGTGGACTGACTTGAAGGAAGCGACCGATGAGGTGTTTGAGGGAGGAGACAAGGCCAAGAGTGAGGCGATCATGAACTCGATCTCTAAGGCTCTACACCTCAAGCCAGAGGAGCTCGCACACGCCAATAACCTGAACGATGAGGACGGGATCGGTATGTTCATGGAACTCATCGACAAGGAGAAGGCGGATCGCATCAAGAAGTTCGACCTGTCGGATCCTTGCCACGCCGGTAAGAACATCACGGTCGAGGTGTACCAGACGAAGACTTTCCTCTTCGCTTACTTCTCGGCCACTGTCAACGGCAAGCCGACCGACAACATCGTGATCTCTGACAAGAAGCTGGATGAGCTAGCAGACAATTGATTGGGATCGATACGTTCCAATCCTTGAAGCGCCATTCATCGAAGCAAAAACCGATCTCCCAGATCAACTTCTGATCAAGCGGCTTCTCTTTTGAACTCGTAGGGCTTGTGTTCGAGATACAGCCGTAGCATCTTAGCCTTTTTTTGCTTCGCCACCATCCTTGCCGCTGCGGCTCTCCTCTCCTCAGTGGATCTTCTGAGCTGTGTGTACCGGGCTCCCTCGCTGCGAGTCATCGGAGCCAGGTTGCTCATTTTCGTGTTGAGAGCGTTTCCGTCCAGGAACATCAGCTCTTTGCCTTCCGAAAGCGGACCATTCTCTCTGATCCACAGGTACTTCCCATAGGTCATGGTCTTCTTCGTTCCGTCAGGATAGAAGACGCTGATCATCCTCATCTTTCTCCCCTTTCTGGTGGAAGTGAAAGGCTTTCCCTTCTTAGGTGACGGTTTCTTGGGAGCCATTTTGGCCCTGACAAGGCCTGAACAGTTGGGTGGCCTGTTGATGCCGATCCGCAACCTCTGAGCCTGTAGCGCTTTATAGGATACTCCAAGCGCAACCGCTAACTCGTCGTCGGTTTGCGTTCTCCAGTTGTCCCTGATGATTTTCAGATCAGCAGTGGTCCACACCTTCACGATTCTCTTCCCTTTCAAGTGCTATGCGATGATGGATTTGAGCTCAGCGTAGGTGATCACCTTGACTCCGAGTTTGGCGGCTTTGGCCATCTTGGATGAAGTGGAGTTCTTGTCGTCTGTGACCAGGTAGGTGGTGTCTGGCTTGAGGCCATGGTGGATCACATTCTTGGCAGCGAGCTCGGCCATGAGCGCGTCTTTCGTGTTCCAGTGCGGTTTCGGTGAACCGGTCATCTCGATCTTGATGGCATCTGCGCTCACCTTCTTGGGGTTCTCGACCTTGTGCCCGTTGTCGGAGAGCAAAGTGAGGAACGCGCGCACCGCTCGAGATTCTTCCGAGATCGGGCTCAGCATCCTTGCGAGCACCTCCTTGGTCATACCACTGAAGTCAGGTGTGCCGCCGACCATGTGCTGGGCGATGGCCTTCGAGATCGTTCGACCGACGCCGTCGAACTGGAGGATCACGATAGCGAGGTCAAGTGTGAGTGGCTTGCGCTCGTTGAAGGAATCGAAAATGATGTCGAGCGAGCGTCCTGGCTTGAAGAGACCGCTGTTGATGAGCGCCAGCTTGTTGAACTTCGAAGCGTCGAAGTAGTCCTGGATGCGCTTGATCCCGGCTTGCATCAGGCGCTCTACCGTGCTGTCGCCGAAGTTCTTGACGCCGAGGAGAGTGAGGCCTCGACGGATCTTGACCAGGTCACGATCTCCGCATGTGTCGCCTGTGCAATAGACGTGGATGCCATCGATCTCTGTGACGGATCCACATGTGCACCTGGCTGGCGCCGACCCATTGGTGCTCGGTGTGATCACACGCTTGACGATCGGGATGATGTCGCCAGACTTGGCAATGGCCACTCTTGCACCCGGATAGAGGCCGAGCTTGGAGACATTGCCGTAGTTGTAGACTGACACCCGTGAGACCTCGGTTCCATCGAGGAACACCGGCCTCAGCACCGCCACTGGGCAGAGTTCTGATGTGGATCCAACGTTCCACTCGAGCCCGATCACGTCGGTGATCGCTTCCTTCGGTGGGAATTTGATGGCCACTGCCCAGTTTGGGTCGTGGTCATTTTCTCCGAGATCGGCCCGATGGATGTATGGATACTTGACGACGAATCCATCGAGCTGGAATAGGGATGAATCGATGCGATGCGAGAGCATCGTCCGATATGCCTTATCGAATTCATTGGCCGTCGCGATGAAGCTGTATGGGAGGTTGAAATTGGAGCTTCCGACGTTGCCGTTCCCATCGACGCTTTCGATCTTCACATACTGGATCTCACCATCCTTGTGGATCCTCGCCTCGAAGGCGATGAAGGTGAAGTCCTTCGCCTCGTCGAAGTCCTCCTTGCGGCCCAACACACCGGCCACAAAGTTCCTTGGGTTCTTGTAATCCTTCTGGTACTTCAGAGCGAAGATGTCAGACCTGATGACCACCTCGCCTCGGATCTCCACTCGGTCGGTGCACGAGATCGAGTGCGGCACGATCATCCGCATCTTGGCGGTGATGTCCGTGCCATGGATGCCGTCTCCTCGAGTTATGGCTGAATCGAGTTGGCCGTTGATGTAGACCAAGTTGCACGATGAGCCATCCAGCTTGGGTGTGTATTCGAATTGCGTGGGCCCGGGCACCTTGGACGCCCATTTCTCGAACTGCTCGATCGGCAGCTTGTCGTCTTCCATCACCATGATCTTCGAGAGCGAGAGCATCGGCGAAGGGTGCTTGCGGTCGTAGCTTCCGACCGCACCTACTTTCGTGGTGACTGTGGAATTGAGAGCCACAAGCTGATCCTCGAGCTCGTCGAACTCGGCGTCCGTCATGATCGGAGCACCGTTGTAGTAGGCCTGTTTGGCCTGAAGGTACTCGCCCTCGAGCTTCTCGAGGTGCGAGACTGCGGTTGCTTCTGCCATGGGTGCAAATCTACACCTTTCTGGCTATCCGAGGAAACTCTTTTTGAGCGACTCGGCCAGGGTCTGACCGGAGTAGGAAGCGAAGTTGGCGAGCTTCGGCGATTCCGAGCTGACGTCAGGCAGCGCGATACACTTGTGGAACGGCAGCGCTCCAACGAACTGAAGTATGTGGCTCAGGTGTGAGATCCCGACCATGTTGCCCAATGGCGAGGACGACGTTCCTACTATTGCGAATCCCATCCCACTGAAGAACGATGGGTACCCGGATTCATCGATCATCTGCTTGAACGTGAATGGAAAGGATCCGTTCCATTCCGGCACGATCATGATCACCCTCTTGGGGTTCTCTGCCGCCCATTTTGGGCCATCAGCGATGTTCCTCTGCTCGCACCCAAGCTCGCTGGCCAATAAGCCAGCGATCCATGCGTTATGGCCCTGTGGAGTCCCTTGGTAGATGATCACTGTTCGAGCGGGAATCGTTTCTCGTACGCGGTGACCGTCTCGTCGGAGTTCACTTTCTCGATCCAACGATCTGTCGAATCGGCCAGGTACGTGATGTAGTCAGTGGCCGATTTCAGGTCGTTGAAAGAGTGGAGACCCTCACATGGCTGCACGTTCCTGCCAGCTTTCACTCGGAACCTCGGTTCGCTGGGCATGGTGCGCCTGTTGAACTCGTAGAACGTGATGTAGATCTTCGACGGCTCGGCCCTGTGGTGGATCTTGCCCATCTTCACGAAGGTCGTCGTCGACGTCCTGGAATTCGTGATCTGTTCTTCGACGTTCCATCCGATCATGATAGGCCTGAGGATGATCGCATCCCATTCGCTACCGATTCTCACTCCGCTTGATTTCCTCATCCTGTCAAAAGTTTGGATCCTTGATTCGAAGATCGAAGTCCGTGAAGTTGGCAAAGTCGATTTCGTCTGCCTGGATCCTTCTCTCGATCTTATCGTTGTTGTCGTTCCTCGCCAAAAGCCTTTCCCTCCTGATCTCCTGATCGATGTCAGTGAAGATGATGAAAGTGGTTGGTCTGTCTTCCGGTTTGATCTTCGAGACCCCATGTGGGGTCATGATGAACAGATTGCATTCGCCATACCACTGGTCGTTCGAAGTGCCATAGTGCCATCCATTGAAAGTGACCCACTCATAGAATTGGCCGGTCTCGATCATGGCCTGGAAAGTATCTGGCTCGATGAAGTGGTAATCCACTCCATCGACTTCCCCAGGCCTCATTGGCCTTGTGGTCCAGGATGGCCCGTAGACGAAGCCTCGGGATTCCATCCTCTTTCGAAGGTGGTCCTTTCCGCTCGCAGCCTTTCCTGCTAGGACTATCCTATTGTGTTGGTGGCTCATGGGATTTCTATGCACGCCAATACATACGGAGTGCCATTACATGGAATAGGTCGGGTAGTCCTGTATTGGGAAGGCAGGTTCTATGATGAGGTTGGCCAACCATTGGATTGGTTGAACTCGCTCTATTTCTATGTCCAGAGTGGCCAATTTCCAGGCGCGACCGCAGGAGCTGGACCAACAGGCCCTACGGGCCCACAGGGAGAGACTGGGGCGCAGGGAGATCCAGGAACAAGATCATCCGGCGACGCTGGGCCTCCAGGTCCACAAGGTGAGACGGGCCCAACTGGGGTTACTGGATCATCCGGCGACACTGGGCCTCCAGGTCCACAAGGTGAGACGGGCCCAACTGGGGTTACTGGGCCTGGCGGAACTGGTTCGACTGGTCCAACTGGTTCGACCGGTTCGACCGGTGCGACCGGTGCGACTGGTGCTACCGGAATCCAGGGCCCAACTGGTGCTAATGGAGCCGGCACTTCAGAGTTCATGGTTTGGCCTGTCCTCATGCTCATGGGTGGCTGATAACCAATAGATAAGCCGAATGCCAGAGCAACGAAAGGTATTAGGACAGCTGAGCCCAAGCGCTGCATCTCTTCAGCCGCTTTACATTGTACCAGGAGGCACAACCCAAGCGGTAGTGAGCACCATCCAGGTCTGTAACTGTGGAGCGACCGCATCGAACTTCCGATTGAGCGTCGCCGTTGCTGGCGCCGCAGACGACCCGAGTCAGTACATCTACTACGATCTTCCACTGATGCCAAACGACGTTTTTTCGATGACGACTGGATTCACACTCGGACCTACCGACGTGCTGAGATGTTATAGCGATGTAGGCGATGTCAGTTTCTCTGCGTTCGGAGTAGAAATCACCTAAGAAATGTCACACGGATACGCAAGAGGATACCAGGTAGTTGTTGGTCCGACCGGTTTACCAGGCACGACTGGACAGCCTGGCGGCTGGACATTGATCTATAGCCTCACTGGGCCTACAACCGGAGCGGTCAGTAACAGCGCCTCAATGGATTCTATCTTCTGGGAATTGATCACCCAGATAGTCCTTGACAAGAGGGACGCATACACCAACGATCTAAACGACCAAGGATCGGTTCTACTCTCGTTGCAGGAAATGATGAACGAGAGCGCATCCGATGGGTACGTCGGTGTCAAGCTCACGAACATCGACGCGCTGTCTCAATTCACATTCTTCTATCGTGTCAGGGTATCCGACGTCGTCGTTGGAGGCACTGGCTTGCCGATGGTGATGAGCAACTGTGAATTTCTGGGAGGTTCGCCCACCGATATTCTCTACGTCACTGATCTACCATTGATCGGTGTCTCATTCCTTCTTCCTAGCGGTGGAACTGGGCCAACAGGCCCAAGCTCTCCTGGTCCAACTGGATCGACTGGCTCTACTGGTTCGGTTGGTGCAACCGGAGCAACCGGTTCGACTGGCGCTACTGGTTCGACTGGCGCTACTGGTTCGACTGGTGCAACTGGTTCTGGTGCTACTGGACCTACTGGCTCTACAGGTGCAACAGGCTCTACTGGACCAACCGGTGAAACCGGTCCAACAGGATCAACCGGTTCTACTGGACCGGCTGGAGCTACCGGTGCAATTGGAAATATCGGATCTACTGGCTCGACTGGTGCAACTGGCTCTACGGGCCCAACTGGTTCAAATGGCGCCACTGGTTCGACAGGTGAAACTGGCTTGACGGGAGAGACTGGTGCAACTGGTGAAACTGGTCCTACTGGCGCGGTAGGCGGTTGGACAATGGAATTTGGATTGACTGGTCCGACTAATTCGTTTTTGACTGGAATTGCTAGTCTCGCTGGAGGTGGATTCTTCAGTGTTTCTACTGATTTGCGATTGAGCAACACAGATATCCACGGCAATGACCTTAACAGTGGTAACACCGTATTCGATTCGTTGCTAGCAACTATCGCATCGACAACTGGGGATCTACACATTAAACTATTCGATCGAAATAACGGCGCGCATTGTTGGTTCTATAAGACGGTCATTTCGGCGGTCTCGATATCCGGAAGTGGGATGTTGTTTGCTGGATTGGTCTACTTGGGTGGCGATGATGGAGCAGTGATCAGCGATTTTGATTCTATCGGATTCTCAGTTTTGATGCCAGGAGGATATCCTGGTGCCACTGGTTCGACTGGAGCTACTGGCTCTACAGGTTCGACTGGAGCTACTGGCGCAACAGGTGCGACTGGTGCCACTGGGTCGACTGGAACAGCTGGTTCGAACGGTTCAAATGGTTCGGATGGCGCAACCGGCGCAATTGGTGGTTGGACCATTCAGTATACGCTAAAGGGCAATGCTACAAATACCAATGCTCAAACTGCGAATTTCAACAGCTCGACATTCAGTGGCACAACATCGATTTGGCTAAGTTCGACTGATATCAATGGAACTGACATCAACGTAAGCAATTCTGTGCTGAATTCCTTGAGGACATCAATCAATGGTACTCCTGGTAGCACATGCTACCTTAAGGTATCCTCGATCGAGATTCCATCTCGGATCTGGTTTTACGCGGTTCCAACGTCTGGTGTAACCGCAGCACAAGGCGGTTCAACCGCAGGAATGACACTCCTGAATGTGCTTTACATCGGAGGATCTAACGTCACCGAAAATTCGGTTGACAACGTTAGGACTGGAGCATTTTCGTTTTTGCTGCCTCCGGGACCAACTGGTTCTACTGGTACCAGCGGTTCAGCGGGTTCGACAGGAGCTACTGGCGCCACTGGGGTCACAGGAACCGCAGGCTCTAACGGCTCCGCGGGCGCAACTGGTGGCACTGGGGCGACCGGCTCGACTGGGGCGACCGGCGCAACTGGTGTGACTGGCCCAGCGCCAGGAGGAACTGGAATGGTGATCGTGAACGGTGGAGTGGCCGCTACGGCTAACTACACATCGGGTCTTCAGACCGCATATACACAGGGTCCATCGTTCACCGCTGGTGCTGCGCCAAGCGGTGCGACTAACCACTACTCGTTCTACACTCAAATCGGAAACGCGGTAGTCTGGAGTGTCAAGCTGAACTATGCTACGACTGGCACCACGATCACGAACGTCGAAATGCCATTTCCAACATCATTTCCGACTCCTGCTATACCGCCTGGCCTCACTGGAGCAAACGCCAGGGTATGGGAGTGTGATAACCTTAGGATGCTGGCCACTCCAACTGGTAACGTGACCAATGCTGGTGGATTCTTCATCATCAGGAACAATGCTAACACTGGGTTCGACATCAAGTCCACAGGTACCTTCACCTCCGGATCCTATCGAACTTTCTTCATCTCAGGCACCTATTTCACCGCCTGATTCTGGATCTCCTTCAGCAAGGACTCGTCCTCGATCAGGAGCTCGAATTTCTCGCCGATCCGATCGACCATCGACGCCTCAAGCGCAGAGTACCTTTGCCGGTTTTGGTCGATCTGCTCCGTCAGTTGCTTCTTCTCATCCACTAGGGCTTTCAGTCTATCGTTGATGCTGTCGATGGACGCTTGGTGCCTGGCAAACGAGAACGCGATGCTGGCGATCTCAATCCGTTCTTCCTCGGTGAGATCACCGAACCTGATCTTTTTCATTTCCTGATGTACATCTCCATGCTGTGTGGCGCCGTCTCATTCCCGCCGAAGTACGGCCGCAGAAAATAGCCGACCCTGAATCGGCTCATGTCAGGGATTCGGACTGCTGTCTCGGCCGATCCAAACCCAAAGGTGCACCATCCTCTTTCTACGAAGATGGATGTCTCATAGGCATAGTCGAATTCGGCGAAGAACAGCGAAGCGTTGTGGTATTCCTTGCCGAAGAACCTGATGTACGGCATCACCTCGATCGACTTCTTAGCGCAATCATACCTCCAACCGAATCGGAATGAGGTCTGCATGTGATTCCAGTGAGAGAACCCATACAGCTTGTTGGTGTCGAGCTGATCTGTATTGCCAAGGTCGTATGCGCAGCTCCTTTCGAACATGACAGTCCGCGTCATCCGGTATGGATACGTTCCAACATGGAAACCTATCGTCGTCGGTTCGCTGACGTGGTGCCCTTTCTCGATCGTGTATTTCTTCCAGTCTTTCATTTTCTGATCCGTTCTAGCTTAGCGTAGGCCCAATTCTCTTGGGAGCGGTAACCCACTGGCGCCCACACAGACATGTTCAGGTCGATCCAATCCTCGTTGCCATCGCTCTTGTGGATGTTCCACATCAGGAACTCGTCGACATGCCTCTCGAGCTGTTTGAACAACGAGATCCCACCGAGAACGTGCAACTCCTCGCCAGGGATGTGCAGCCTTGCATCGTCCAGGCTGTGTGTGACGTTGACCTGGTTCCTTCTCCATTTCTTGTCCCGTGTCAGGACCCAAAGCCCCTTGCCCTTCCATCCGGACATCTCCTGTGTCTTCCTCCCGACAAGGCAGTTCGACTCCTTGATCAACCGGGTCACGGTTTCCTGGTGGTGCATGACCCTCCTCGAGAGGTCCTTGTACGACCGGTTGTTGCTATCTAGCACACAGACAAAAGAGACGCGCTTGTCGCCGAGCATCAGGCCTTCTGTGTTGTGGTGATGGAGTTGAGGAACTTGCGTGCGAAGATCTTGGAATCGATGGGCATGGTGGCCTCATTGATCATCCACTGGAGATAGCTCGGATCGACTTCCTTGACCTGCTTGCCCTTGTTCTTCCCGAACGTGTACACCGCTTCGCCTTCCTTGTCGAACGCGAAGCGGCCAGAGAGGTCGACCATGCGCTCTTGCTCCATGAGCGCATGGGCTTCCTCTATCGTGAGATCGTACTCCTTGAGTTGGGCCTCGAGCACCCTTGCTTGGGCCTCGGTGTCCGCCTTGGCCTGGTGGGCGTCGATGAGCTCCTCGCCGAGGTAGCGCTTGACCGCGCCGGTCAGGGTGCGTGGCTCCTTCTTCGACCAGATCGTCATCGAGTCGATGATCCGGTGGTCCATGTACCTGAAGATCTTCTTGGCCCGACTGAACTCCTCGAACAGGAACGGGAGGTCGAAGAACCGGATGTTGTAGCCAGAGAGGTCGCATCCGGCGATGAAAGCGAGGATGTCATCCGCCTTGTCCGCGAACCTTGGGCAGCCCTGTACCTTCTCGTCGTCGATGCCGTGGATCCTCGCCGTCTCCTCTGGGATGTGGATCCCAGGGTCCAGGACAAGGTCCATGGACTCCTTGCGACCGTCTGGATGGGTCTTCAGGAGGTAGATCGACACGATTCGATCGGTGGACGTCGAGAGCCCAGTGGTCTCGAGGTCAAGGCTTACTATTGGCTTTGGTTCTGAAGGTTGCATGTAGGTTGATTCGTTCGTCTGTCCCTGATGCCCTATAAGTCTCCCAGATCACATGTGATCCATCCTCCGCGAACACGCACGCTTCGGCCATCATGTAGCGATCGAACTCCTCAAAAGTGGAGTTCGCCCTCATGATGATCGATTCCATGGTGATCTTGCGGCGGTGGAAGCTCATTGGCCTCCATCCTATGCTAGGCTACGATTCCAATCTACGCCAGAACCTGGCAGGGAGGTGGATGTTCACCACGTGGGCGGCCCCTTCGAACATCGGAGCGATATCCTTCGGAGACATCTTGGACAGCCCGCACCCGATCTCGGTGACCAGGAACGTGAGCTCGGGCCTGGACTTTGCGAACTCGATGAATTGGAGAACGAACGGCCTGATCTCAGCGAGCGAGAGCACCCTCGTCACCGACCTGTCCTTGGTAGGGATCCCGTATGTGCGACCCTGTAGGCCAGAGGCCTGGCCCCACTTCGCGCCCCATTTGAGGGCCTGCCTGGCCGCGCCCTTCCCGTGCCTGCCAGCAAGGTTGCTGCCGAACACGAAGATCTCGCCTGGCCTGAGCTCGGTTATCAAATCGGAAGAGATCCGGCCTATCATTCGGCCTGGGTCAGGCGGACCTTCCACTGTTCGACCGTATAGGTGCCCTCTCCGTGGCCGAAGTCCTTGTGTCCATCGAGTTTGACGGATAACTGGACCACTTCACCGTTGTGGGTCTGAGAACAGATCGATCCACGACAGTGCCAACTGCCCCTACAATCCGAGTCGGTTTTGCGCCTGACAGGATCTCTGCCCTGGCACCGATGATCTTGATGAACTGGTAGCCATCTACAGTCGACATGCCATCAGAGATGAGATAGCGTGACCTTCCGATCTCATCGGTAACGGCTTCCACTCCATCGCTCTGACCCCTTGGCGCCCTTGAACCGGTCGAACCCCAACGGATGACACGGTTCGAGACTCTGGCTATCGGTTCCATCACGCTTCCTTTATCGCCCGATTCACCAGAACCCTGAGCTCGTCTTCAGCGTCTGGCCTGTGTGGGCTATTCATGATGTGCCGCTTGACGAGGCACGCGATCTGATCTAATCCGCTAGCGAGTTGTTTAGGGCTCGAGCAGTACATGCAGACCGGTTTGGCCGGTGGCGCGATCACATGTCCAGAACCTTTGATGCGAGCGAGACCTTCCTGGATGTGCTGATCGGTCGGTTTGAGACAGATTGCAACTCCATTGCAGCCACCATTACCACGCATCCACTCAAAGCCGGATTCTTTGGCGACCTCGTTCGGATGGCGGTGTCGTTCCCATTCGCCCCAAACGTTCGTGCCTGGCACAAGCATGTAATGCCAAGCGTTGCCATCTGGGTGTCGCTCATCGGTCGCGCTCCAGTGCCCATCGCACCAGGACCACCTGATGTTCTTCCGGTAAGGAGGCTCGAAGTAGAGACAGACCTTGTACCCTTTGTTCTCGACGAGCTTGGCATTCATGCAGATGAACGCGGTGTCGTACTCGCCATCGTCTGGGATCCACTTCCCGTCCGCGTACCTGAAGGTGTCACTCGTGAAGAGGCCAGGCCGAGGCCTGAACTCGACGATGTCTTTCTTGAAGTCGATGAGTTGGGCCTCGATGGTCTTCATCAGAATCGGATGTTTCCTTGGTTGACGTTGAAGACGAAGAGCCCAAGCTTGTTCCACATCTCGATGACCTGGAGTCTGTCGTCGTAGACCGCCATGACGTTGTACTTTCCAAGGATCTCAGTCTCGTAGATCCGACGCTTGACGATCGAATCCTTCTCAAAGCTGCCACGTGGTCGCATGAAGAGGTCGTCTGGCACGATGCCATGGAATTCCATCCAGTCCAATGTGATCTGCCGGCACTCCTCATCTCGGCCAGAGAGGAGGATCAGCCGACGGCCCTTCTCCTTGTGGTACTTCGCCTGCTCGATGACGATCGGGTTAGGTGCATCCTCAAACACACGTTGCCAATCGAATGGGCTCCTCCCTTGCATGTGCGCGAGGGTACCGTCGATGTCGAACATGACTGCTTCCGGCAGCTCAGGGTTGCCGCCGCCGAGGATGATCGGCCTCGGCTTGGCAGCCAGGCCTCCTCGGTGATCGAAGTTTCCTATCCATCCGGAGAGCCGCTTATGCATCCGCTCGATGACCGCTCGGCCGACCGGATTGGGCCTTGCCGCATCGCGCTCCACTGCCAAGTCCACCTCGATCGGGAAGTACTTGAAGTCCACGTTAGAATACTGCCTCGCGAGCTCGACTGCTTCCTCGAGGTGCTCGAGGCGGCAATGCGTGTTGTCGACGATCACATTGTTGCCAGTCACGAGCGCATTCACCATCGCATCGTTCTGGATCTGTGTGACGAGATCCTCGAGCTTAGGCTCCAACAGAGGAGCATCCTTGATCATCTTCCGGATGTCATCACGGTTGACACGGACGTATCGCGCATCGGACTTGATCAGCTTGAGGGCGAAAGTGGACTTCCCAGACCCTGGGACGCCAATCGTGAAAGTGGTCTGTGGGATCCTCTTCATGGATGCAAAGATAACAACTTACGGCTGAACGGTGAAAGCCTCTTCAAGGGAATTGATCAGCTTCGACATGTCGGCCCTGTAGAAGCCGACACAGTTGATGCAGCTGACCTCTATGATCCTTGGGCCCTTGTCCGTCATCGCGACGTCCAGGACGAAGGCCTCCGCTGGCTGGTAGACCTTTGCCATCTCCCTAGCGTAGTCGAGGATGTAGGGCTCGGTGCACTCGGAGTAGATGACCTGGGTGCCAAGCCTGTACTGGGATGCAGTGACTACCTGTCCTTTCACTATCCAGACCCTCACCTCGCGTTGGATCTCCTTGAGCGAGGCGATCTGGATCGCGGTGTCGGCGTTCAGTGTGGTCGTGTGTCCGCTGCCGAGGCTGTTCTTCACGAACTCATCCCATGAGTCCTTGATGAAGAGCTGCCCAGAGAAGGTCTTGGTGTCCTCGCATGGCCGCGCGAAGAAGATGTGCCCTGGCGGAGCGAAACTGTCGGCGAATCTACATACGATGGAATCTCCATTGAGGAGTTGGTCCTTTCCGTACCGCTCGCTGTAGACACGATAGTCGTGGTTCTCGTTCATGAACGAGCCGGGTGTCCAACCATAGTCGGAAGCGATCCTCGCCATCTTGACCGAACCGAAGCAGAAGACGTTGCTCGTGGGCGGCGTGCGCTCGAACACGATCTCCCTCGTGAACGGCACGATCTTCACCACCTGGAATCCTCCGTCTGGGCCCTGTGTCGATCGCAGCCTCTCAAGGATCGAGACCAGCATGTCGTAGTTCGGCTCCCTGAAGAGGTTCTCCTGGATGATGTAATGCATGCGGCAAAAATACTACTTTGCCGCGAGCAGGATCGCTATTGCCCGATCGGTCAACTCATCGGTGAGCCCAGAGTCGAAATCGGTCTGTACAAGGTACGGAAGCTGGCACTCCAGCCACTCGTCCTTAAGATCGTCCAAGATGACGTAGCGGTTGTTGGCGTAGTTGAACTCGTTCTCGCGTTGCCAAGCCGCGATCTCCTCTCCCCTGGTCCCGGCTGACCAGAGGCCAGATGGGTGTTGGAACTGTCCGATTGGAGTGTATGAGTGGATCCTTGGAATGATTCCTACCCGGTCGAAGATGCCCTGGAGCTGTGTTTCTGTGTGCCCGGTCCTCCACATGCTTGAGACAACGAGCAAGCAGCTGGTTTCAGCATGGATCCTGTTGAGCCTCGAGATGGCGTCTGGATCGAACAGACAATAAGGGTACTGATCGATGATCGGCTTGGCACGGTCGTCACGGAGACGATCGTCCCAATCATCACTGTTGAGAACTCCGTCGATGTCGAGGAAAAGAACTCTCATGTGGGTTGAATGCTATGGTTGGATTTTCTTGGATCCTAGCTTGGCGGCCACATGGCCAACATCGGATTCCTCCGGCATCCTCCCAATCGTGGGTCAGTGTTCCGCATTTCGTGCACCGCTTCTTCCTCATTTGCGTTTGCGTTTCGGTGGTTCTGGGTTCCTGAACGACCAGCGTAGATCCATGCCATGTGACAGGATCTTCTCCTTGTCGTTCATTGAGTTGCTCGTATTCTCCTTTGCCGCAAGCACGCCGCCTATGAACATCTCGATCTCCTGGTGGCATTGATCGGCGCCCATGTAACGGTTGAACCCGAGGCCTTTCAGGTTAGGGTTGATAGTGACCGAGACAGCCGAATCGACCCGGTTGCCATAGGAGAACCTTGCCAGCTTGGTCTTGGTAACCAGCACTATTGGGCTTGAGTGGAGGTGGTTGAGCTCGATAGCGCCGACCAATTGCAGCCTCTCCCATTCGGCCCGAGATTGGTTCTGCTCCTTGCGCCAATAGTTCCATTTTTCCTTTCCGACGAATTCCATGAGCGAATCGTGGTCGTCGAACAAGAGCTCCTTCCTGTGGCACTCGTACCAGACGAAAGCTTTGCCACAAAAAGCGAGCATGCTCGGCATTACGTCGACGAAACCTCCGCTCGAGCCAGTCTTCTTGTTAGGGAAGAAGTACTTCAACTCGCCACGCAACTTCTCGAGCCAGTGCTCATGGGCCCTGAGCGTTGGGATATCCTTGACCTCCACCGTCTCACGCACGTAGACCGGATCGTTCAGCTCATGCCGATCGTAGTAGTCCCGAAAGCTGCTAATGATTTTGATGCGATAGGTATGGTTAACGAACTGTGGACTCCAGACGACAGATTTATCGTTCCTACGAGTTCACGATGTGGTCAGCGACGTGTGAAGCGGCCATAGCGTCAGGCTTCGACCTAGGCTTGAAGCCAGATGCCTCGACGTAACCGAGGGCTGCCCTCAGGATCGTGTTGGAATCGTACTTCGGGTCAGGGTTGAAGTCGATGTCGATGTAGGTCGGCTCCATGATCCCGTTCTCGACGAGGTACTTTGCGAGGGCGATCGAGTCCTCGACTTCCCTCCAGAGCTTAGTGAACATGTCGCGGATCCGTGGGACCTCGATCCTCGAGTAGATGACGTGGCCACCGTTGTTGCCGTAGTGCAGCACGATCACGACGGCGTAGACCGTCTTGCGCTTCACGTTCTGGCTGTCGGTGCCGATGTAGAGCTTGATGTCGTCCCTCTCGGCGAGTTTCTCCTTGAGGTAAGGGATCAGGTCCACTTCCTTGTACGTGCCAAGGGATTTGAACTTCCTGTTTTTCATGGCGCTTCCTGTTGCTTCGTTTCTGGCGCAGATCCTACGACTCTATGCCCTGGTTATCTCATGTCTCCTATCTATTTTCAGGGACATACTGTCTCGCATTTGAAGTTCCATCGGGATTCGAACCCGAATCAGAGGCTTCGCGGGCCACTATTCTATCCATTGAACTATGGAACCATAATCAGTCGAGGTGATCCGGGTCGAACGGACGCCTACACGCTCCCGAAGCGTGCGCTCTGCCATTAAGCTACACCTCGCTACTCCTTCTTCTTGAACCACATCTCTGACTTGGTGCCAGGCAAGCCGTAGTAGTGGAATGTGATCTCCTCGCCCTTCTTGATCGGCTTCCTGGCCATGTAGACCAACCGATCCTTGGAATCCGTGTTCATCAGAACGAAGCAGTTCGGATCATCGGCGTGGTTGTACAGGGAACCGTTGCCCAATGCCAGGTAGGTGCCGCGCTTGCCATCGTCGAAGTAGTAGTCGAGGATGGCCGTCTGTTCGAGGTGCTTGTTATCGCCGCGCTTGAACCTGATGATCTCGGCCCTCTCGATCACCTCGCCTTTCCTGATGTCCTTCGTGGCGAACACTCCTCGGCCACCAAGTTTGCTCCTCTTGACTTCGGTCTTCATGTCTGATGCTGCCATAAACGGCTCTCAGATCCTATGCCAGAATTCAACGAGGTTGGCCGTGGCTTGCCAGATCACATTGTGCCCGAAGTGGGACTCGAACCCACACGCCACTTTCGTGGCATCGGTTTTTGAAACCGACGCGTCTACCTTTTCGCCACCCGGGCTTTAGGCTCCTCGGTCCAGCTTCCAGCCGGCGCCACCGAGGTAGATGTTCGTGATGGTCTGCATCAGGCTCACCTTGCCGGTGGACTTTGCCAGGGCTTGGATCCACTTTGCGCGGGTCTCAGGCGAGGCATTCGTCCCTTCCTCGTCGGTGACGATGTTCCTGAACGCATTCTTGAGGTCCTCATAGGACATCTGGCCCATCTCGCCGATCAGGTTCTTGACCCGTCCGGCGATGGATTTGCTGTCCTTGGTAATGTCGCGCGGTGCGCTCCTCTTGCTGAGGGTCACCGATTCGTTCAGGCGCTCAGCCTTGAAGTCGTTGAACGAGAGGATGTCTTTCATGGCGGTATCTATTCACCGCCACCTGGTGCCCAAGGAGAGACTCAAACCCTCACGCCGCTAGGACATGCGTTCCTGAAACGCACGCGTCTGCCATTCCGCCACCTGGGCAATTTCGTCATGAAAGCCCTGCACCGGAATCGAACCGGTTCCCTCTGCTTGGAAGGCAGACATGCAGCCAAAACACCTGCAAGGCAATTTTGAAGTGCCATCCTTCTGTACCCAACAGGATCCAAACTGGGAATTTCTGGATTCTGTTTGTTGGCCGGCATGAGCCAATTTCATTCGTTCAATGGCTTCTGGATTGTGCTTTCGGCCAGCGAATGTGTTGTACTTGATCTTGCCTTGAGCATGCAAGCGTTTGAATCTGGTAGATCCTCGATCTTGATGGGCTTTCATTTTTTGCTGGATCGGCTCGCCTCTGCCGCTAGCATTTCCAGCTGCTATGGATCGTGTTCTTTGCTGTTCAACTGTATCATGGGTACTAGGACGGCGGCTCATTCGGGAATCGAACCCGAGACTTCGCAGTGACAGTGCGATATGTTAACCACTATACCAATGAGCCGTATTCCGACCTGAGTTCGCGACCACAGACCGGCGCTCCATCTCATCACAGGTTCCACTCGCAGATCGGGATTTGAACCGCGGTTTCCGGCATTCTGGCCGGCGTTCTGGCCGGGTTGAACTATTTCCGCTATCGCTTCTCAGCGTCGCAAAACCTGTGACTTGACTTCACCTTTGGCGGTCCCGATGGGAATCTAACCCACCTCACCCGATAGACAGTCGGGCAGCCACGAACAGCAGCTTCCGGGACCAAAGTTCGTACCGACGAACAGAATCGAACTGTTGTCTCATCCTTATGAGGGACGTGTCTTGGCCATTGGACCACGTCGGCATTCGTCGGAGAGATGCGAGTCGAACGCACATCCACTTGACTCCCGGTCAAGGACTTTCGCCAATTAAGCTACTCTCCGAAATTGGTCGAGGAGATCCGGGTCGAACGGACGCCTTCTCGCTTCCAGGGCGAGAGCTCTCCATTAAGCTACTCCTCGATGTTGTGACCAGTACAGGACTCGAACCCGTATCCCGACGTTCGAAGCGTCGGATGCTATCCATTACACCAACCGGCCAAGGTCTCGATCGAGTTTCGAACCTCGGATCGAGTTAATCTGATCGCTTCAACTCTGACAGACGGAATCAACTCCGTACCTCTGGCTTCGTAGGCCGGCGCTCTTGGTTAAGCTACTGCCAAGTCTTCCACTACCAGATTCTTTGTAGGGCTACCGGGACTCGAACCCGGACGCACATTAAGTGCAACGGTTCTCAGCCGTTTGAGTCTACCAGTTCCTCCATAGCCCCGCTTACTGTTTCATCTTACGACCCAATTGCCAACCAAGATCTAAATAGGACTGGATATCGTCTTTCCGGATCTTCATCGACTGTTTGTCTTTGGTTATCCAACAACTTCCAAACTGTGAGTTCATGGATCCACTTTGCTTTCCAAGAACAGAGCTTCGTATTTTGTCTTTCGTTTGGTTTGAATGTTTCTTGCCAGTCCAATCGATCCTTTTAATTTTACCCGATGTCAAGAGCTTGGTCATTAACTGGCTTTGAGCTTGATGTGATGCTGGATTAGACCAACGTTTCTTTAGTTGAGTCTGAGCTCCACGTTTATTAGCCTCACGCCGTTTTTCAATTGACATTAGTGCAAATCCGCCACCGCCTAATCCGCCAGGATGGATGTTCATGTTCAAGGGATCTTTTAAGATCTCTTCAGTGATCAATTCTTTCTCTCGAGCCAATGCTTCTTCTCGGCTTTCGAAGAATTCAAGAACTTCAAGCTTGAAATTTTGCTTGCCGTACTTTTTGATCGATCTTCGAATTCTCATTCCACTTCCTAAGTACCCATCATCGAGTTTGTACGTACAATGACATCCGATGTAGTACTTCTGGTTGATGAGGTTCGTTGTCTTGTAGACGAAGCAGAACCTCTTCTTGGGATCTTTGTAAGCCATTGAGGCTATGTATCCCTAACAGCGGTACCCAACCTCGGACTCGAACCGAGACGCCTCTTCCGAGGCATGCGCTCCTAAGGCGCACGTGGCTTCCATTTCACCAGCTGGGCATTTGTACTCTGAGCCGGATTCGAACCGACAGTAGCTCCGCTTTAAGGGGAGAGCGTTTTCCAGTTTCGCCACCAGAGCGTTTGCGACGTTCCGATGTCGTATCTCATCGGATCTGATCGAATGTGGAGGTCCCTGTCGTTAACCCCAAAGCCAATCCACATCCCGAACCTTGTTAGGGCATCGCTCTCCTAATCGTCGTCGGTGATCGAATCGAACGATCCTAGCTGGCGCTTGCTTTCGGTGAGCCGTGGTACTACCAAATGGGGTGAGTCGACTTTGCCCAAATGATTTCGCACGATTTCCGTTGTTACGTTCCCAGCGACGGTCACCTATCCGCGGGTTGTACCCAGTTTCCTTACCGACGATGTTGAGGTGACGAGCGGATTCGAACCGCTGAGCATGTGTTTTGCAGACACAGTCCTTAGACCACTCGGACACGTCACCATTTGAGCTCCGGAAGGGAATCGAACCCTCACCCCTAGACTGGCAATCTAGCGTACTACCACTATACTACCGAAGCATTCTTCTTGATCCAAGTGACAGAATCGAACTGTCGCTTCCGCGTTACAAGGGCGGAGTTCTACCGACTAAACTAACCTGGAATTCGGTGGGCCAGGGTCCGCCACTCTCGGACATCTCCTTGCAGTAGAGGGTACCTTCCGCAAGTCGCTCTCATTAAGCTTGAGCTACCCAGCCATGTATTTTACCACCAGCACCTTGAGACCAAGCTCCTTGGCGAGGTCGATCATCATCTTTGTTCCTGGGCTCTTGCCATCCCAGAAGGCCACCAACGCTTCTCCGTGATTGGCCATCTGTTTGTTCCTGAGGTACCCAGCCCGTTTGCCGTATTTGATCCAGTCCGCTGGAAATTCCTTCACTGGGATCCCATTCTCCGAAGCGAATCTCTCACCCAGCGTGTCAGCTCCCTTGGCCTTTCCACTGATCACCTCTTTGATCTGGGTCCTCTCGAGGATCTTCGTCAGTGTTCTGTTCAGCAGATCCCAATCGTTGAAATCCCGACCACCAGCGACTATGAGCTTCATTTGAGTTGGCCTAGGAAGTACATGTTCCGTAGAGCTCTCTTGAGCTCTTTACGATCTGTCAGATCGATCGAATCTAGCAGCTCGTCACAGATTTCAGAGACAGCTTCCATCTCGATCTCCTCGTTCGACAATCGAGTGTCATCTCGAAGAGCCCGAACAAAGAACTGTGCTCGTTCGAACAGATTCGGTAATTCGTTGACTAGTTTCATTTGAGCTCCCAAAGAGAATCGAACTCTTGTCTGATCCTTACCAAGGACCTGTTCTCACCTACTGAACTATGGAAGCGAATACGGGCATCTGTTTTGGTCTCATCAACGGCCGAAGCCGCGGTCAAGATAGAACTGCTGTTAGATGCCCTGTCAGGTGACTTTTGCATCGGGGCGAGTTACCGTTACTCCACCGGCCCATTGACGTTTTTAGTGGGCCAGCCAGGATTCGGACCTAGAACTCCTCGTTTTCGTTGCGTGTCTTGCTGATTGTCACCTTATCAGGCGTCATGGGTTTGCATCTCAATGTTGCGTTTGGATTGCTGTGTGACGCCTTGTCAGGTACCCATCTGTTTTGTCCCAGTTGTGGCGGGACAAGTTGAATGCGGTTGAGTACCTTGTGGGCAGGTGCCGCTTTAAGCGTGCTAGCCATTACACTATGAGTCCGTTTGTTTAGTAGCGGACCCACCGGGATTCGAACACCGGACCTCTGCTTTGGAAGAGCTGGTTTGTGTTGCAGTTGGGCACCTTGTCAGGGGTCGGTTTTGTGGGCTTCGAATCCCACTCCATTCGCGTCTTTCGACGTCCATGTTTATCCGTAGTTGGTCGTGCAGTGTGACCCCTTGGTATTGTAATATGCGCGAGGGCGAGCGTAGCCGCGGTTCTGGTTTATCCCACCATTTGTCTGAGCCCGTACCCGTGGCTGTTTCGCCTTGCGGCGTTTTCCGGCCTCTAGGCACCCAGCCTAGCCACTGTTTCGGTTGCATCCCATGTTGCGGAAGTGCGAGCGACTTGCGTCTCCTTCCTCCTAGATGGATGCCGCGAACTTCCTCTGTTGGACGAGCCAACAGCGGTGGGTCCTCTTTCCCTCACGCTATCGTTCGAATATACTCCTTGGTGATTTGATCCTTTCCTAGAACAAGAACTATGACATTGTTCTGTGATGATACCAATTCTATTTTTCTTGAGTCTCTGGCTTGGAAAGCTGGTGCTTTAGGATCCAGGTAGAGATTAGATTCCATCAGATAGAAGTCAGCAAAATACTTATGTGTGACTCCATTGTCATCGATCCAATTCATTGAATCTGGACGAATCCATTGAATGACCAGCTCATCAAGAATCTTAGCTAATTCAAGTTCCCAAGAGCTTTCCAAGTAGACTTTACCGGCGATCGGTGAATCATACCAGCCTTTAGCATAACGGTTTCGATTTCCACCAAGGTTAATATCTGTTGCAGATTTACTCTGTGCTTTCAGCAAGCACTGATCGCTGCAGTATTTTCGATCTGCTGATCGATGCGGTCTTTTACACCACTTGCACTTTTTTGCCATCGAACTGAGCCGACAATAGGGACCAAGATTCTTGGTCATTGACTTCCGTTTCTTCTCTTTCGATTCTGACGAAAGCATTCTGCTTCTAGCACATTTCGATGAACATGTCCTACGGTAATCTCCGAACCGCCATGCCGATTCCTTCACATCAATCTCAAACAAGGAATTACACTTCGAACAGATCAATTGCCGTAACATGATACCGGTTTGAACCTATGTATCCAAGTTACTGTGAGGCCAGAGTCGAAGTTGAATCGACACCACTCGCTTACGATGCGAGCGTTCTACCAGTTAAACTATCAGGCCTTGCGAGACAGTATGTCAATGAACGAACGTTACTAAAGCCGAACGGCTTCCTTGTTTGGGAAGCCGTCCGAAGTGCTATGTGTTAGTGCTTCTTCAGACGGCCTTCTCGGGATCCAGGCAACCGAGGTCGCGCGGTCCCATTGGCAAGGTGTATGTCGTCTGGTTCTTCACTTGGTTTCTATGTATCTTGGTCGTTGAGGGTGCAAATGTAACAATTCTTTCGAACTTGGTACCGCTAGGCGAAAACTTTTGCGCCCGAGCTCGTAGAACACGGACATTCTGAGCGGGTTGTCAGACTCGCCGAGCCTGAACTCCTCCTTGCAGTGATCGCAACCGTGGACTTCTGCTCACCGATGCTGCCACAGCACTCACATTTCTTGTAGGTCGCTTCAGAAAGAATCATCTCTGTCCTTCAATGCTCGGGCCCAGGGAGGCGTGGTAGCTGGCTTGGGCCTCGGAGGGCTCTGTGTCCGGGTGACGCCGTCGCCCACTTCACGGAGGAACCTGCTCGGCGCAGGGTAATCGACCTGGCCCCAACGGAACCTGGACTGCGAGTGGACGAGCGAGACGTAGCGCTCGGCCCTGGTCAATGCGACGTAGAAGAGCCGGCGCTCCTCCTCGAGGTCCTCTCGGGTAGACATCCCAAGCGAGTTCGGGAAGAGCCCTTCCTCGAGACCGATGATGAAGACGTACGGGAATTCCAGTCCCTTGGATGCATGGGCCGTCATGAGGCTGACCGTTCCATCGTCCGAGGAATCCGATCCGGTCACAAGAGCGATCTCAGCAAGGAAATCTGCGAGAGGCGCGCTTGGCCTCCGCTCATTGAACTCCTTGGCGGCCGATACGAGCTGCTGTGCGTTGTCGTGCCTTTCCTGGCCCTCAGGGCTGAGGTCAGATCCGAGCTCGGACATCACGCCAGACGAATCGGCGATGTGGTCGACTGCATCCGAAGCTGGGCCCTTGGCCACGGCCTGGAAGCCCTTGATCTTCGCGATGAAGTCGCTCACTTTCTTCAGGGTGGAATCTCCCAGGCCAGCGTCGAATAGGTGCTGGTCCATGGCGTCCCAGATCCCGAGTTTCCGCGTGCCGCTTATGGCCAACAGCCGATCGACGGTCGAATTGCCGATGCCTCGTGTTGGGTAGTTGATCACTCGTTTCAGAGCCTCCTCGTCGTTCGGGTTGCAAGCGAGCCGCATGTACGCGATGAGGTCCTTCACCTCCTTGCGCTGGTAGAAGCTGATGCCGCCGTACACCCGGTAAGGGATGGCCTTGGCTGAGAGGGCTGTCTCTATCGAGCGGCTCTGTGCGTTCGTGCGGTAGAGGACGGCGAATTCAGACGGCTTGGCTCCCTTTCCCTTCGCGATGGCTGCTATGCAGCGCGCTACGTAGTCGGCCTCGTCCTGTTCGCTGTTCGCGAGGTGTATCGAGATCCTATCACCAGCCGAATTCTCGGTCCAGATGGTCTTATCGATCCGGTCCTTGTTGTTCGTGATGACGGAGTTGGCCGCGTCTACGATGGCGCCGATGCTGCGGTAGTTCTGCTCGAGCTTGAGCAGCTTGTGGTCTGGGTAATCCTCCAGGAAGCGGAGCATGTTGCCGACCTTGGCTCCTCGGAAGGAGTAGATGCTCTGGCTGTCGTCTCCAACTACGGTGATGTTCCTGTGCTTCTCGACTAGCTGGCGCACGATGTCGAACTGGGCAGCGTTCGTGTCCTGGTACTCATCGACTAGGACATGGCTGAACCTCTGTTGGTACTGCTCTCGGATGTCGTCGTGGTCCCTGAGCATGAGGGCCATGTTGAAGAGCAGGTCATCGAAGTCCATGGCGTTCGACTTGAAGCAACGGAACGCATACTCCTCGTAGATGTCGGCGATCCTTGGCCTGCCGCTCTCTTCGTCGAACCCAGTCCTGCGCTCATTCTCGGCGTACTCCAACGGCCCTATCATCGCGTTCTTGGCCTGGCTTATCCTGTTCTGGATGAGTGCGGGCTTGTAGAGCTTCTCGTCCAACCTCATCGACTTGACAACCGATTTGATCAACGACCGAGTGTCGTCTGAGTCGTAGATCGAGAAATCTGGGGTGTAGCCGATGCGCTCAGCGTTCAGGCGCAGGGCCCTAGCGAAGACGCTGTGGAACGTGCCGGCCCACACGGAGTCAGAGCTCGTCGATCCTTCTAGAAGCTTCGAGATCCTCGACTTCATCTCCTTGGCAGCCTTGTTCGTGAATGTCAGGGCCAGGATCCTGAACGGGTCCACGCCCTCTGCCACGAGGTGTGCGATGCGCGTCGTGAGAACACGCGTCTTGCCTGAGCCCGGGCCAGCTATGACCATGTTTGGCCCTTCGGTGTTGAGCACAGCCTCGAGTTGGGCCTCGTTGAGGCCCATCAGGTACGGTCTTTCCATGGTTTCCTATGCGGCCTTTTTACGCCAGCCGGACTTCACGCCATAGACGATGTAACGGACCCGATTCTCGACGTAGCCAGCGATGAAGTACGGGTTTCTAGCCTCGATGATCTTCCAGATATGAGTGTACTCCGATAGGCTGTCGGCTATAGCCTCGCTGAGATTCGCTTTCGAGAGTTCGTCCAGTTTCTGGAACTCTAGATTCACGTTCGTTTTCCTATCGATGCGGAGCATCCTAGAGTAGGCCGAAAGCACCTTGCCCTCGTCGTCCACCATCGACATGAACTCCATCTTTTCCTGTGGGAGTCCAAGCTCCTCCAGCGTGAGTTCGGTGTGGAACGAAACGTTCGATTCGGTGATCGAGGAGATGGTGCCATCGGCCAACTGGTCTCTGATGCCAGCTGACCAATCTACGCTGTGTATTGGGCTCTCAGGATCAAACATGTTGATCCTATGCAACGCTGCAACCCTCGAAGAGGCGACCATCAGATCGCCTCCTCGGATTCACTGGGTTGGTTCAGCGTGTGTACCAGCCGATCGTCTGGCAGCGCACGTTGTTGTATGGGATGCCGGTGTGGCGTTGGAAGGCCGCACGGCACTTGTCACGCGTGTAAGACTTCGGGAAGGCCAACCGCTGGCCGCTCACCTCGTCGAAGGCCACCCAGTCGTCAGCGTCGAAGCGCCGGGCCATGTCCTGCTTGTTCATCGAGGCGACGTCGTCTGGGAAGTGGATGGCCCGGCCGATTGCTGCTGGAGCGGTGGCCACCTGAGCTTGTGTGCCGGAACCGATGGCTGGCTGGGTGCCAGCACCGATCTGTGCGGTGGCATCGCCATCGTCGATGACAGCATCGACCACCGAGTCAGGCACGGTCGGGATATAGTCCCAGTGTTTGCCGCTCGTGTTCATCTCACGGTCGAACACCTCCTCGTTGAAGAGCTCGTCCATGAAGCCGCTCACCTCGGATTGGAAGGCTTGGAAACCGAGCATTCGGAGTGCGAGTTTGACCTCGAGGGTCGTTGTCCTGCCATTGGCGGAGAGCGAGAGCTCGGCCGCACGTTGCACGTCTTTCTTCGTGATCGCGTTCATGAAATTGAGGGTGTTTGGTTTCTGTCAATGTCCTGGATCCACACCAGGATTACTCCGGCCAGCTGCAACAGTTCCTCTCTCCTCTCCTTATCGCTTTTGGCCGAGACTGCCTCGCTGAGCTCCTCGGTGGCGACATGTGCCCATGTGAGCTCGTTCCGATCCCTTGCGAGCTCGGTCTTGAACTTCGCTCGGCTCTCGCTCGGGAGTTCGTACTCCTCGCACATCCTCTCGGGAGTGGATCCGCCTTGTCTGTTCAGCAGAACCTCACAGACGGATGGGAGGTGGAGCTCGCCGTGCTTTTCGACCGCTCGCTTTCGCTCGGCTACGATCTCGAACACGATCTCTTCTAGCTGTTGCGTCATGATCATGAGTATTGGCTGCCTTCCACCTCAACGAGGTACTCGATGGTGCATTGCTGTGGGGTGTAGACGATGTACTCGTCGCGTGCCAACCAGCTGCCTTTCTTGCCATGGGTTGAGTCATACCCACCGAGCTTCTGGAGCTTCGAATGACACAGCGAACCGTCAGAGTTCTGCGTCACATACTGCTTGCCGATGTGCACACGGTAGAGGGCGAGGAAAGCCACGTTTGAGTTGCCGCCTGCCCATCTCGAGGAGTTGATCGATGTGTAACCGAGCGACTTGTCGAACTCCGATGCGAAGTAGATGCCGTCGCCGAACATCGATCCAGTGTAAGCCGCGCCAGATGGCCGGATGAGGAGACCTTTCTCCATGATGGAGGTCCAGTTCTCCGAGCGTGAGCCGTGCCAGAAGAGCTCGCTCTTCTTGACCGGGGCCTTGTTGATGTGTTCCTCGTAGACCTTGCTGGTGCGCTTATTGACCACCCGGAAGGCTTGTTTGAACATCTTGGCCTTGGATTGCATCTGGGCTTTGATCTCCGCGATCGCCTTCGGGTCTGTGACAGGCTCCATCTCGAGGCCCATCTGGTCGAGGATGTCTGCTTGTGTGACCGCCTTGGGCTCGTTGGCCGCCTTCTTGTCCTTGTCTTGCATGGTCACCTGGCCGGCCATAACGTCCAGGGTGTTCTGCTCCTCCATGATGATGTCATCGAATAGCTTGGAGTGATCCTCGCCGTCCAATGGGATCAGGTGATCGCTCACCTTCTTCATCTTCCGAGGCACCACCTGGAAGAAGTCAACCAGCTTGCGGTTGATCTCCTGCACGGTCTGATCCTTGTAACCGAGCTTAGCGATCTCATCGAGTTGGCGCTGTGCCTCGTCTACCTGTGCCTGTGTGACCGCTTCGGAGCTGACGGTGTAGTTCATCTGGATCGACTTCTTGGCGAATGCCAGGAGCCGTGTCATGATGTCCTTCACAGTCGAGTGCCTCCCGCTCGCGATCATCTGCCTGACGGTTGGAGCCGATGGGCTTCCATCGGCAGCGGGCGCCTCGACTGCGAAGAGATGGGTCATGTCCTTGTAGATGTACCCGTTCCGGATCTTTCCGGTCTTCTCGTTGTAGATCTTGTCCCATTCGCGCATGGGATATTGCTTGCTGGCTAGCGTGCCTCCGACCCGGCCCCATTGGGCCGTGAACGTGGATCCACCAGGATCCTCTTTCATGTTGTAGATCTTGTTGTTATTTTCCTCCGTGACACAGATCAACTTTACCTCTTTCATGCTGGTTTGTGTTAGTGGATAGATAGCAGCAGACATGTCCACCTTTTATGTCTATCTGCTTAGTGACCCAAGGAACGATGCCATTTACTAGTTTAGGACGACAAACATAACACTTCGGCCGAATCCGTGAAACGGCGAAGTCACTTTTTTGCCTTTGGCTCCTGGGACTCGTGCAGGATGCAACCGAACTTCACATTGGTCGTCAGGAGATACCGGCCATGCTTGATCTCTGTTGGGCGGACCTGTGATTCGAAATCATGGAAGGCCTCGCCGCTGACCTTCGACCTATCGATCGGGTTTGCCAAATCGACGACTCCAACCAATCGTCCATCGTTGAAGTTGAAATTCATGGCCGGACACAGGCAGAATCCAACATCCTCGAAATAGTTGGTCTCTCGCTGGTGGTTCTTCCAGTGAACGCATGAACCACACCTTTTCATGCTGGAAGCTTTAGGGCTGTGTACTGTTTTACATCGACTGCCGAAGGGCCGAACGAAAGACAGACCCTCTCGAACTTGAAGCTGAAGGAGTCTAGCAGTTGGCCGATGTCGATCGGATGTTGGTCGTTGCAAGTCACCATGAGGCAACGCTTGAAATTGCTTGGTACGTACAACGCATCGGAATGGATAGCGTAGTTGAGCACATCTGCACTCAGCGGTGCGACCCTGAAGTTCCGTTGGAACTCGTTCTCGACGTTGGACTCGTTCTCGTTGTTCGTGATCTTGATGCGCTCGCCCTCGCCTGGGAGAGGGCCATTGCCGTGCCTGGTCGAGTAGGTGCGCGTGACGTACCAGACCTCGTTGAGCTTCGGGTCCCGGCCATTCGCCAGCCTGCTCATGATGAACGCATTCCTGGATCCACAGTTGGACCTTGTCACATGAGGAAAGAATCCGAACTTCTGATCGAGCATGAGGCCTTGCGCTCCCTCGAACACCGGCGCAAAATCGCTGCCGATCCTGAGTTCCTGTGCGAGCTTGATGTGTTCGCGACACGCCATGCAGTCGTTGAAGAACATCTCCATCTCCTCGCTCCATTGGAGCTCGTAGTACTTGCAGACGAGCTCAAGCTTGATCCTGAGGATGGCCGGATAGAAGATGTCCTGCACAAAGACGTTGCAGTGGTCCTCGTTCCTCTGGAGCGTCGCTCCGAACCCAACGCCGACAGAGCCGTGGTTGAGCTTCCTCTCGCGGTTCTGCCCTGCCATCACGTCCAATGGCGTGACGAGAGGGCACACTGGATGGGCGTAGAAATCTGGCTCGAGATCCCTGAGCAGCTCGAGCTCCTCGAGGAAGGAAGTTGGATAGAACGTGCAATGCTGGCCCCACACCGTCGGCACCTTTCGAAGCGTGCCGGAGCCGAAGTTAGAGAACACGTGCCGACGGCCATCGAGCTGGACAGTGTGTCCAGCCTGATGGCCACCGTTGAACCTGAAAACCACGGGCTTGAGGCCTTGGGACAGGGCTTCGGAGCAGAGGAAATCGGTCGTGAGGCCTTTTCCCTCATCCCCGAAGCCAGTCCCAACCACCACTTTCATCAGAGCGTGACTTTGATGTCACTGAGATCAACGCCGCTCTTGCCGTCTCGGGTCGCCGTCCCTAGGGCCGAATCCCGATCGTCGCTCACGGAATCGGAGATCCGCTGTTCGTTCGCGATGATCGTGTCAGAGATCACCTGTGGGATCGTCGTGTAGTCGTCGACGACGATCAAGTTCTGGCCGAACGCCTCGGCCCACCAGCCGTCGACCTTGGAGCTCACTCCAGCGTTGTGCTTCACGTGGATGTGGTACGTGTAGGCGTTCTCCATCGAGGCCTTGAGCAATTGCCCTCGGGTGTACTGGCCCTGGCCGATCGCCTTACCGCCCATGATCTCGTTCAGGGCTGACAGAGGGATCGATTCCAAACACGGCTCATCGCCGATGGTGAACCGATAGCCCTTACGGTTGCGCTTCTCCATGGCGTCGGACTTGACGTGGTAGGCGCCGAAGTACCATGCTAGCAGGTAGCTTTCGCCGTTGTTTCCGCCGCCGCCACGTTCGATGAACGTTCGCGTCAGCCACATGTCAAGCTCAGCGTCGCCGGACTCGAATTGGCCGACTTGCAACGGAGCCTTGTCGTAGACGTGGTCACCGACTCCTCCGAAGAGGAAAGCGCCGTCCTCGAGTCCGTTCTGTTGGAGCTTGCTCACGATCGTCGGCATGCCATCCTTGATGAGGAGCATCGGGATCTCATGCATGCTCCCGGTCAGATCGAGCCAGAGCTCCACAGGGATCGCCTTAGGATGGGTTTCGGAGTCCCTGCACTCACGGAGCAGGGCCTTCGATGGCAGCATCTCTGGGTGGATCTTCCGTTCCTTCTGTTGGACGAAAGTCGCATCCATCGACTTCGTATGGTATCCCTCAGTGCTCGCCCTTAGCGAGCGAGAACTGAAGGAATAGCTGGCGTTGCCCATCAGACGCTGGCTTTGAAGAGCTTGTTGTAGCGCTCAGTGGCCACTTGAAGCTTGATCTCCAGCTCGCGGAGCGAAAGGCCGATCTTGATGTCCTCGGACACGAAGCCCGCCGCGTCGAAATTGTCGGCGAGCGTCAGCGAGTCGGCCGTTGTCGGGCTCAGGTCGAGCTTGTTCTCGCGCCTCCGCTTGAGCTGCTTGATCTCGGTCTCGATGTCCTCGACGGTCCGCTTGTAGATGAGCTCCGTTGTCTCGACGATGGCTTGGGCCCTGTCATCACGGATCTTACGGTTGCTCCTGCGGAGCGTCTCCGCGAATGCTCCCGGCATATCCAGCGAAGGAGCGGTGTCTGTTGTTACGTTTTCCATGTCGTGTTGTTGTGTTTGGGTTGTTCGTTCAAATGCCTAGTCGCCTCCGCCACCGCCATCTCCGCCACCGCCTCCATCACCTCCGCCTCCACCGTCAGAGCTACCACCATCCGAGCTGCCATCGCTGGCGTCAGCTTCACCATCGGCGTCGAAATCCACTTCCGGCTCGAGCTCAGACGCCATCTCTACTGACTCGACATCCACGTCTTGTGCAACTTCGGGCTCAAGTGTGGCCATGTCAGCTTCCATCGTCGGTTGCTCCTGCAATCCAGCGACCTGGGATGGTGGCGTGGCCGAATAGGTCCAGTTGATCGTCTGGTTGAAATTGGTCACTGGGGATGCGGAACTGTAGTAGTAGCACCCGTTGTTGGTGTTGATCATGTACCACCACAGGAAATCGGCGTCGCTGTGGTAACAATGCACAATAGTTGACCGTGAGTGCCGGTGTGGGCTAGCACACGACGCGATCAGCATCGCCGCGATGATCGCAAAGGGCATGAGGAGTCTACGCATGTTTGGTCGTTTTGGGTTGAGTGTTTGGGTTGATCTTATGTCGCTGGATCAGTCGATCCTGTAGCTCCAGATGCCTCGTGGGTTGGCTTCCCATGACTTGCACTGCCTGATCTCATACGTTCCTGCAGGTATGGCGCGGGCCATGTGCTCCTTGTGTGTGAGCCCTACAGCATGCGGCAGCGTAACGTATCCGAGCACATTCTGTTTGTCCTTCTTGAGGTACGGGAAGAAGAGCACCTTCTCACCGAAGGTGTGGCTGTCGTAGCTGTTGACGTACCGCGGTCGCGGATCGATGTAGTTCTCGTCGTTGGGATCGAACGCGACTGTCTTCCTGTCCGGATCGGGATCTGGCACTTTGTCGATTTCCACGAAAGCGAGGTCTCCTTGTTGGGCCTTGATCCGGTCAAAGGCCACGTTGCCGACCATCCATTTGTACCCTGACCTGGTCCAGTTGTGGACTGGGTTGTTCTCGCCCTGTTTGGACCTCATCGAGTGGGTCCTGTGGAAGTGGACGCGAGTTGAGTCATGGAGCCTCTCGAAGATGATGAGGAAGGTCGGGTAACCGGTGTTGCTGTCAGATCCGGTCAGCGTGTAGAACATGAGGCCATAATCGTCACGGCCGTTGAGCTTCTCCTCGACGTCCTTTGTCACTGCGCTTCCTTCGAAAGAGAAGCCTCGCCTCAGGACGTTGAAGTCCAGACCATAACAGTAGGTCGTGTTCCTGCCGTAGACCGACATGGTCACGTAAGGGACGGTGACGGTGTTGTTCTCGTTGTCGACTATCGGAGTCAGCGCGCTGCGTGTCTTGGTAGTGCCGGGCCGATCCTCACTTGGCGGCTCAAGTTCGTTCGCGCTCTTCACCACCTTCGGTATCCCAGTCCAAGGCTTGCCAGTGTGCTTGGCAAGGTACTCCGGCAGCGTGTGGAGGGTGAACTGGAAGTAGGACAGGAGGTCCTTCTCGTACGTGCTCCTTGATGAGGCCTCCTTGGCGATCTGGATGGCGATGTCATGGTGGTACGTGAGCATCTCCTCCCAGAGGTCCCAGCTGTCGTTGTAGGCGAAGTATGTCTCGCCGGTCTTCCTGAAGAAGGTGCCGACTGGGATGTCGCCGTTGTAGACGGCCTCGTGTGTCTTTGGGTATTTGTCCCTGTCGATCTCGATGAAGTCGAGGTCGGCCATGATCTTGTTGAAGGCTCCGGTCTGCCTGCGTTTGATGGCGGACTTCTTGACGTCCTTGAGCGAATCGGAATCGACCACCCTGGTCAGGAATTGATCCGCGGTCCAGTAGTACTGCCGGCCACCCATGAACAGGAGCTTTGACAGCTCCGAGCATTTCTCGCTGAACTGCTCCTGTGTTGTGACCTGGGAGAAGATCGAATTGAAGCAGACCGAGATCTTCAGCCCACCGATGGTCCTCTTCGCGGCATCCACGAGTACCCTGTAAGCGATCTTGGAGCTTGAACTCTTCTCGGCCTGGTAGAACTTCTCGAGCGCAAGCAGGGCCTTCGTGATCCCAGCCTTCGGATCCGGTTTGATCGGTGGCATCAGGATCGGACCGAGGTACCGACTGATCTGCTCTTGGTCCTGCCACTTGCCGCTGATCTCAAAGAACGAGCGCAACGAATCGACCAGCTTACCGCTGGCAAGGAACTTGGGCACATCGATCCTCCAACCGAAGACATCGACGTAGAAATCGCCGAATGCGGTCTCCTTGATCGGCATCTTCTCGATGAAGCTGCCTAACAGATCAACGTCGAAGTCGGTCGAGCCTTCGACTATCCTGATCACATGGCTGCTCGTGCGTTTGTCCCTCGGATCGAAGAGCATCGTGAATTTCGGGAGATCGAGCTCGATGGGCCCGCCGGTCGCTGACCTGATCATCCCATCATCGTCCAGCAACCAGAGGTCGATGTCAAGAGACGGAGTCCTGTTCCAGTTGTTGATCCTGGCCACGAACCGGGCGACCTTCTCGATGCCAGGTATGGCCTTGTAGATGCACGTCGGCGATTCCGATGGATTGATCAGCACGTATCTGTACGCGGGTAGATCGGAGAGCCTGAGCTCGTTCAGGTTAGAGAATCTCCGGACTTTCACCAGTGTGTCTTCCATGTCAGTGTTTGTTCGAGTGCATGATCTTGTCAGTGAGAGCCATGACGATGACGCCTACCACGAACATGCCGTGGATGGCGCCCTGCTTCCAGATCAGGTCCCAACTGCTGTTGTTTGCGTCTATGAAGGTCTTGAGAAGGTGGATCGATGATACGCCGACGAGCGACATCGCCATCTTCACCTTGAGGGCTCCGGAGTTGCCGCTCGCCTTGCCGACGAAGAGGCCAGTGATGATCATGTAGATGAGGAACGCGATCATCGCGATGTCTACCAGGCTCAGAACTCCGAGCAACAGGTCCTCCTCTCCGTGCTCGGTGTGCTCCGACCATGGGTTGACGAACGAGACGAGCTCCATCGTCTTGCCACAGAAGAAGATCGCATAGACGACCAGAGCGACTATCAGCCCGGCAGAGAAGATCACGAGCAGCCACTTCGAGGAAGAGAGCATCGTCTCGACCTTGTGTTGGGCCCTGGAGACCTCGTCGGGCTTGTGTTCGGTGTGCTGTTCCATGTCTCAGCCGGCGTTGTAGACCTCCTGGACGAGCTTTCGGTCGACGTTCTGTCCAGCGAAAGCCTTCATCGCATCGCCGATGGTGAGCGGGCCAAGTGCTCTCATGGACCCGATCCTCTCCTCGATCTCGGCTCGGCCAATCTGTTTGGGCAGGTAGGCCTCCACTATCAGGAGCTGTGCCTTGCTCTCTTCGTCGCCGCTCAGGGAGATCGTCTCTCGCAGCGACTTCGCGATCTTCGTAAGGATCTTGGTGGCCTCATCGTCTGGGAGCTCGTCGGCTACGAACGCCTTCGAGGCGTTCTGGAACTCGCCCTTGACAACCGAGAGGATCGTCTTCGCGATCTGGTCCTTCGCCTTTATCGCCTCGACGTGTGCAGAGGAAATTCGCCTTTGAATGGACATGGTTTCTATCGGATAGAGCATGAGTTTCGTGATCCCGGCAGGAGTCGAACCTGCAACCATTGCCTTAGGACGGCACTGCGCTATCCAGTTGCGCCACGGGACCGAGCCAGATGGAGCATCCACGAAGCGCATCGGTGGCCAGCCTCTCGGGCCCGACTTCGTTTCTTCTCCATCTGTGTTCTAATTGCATGGCACATTTAAGCCGCTTTCTGTTTATAGGGGTCCGATGTTCCCGTCAATCGATGGCGGTGTTGTGGCCATCGATGTGCGCAAACGTACCCTTTTGCGGTTAACTGGGCGACCTGACGGCTCAAATACTTTTGGACATCTGTCCACGGTAGAAGTCGCTCTTCTCCTCGAGGTACTTCGATCGGAGTTCCATCGCGAGTTTGAGCTGTTCACGGAAAGTCTTTCTGGCGGACATGATCGCCTTCTCCTTGTCCGAGTGGTCGACCCTTGCATCCCCGAAATACCTGAGGAAGCAGTTGCTCGTGCGCATTGTCGCGTGCTTGATCACACGAGACATTCTTCGCCTGAACTTCTTTGACTGAGCCTTAGATGGGAATTCTGGGATCGATGCATTTGGGACTCCAGTGAGGACGAGGCCTCGCTTGGCCGCCATTTCGTTGATCCTATCGATTGCCAATTCGATGTTGGCCTGGTCGATTTCCAGTTGGATGTTCTGAGTGTTCATTGGTTCGTTGTTTGTTTGGTGAATTGTTGATCGAAAGGCAACGAACCTTTATGGCGGACGGATCTAGTGTGTCATGGCATCATGGGTTTGAGTCTGAGGCCCATACGGGATTCGAACCCGTGTTTTCGCTTTTAGAGAGCGCCGCCTTACCGCTAGACGAATGGACCGGTTTGGGCTCACGAAGGAGCAGTGGGAGATTCGAGACGAGCTTCGAAGTTGCTTCGCAAGGCTCTATGCAGATGGCTGTGAGTTGCCCGTCCAGGTCAGGCTCATGGAAGCCAGTGGCCCGGAGGCCTCTCGCCTGGGCCTTATCCAAGAGTGCCAGGAGTTCTGACTCATTGGCAACTGAGAGCATCGCGATGTAGTTGGATCGGTGCCACTCAGTGTAAGCTTCCGGGTGTTGGAAGCCGAAATCGATGAGTGCATGTGCCGATTGAACCGCCTGGTACCCAGGGGTGAGGTCTCTCCGTGAGACCGATGTCAGCTTGTGGTGTATCTACCGCATGGTACTTCTATGTATCGACGTGGCAAACGTAACAATTTCTGGCCAAGCGGAGTACCAAATCCCAATAGATACTGGGATGCGCCACCTTCCAACCTACGAGGAACACCTCATCCTCAACGAGGAGAACAGGCTAGCAGCCTACTACCGCGAGCACCCAGACAAGGTCCAGAAGTTCGGCGACATGGTCCTTCCAGCCAGGTCTGACGAGTTCGGCGAATGGCTCGAGAGGACGTATGAGCGGCAGAACCCTGTCAAGGAGAAAGCGAACGAGTACAGGGAGGAGCTGAAGAAGTGGCTCGAGTCTAACGGCATGGCCGAGCAGATGAGGTCGATCAAGGTTGACACCTATAATGTGCTATGGGACTACCTGATCAGCGGCTATTCGTACAGGTTCGAAACGTTCGAGATCTACAAGCTTCCTTGGGACAAGGCCAAGTCCAACAAGGCGTTCAATTATGTTGATCAACCGGCACTGGCATGGCTAGCCAAGAACTGGGACACCATACGAGACAGGCTCTACCGCCTCAGGCGCCTCGAGTACGAGTCCAAGAATTGGGTCCAGAACAGGATCGCGAAGGAAGCTAGGATGCGCGGACTCACCGCTCGTGACTACGATGCGGCCATCGGATGGATCCAGCGGTACACGTCATCTTCCAGGAAACAGCTTCCGAAGGAGATCTGGCCGGCCCTGAAATCGTTGACAGTCGATGTGAACGAGTTGCCAGAGTACGTCTACCGAGGCATCTTCGTGGATGGAGCTAAGGTGAAGGACAGGGAGAAGTTCCTGAAGAAATGGAAAGTCGGCTCGATGCCAGGTTCCTCACAGGGCAAGGCTACCTCATGGTCCTCGTCCAAGGACGTCGCTGCGCAGTTCATGGTCGCACAGGACTTCATCAAGAACGAGAAGGAAGGGTTCCATGTTCTCTTCAGGTGGAAGGTCGACCCACAGTACGTGATCGCGGACCTGAGGAACATCAATGGCACGTTCTGGAACCAACAGGAGCTGATCGTGGATCCAGCGGCCAAGGACTACACAATCGAGGCGATATTCGCTCCTGAGCCAGACAAGAAGCACGGTGAGAGTTCAGCTGACAGGTTCATGGACCAGAACTCATCGCACAACGGTGGCGCGTGGGGCATGAGCCGCGACGAGATGATGCTCAGGCTCTTCGATAACTGGGACATCGATGTCCCTAGGAACCTGAAGTACGAGTGGAAGACGATGAAGGACTGGACAGTTGGTGAGGTCGAGGACCACTGCCGGACAAAGATCGCAGGTTACACCTCCTGGAAGAATTACTCGGACCAGCGCAAGATCCTATTCTCGCTGCTCGTTGGCCTCAAGGGCCTCTCGTTCAGGTACAGGCACGTTTGGCCAGTGTCCATGGCTGATCCAAAGACGGTCGACATCGAGTTCTTCTGGAACATCGAATCCTATGGATCCGATCCGATCAGAGACAGGATGGTGAAAGAGATCGGCCCTCTCAACCTGCCATACAGCGCAAGGATCGGCGGGCTGTGCATGTTCCAGATGATCCAGAACGATGCGCTGAATTTCAAGTACGCGATGACCCTACCCAGGGATCTAGTTTGGGACAAGGAGAGTGTGCCAAAGGACGACGCCCAAAAGGAGTACATGGCCAAGGTGGCCGAGTGGTTCAACAAGAACTACACATGGATCCACTCTTCGACGAAGGCTGAGCTCGAGAAGGATTTCAATTCCAGGAACAAGACGGCCAAACTGGCTGTCTACTGATATCGCCTATCAGACGAACTTGCTCAGGTTGATCCAGAGAATCCTGGCGATGCGGTAGAGCTTCGAGCGGCCTTCGATGAACTCGATCGGCCAGCCGAACCTGTCCTTCAGGTACCATGGCTTATGGTGGCGCCACGCGTCCTCGAACGCCGAGTAGTAGCCGTCCAAGTACCCAGCGCAGTAGCTCACACGCTCCAGCCCATGTGTGCTCAGTTCGGCGCTATCGTAGATCGATCCGCCCTCAGCCTCGATCCTCTCTTCGTCCAGATAAGCCTCGTGTTCCATCATCGTTCGGTGATTTCATCCTTCGCTAGGTCAAGACCAATCCTCTCGAGCTTGCTATAGAAGGTGCCCAAATACCTGCTGAGCTTCTTCGGTTCCGTGAGCATGACGGCCCTACTATG